CAAATATCCTCCAACGGTTGGGTTAAATCCCTCTGGAATCGAAGTCAACCTGTTCAAGTACAAACCTTCTCCAACAGTTGGGTTAAATCCCTCTGGAATCGAAGTCAACCTGTTCAAGTACAAACCTTCTCCAACAGTTGGGTTAAATCCCTCTGGAATCGAAGTCAACCTGTTCAAGTACAAATATCCTCCAACGGTTGGGTTAAATCCCTCTGGAATCGAGGTCAACCTGTTCAAGTACAAACTTCCTCCAACGGTTGGGTTAAATCCCTCTGGAATCGAAGTCAAGCTGTCCAAGTACAAACTTCCTCCAACGGTTGGGTTAAATCCCTCTGGAATCGAAGTCAAGCTGTCCAAGTCCAAAGTTCCATTTATTTTAACTTCACCAGTAAACTGCTCTTCAGTTAAATTGTATTCCTTGCAAAATTCTTTTTTATTCATAATGTTTTTTTCTTCAGAAACCCAATCATCACCGCATGTGTGGTTGGGTTATTGACATTATACGCAGTAAATCAAAAAATGTTCTTAATCTTCAGAAGCATTTTTCTGCATCTCTTCCACAAAGTTTCCAAAATGCAACACCAAAGCGGGTTCATAACCAAACATTTTAAATGGATGCTCTGAAGCAAGTATCACATCCATCGGAGATTTAGGATACCAACTTTCAGCTTTTTCATCACCCACTATTTTTCTCAAATACTTATCAAACTCAGGCCACATTTCATCGAGACCATCATTACTCAACTCAACACCTGGGTATTGAATTCTTACAAAATGTCTAAAACAATCTTTCATTCTACTTTATACGTAAAATAATTAAAAATGTTTCAGAGATAGCGGTCAGATTGTATAATTTTCATCCCACTCCCTAATTTTCTCTTTCAATTCTTCTAACGTTATTGAACTATCGTAGTTCTTGACATTATTATCACTATGTTTCATCAACCCGCAGTTTGCTGGGTGAGCTATTATCTCTGGAGCAACCTTATTAATAAAACCATCTCTTACACTATACGAATGGTCTCTACTGACCCCGTTAATATTATTTCCTTTATTTGATGGGCTGTACCAACCATGTTGTTCAATCAATGTGAAATTAAATTCTTCTTTAAAATCTCTAACATCAAACTTAAACTCACACGCAGGCCGATAAGCCTCGTAATATTCCATCCTACAATCGTCACAAATCAACTTATGCTTCTTGGATACTTTAAATTCATCACAATATCTACACTTCTTTTTTCCATTCACTTTTTTGGTTCTTTTTTCTATACTAATTCCACCTTTCCATCTTGAATTATTTTCTCCACTATTCTTTTTTATTGTTTCATCACTTACTACATGCCCAAAAAGACTTTCTCCTATCTTTTTTTTAGTTTCATTACTATGAGTACTTCCAAAATTATTAAATGAAGCAGAACAAGAACTTGAACAGAATTTTCTTTTTGATTTAATTAAATCAAAAAAACTTACACCGCAGTTATTACAACTATATTCTTTATGATTAATGATATTCAACCCTAATCTATAACACCTATTTCTAACACTACTTTTAGTGACCCCTATAACTTGAGCAATATCTTCATGTTTTTTACCAATAAGAATTAATTTCCTTAACTCTTCATCCAAATTTTTACTCCATCTCATATTAATAAATATGATAAAAAAAGCAAAAACAAGATTTCGAGCCAGTATGATTTTGAGACAGCGAAGGGATTCAAACCCTTATAACCACACTTTGCAGGTGCGTACCTTATCAATCGGCCACGCTGTCTTATATTTTATTGAGGTCAGGGAGGGATTCAAACCCCCGATGGGCTTGCGCCTACAGATTTGCAGTCTGTCGTCTTCAATCACTCGAACCACCCGACCTTATAAAGGGGAAAGTCAATTAAGACCTTCCACCTTTACAGATTATATCAGCTGCACAAGTTGCAGCCCAAGAGTTAGGCTTAAACCTTACTCTGTATCCTAATCCCTCAAGATGCGCTTTTGCAGCAGCATAAACAATGTGGGACCTGTTCTTTGGAATACCTGGAGACTTACCTGCTCTGATAAGTTCTTTTTGCCAAGAAGTCCAACCAGCATCTGGGTTAATGTCAATATCAATATCAACTAACTTGGTTTGGTTTGACTTGTAACCTTTAGCAACAGCTTCTTCTGGTGTCATCCTCTTGTACTTCCCTTCAAGCTCTCTCTCAAAGTATTCTCCAAGTTCGAAAAGCCTTTCGGTTTCATGCCAGATTCTTTGGAAAATAGATGAAGTCAAATTCTTTCTGTGAAGCTCTTTGTCTTTAACTTTGTTTCCAGTCTTGCTGAATTTAACTTGGTTACCAGAAATAAGCTCTCTATTGAAAATGTAGTGTACACCGTCATTTCTGTCGTTATCGTAAAACGCTACAACATCTGCATACATAATTTTTCTACCATTTCTTCTTACATCAGAGTCGCATCCAATGTAAACAGTTTCTCCTGGAAATTTCTCAATGTGTCCTCTAACGTACTCACCAAGGTCAGCAATTATTTCACCTCCAAATTTCTTAAATACTCTTTCTTCCATCATTTCTTCTTTTTTTAGTAGTCCTAAAAAGTTGTCAGTTTTTTCCAGTCTAATTCATCATTATTACTTGTTTTTTGTTTTTAAATTTGCGCATAAAAAAAAGCCCAAACTATTCGAGATAGCTTGAGCTTAAAATTTCTTTTATTATTATAAATCTACTTCATAACACTCAAACTAACGTTTTTTTTGCAAAACGGACATACCCCTTCCAGGCCGCAATCAATCGCTTGCGAAGTTGGTCTCCAATATGTCATGTTAGTTTTCATCTGTTTATAAATATATTATTTTTTATCCAAGCAGCAATCCGCTCTTTTTTTCTTGTTTTTTTGCATCTTTCCATTTCCATCCGAGGAAGAATCTGGTACACGCTCTATGAAACCAATTTGGCTTCTTTGTATAGTTGAAGACGATTGAACCTTCTACTTGGTTGCTTCCTGTTATATCATATCCTCCAACAACTGGTGGTGGAGTGTATATTTTAACATCTGCAACATCAATTGCTTCATCAATTTCTGGCTTTTTTCTTTCACCAGAATATTCTTGTTCTTCCCAATATATATTCATATTGTAAATATATAAAAATAATATTTAATATCAAATTAATAACCTTTTATTTACGCAGGGACTTATATTATTAATTGTGGGCCCCATCAGACTCGAACTGATAACCTTTTCATTATGAGTGAAATACACTAACCAATTGTGTTAGAGGCCCTTAAATTTTGTCGGGAAGGTGAGATTCGAACTCACATGTAACCAATTACCCTTTCTACAAGATATAAGCTTGAGGGGATACAACCCGATACATATGTCTATTTCACTTTCCATTTTATTTATTTTTTTGTGGACAATACGAGAATCGAACTCGTATCTCCAGTTTGCGCTATCCTGTGTGGTTGCACTTCATAGCCTTCACCGATTTACCAATTAATCTAATTGCCCTTTTGTTGGTGTAGAGGGACTCAAACCCCCGACCCCCTGAATTACAGGTGCTCTAATCAACTGAGCTATACACCGAACTCTTCAATCGCCTTAAGTCGATTTCCGAGCTACTTAAGTAGTAGTGACGGTGGGAATTGAACCCACTTTGTACTTACGTACCCACGTTATCAGCGTGGTGCCTAAACCATCCAGCCCCGTCACTATAAAAACTCTTTAGAAGAGTCTTTCTATTTCAATCCAAGTATAGGAATAAACTCCATTTTGAACTGGTATTCTTTTGCTAATATCCGCTCTTAACACTTTGAACATTGGATACTCTACCAAAAATCTTTCAAGCGCCTCGCTTGGCGTTATCATGTCTCCATCAAAATCAACAAGCCCGCCAACTACTTCCCACTTGTGTGATTGCCTCCATGTAGTGCAAATACTAAATAAAATATACTCTTCCATTGCTCTATTAATTCTTTACTTCATCTAAAATATTATATTTTAAACACCATTTTCTAACTGTATTATCAGAAACTGCATACTTATTTCCAACCCTTGTAAAATATTTAAATTTTTTAAAATCATCCAATAGAACCATTTTGTTTGGTATTCTGCTTTTTCTTTTACAATTATATTCTTTGCACCACTTTTTAATTACACCCAATGAAACCCCTAAGTGTTTAGATAATTCTAAATCACTTTTAAATTTCGAAAATACCAACACAAATTCTTCTTTATTTATTTTTGGTAAAATATTTATTTCACTAATTACCTTTCCAAGTTTTTCATATTCTCTTTTTATTTTATGACATCTTTTATAATTACCACCTTTAGGGGTTAATCCAGTTTGTATTAATGACTTTCTCATATTCCAGTCATTAATCAACAAATATTCTAATAATTTTTCATTACTAATTTTTTCTTTTTTTATTTTATTTCTACCCCTCCAATTACTTGTTAAACCATGGCAGTTTGGACATAGACACTCAAGGTTTGTTTTTTTATTATTTGTATTATCCCCATCAATGTGATTAATTTCCAAAGGTATATTACACCCTTGCCATTTATTTAATTTACATTTTTTACAAGTTCTTTTATTTTCATATATAATATATTCTCTAATCATATCCCAAGATAAATCATCAAAATTTTTACTTAAAATATATTCTTCACGTTTTTTTCTTTCTTCTAAATTATATAACTCCTTTTTTTCACTAATTCTTAACCACTGACTTGACATAATATTTGTTTTTTATTATAAATATTATGAAAAAAGTAAAAGTTCGATTTTTTGTTAAATTAATTCGAACTTTTACTTTAAATTAGTCTCCCCGATAGGACTTGAACCTATTCTCTTTCGATTAAAAGTCGAAGGCTTCCCCTGTTAAGCTACGAGGAGGTTTTTAATTCTTTCGTGAACCCACCGAGAGTCGAACTCGGTTCCATAGATTAAGAGTCTATAGCATCACCACTAATGCTTTGGGTCCAGAATATGTTTATTATCAAGGCCTGCAACTCTATTGCTTGAGCAAGCCTCTTAACGTTTCTTATATTTCATCTTTTTATATTTCATTTTCTTTCTTTTTTGAGCTGTTGACAGGGGTCGAACCTGCGACATCTTCATTACAAGTGAAGTGCTCTACCAACTGAGCTACAACAGCATATTATTATTTTTCTTGAGCTGGAGATGGGTCTCGAACCCACAGCCTACTGCTTACAAAACAGTCGCACAACCAATCGTGCTCCTCCAGCATTTTATTACCAAGATTTTCCTTCTTTATAATTTTTTCTTCTTCTCTTTCTTCTTCTACTATACCTACCATCCCCTTCTGATATAGCTTTCCAACTTTTAGTTAATGCATGATGATTTGGGCATAAAATCTGCAAATTATCTACTTTATTATTATCTGGATTACAATCTACATGATGCAACTCCAGCGGTATTTTACCTGAATATTTATTTACCTCTTTCCATCCGCACTCCATGCATTTTTCTCCATGTATAGATATAAGATAAGTCTTATAAATTTTGGTATGCTCAGTAGTATATTCTCCTTTTTCTATTTTATCAAAAATCTCTTTTCTTTGAAATTCTTGTTGACACTTATTATTACAATATTTCTTATTTCCATCTATCTGCTCTTTACAGTTTGTACAATTATTAAACTTTTTTCTTTTTCTATTGTTATAACTCACCCCACATGATTTGCAACAAAACTTTTTTGGATTAGACTTATTAACTTCAAACCCACATTTACACTCTAAACAACTCCTATCCTCACTACTTGAATTATGTTCTGAAAATTTAACTCCAGATTTATTCATTTTATTCCTAACAGAATCAACACTCCTATTTAATTCTTCAGCTATATGATGAAATCTAAACCCATCTATAACAAGCTTTTTAGCTTTTTCAAACTCTTCTTTGCTCCATTTCATATCTATCTATTTTATAATAAATAGTTAAAAATAATGAGCTTTCAAAATTATTCGAAAACTATACCACTTTCATATACCAGAGCCTTGTATGGGACTCGAACCCATCTTTCAGACTTACCGAATCTGTACATCAATCCAACAATGCTTACAAGGCATATTTCAAATAACTTTTACTTTTTGGGTGAAAGATGGGTTCTGACCCCACGACCTCCCGATTCACAGTCGGGCGCTCTACGACTTTCGTCTCCAGCTGAGCTACAATCACCATATTAAATTAAAAAGAACTTTTTCTTTTTTTTGTTGAGGACCCACCGAGACTCGAACTCGAAATCGCAGATTAACAGTCTGAAGTGATAACCAATTTCACCATAGGTCCTTAATTTATTTTATTTACTCTTTTCTATTTCTTCATGTATTTCAGCATGACAATTAGAACACACTAAAATACATTTATCTAATTCTTTTTTTACTTTTTCCCAAGACCTCGTATAACCTTTGTGACCTATACCAAATTCTTTTTCATTTGGGTTTAAATGATGAAACTCTAAAGCTCTACTACATTTATTATACCCACACCTTTCACAACAACCACCTTTATACTCAATTGACAATTGCTTAACCTTTTTCCTTCTATTTTGAACTGCTTCAACATTTTTCTTTCTTTTATCTTCTTTTTGAAGGGGTGATAAAGTTCTTTTACTTACATATTCTAACACTGTAGTTTTACTCACTCCAAACTCTTTAGCTACAATCCTTGATGATTTTCCAGAATTATACTCTTTTTTAATTAATTTAATTAGTTCTTCACTAATTTTTTTTCCTTTTTTACTTTTTAATTCGTCCATAATATTAACTTTGTTTGTTAAAAAATAGGACTAAATTTTTCAAAGCATCACTTGCGACTCCAACGGGGCTCGAACCCATAACAAATGATTAACAGTCAAACGTGATACCAATTTCACCATAGAGTCATATTTCAAATTTTAAGATTCTGAACGTTTCTCAAAAACCTTTGGACACAAAAAAAGCCCGACCTATTGGCCGAGCTTCTGTATATTTTAAATTGTACTTGTGATTAAATTAGTTCATCACTTCCATTTTTGCTTATACATAGCTCGACCATACCATTTTGCTTTTTATTGCAAATCGTATTATTAATCGTTGTATGTATATTTAATGAGTACATTGTGTTTCTTTTTTCTAAATAGTAATTAAAAATTCTTTTTTTGTTTTCTTCTACGCAAATATATAACTTTTGTTCTATTAAATCCAAATCTTTTTTAAAGAAATATTGAAAATAATTCGTAACTGCTTGATAATCAAATAAAAAGGGAGTAAACTTTTTTTCACTCCCTTTCAATTATTTTACCTGTTTGGCTGTGGTCTACGTGTCCACGTTCCATTTTCAAGTCTGTAAACTCCTTGTTTAACCCATTTCTCCCAGCCGTTAGATTTGATTTTGAAGTGGTCCTCCAAGTGTGATACAGTAAAATTCCAGGATTCGAATCGACCTAAGCCTGATTCATCTCTCGCTATCCTGATAGCCTCTTGTTCCGATTTCTCTCTTGTCCAAGCTTCTGGTGTAGAAGTTTCGATGTAGAAAGAGGGGGCACGATGGCCAGCGCTGTGCTGGGTATCCACCCTCCATAATCTTAGTTTATTCATAATATGAATTTAATCCATTGACTAAATCCAAGTTATGTGCTATCGAGGTAATATGTTTTTGTGTTCTTCATGCGTTTTTAAATAAGTATTTTTTTTGTAATCTCATCCCAACGTGCCTCAAGCATTTTGCAATAAGCAATTTTATTTAGTCCATATGCACTAAGACCAAATGCGTCATTCATTTCTATAAGAAGCGTTTTTCCATCTGCAGTAACTCCGAAATCAATTGAGTAAGCCATTGGCTGAACTGCATAATCTCTTATTGCAGACTCAATAATACTATAATCTGGAGATATAGTAAAGTCCCCAGTATAATTCTTGCTCCCTATAAGACCTCCATTTAATACAAAACATCTATACTCTGTGACAAAATCAACACATTCTGACACTATCAAAGGAGTGTTCGGATTGCATCTAAGCTTCGCTTGCAACAAGTCATGCTTTGATTTAACTACATAACCAGTAAACAACTTATGCTGATATAGCGGCTTTATAAAGAAAGGAAAAGCTCCTTCTGTTTTAGAATATTCTTCAACATCTTTAAATTCCATTTCAAAAACTTTTCTTCCCATATATTCTGGAAGGTGGTGATGCGGATTATCTATCCTTGGCTGAAGTATGTGAAGCTCATCAAATATTTTTCTGATTGTATTGATTCCTCCTACAACAATTGGGTTTGTACTATGATTAATTTCCTCTGAATTTTCAAAACCAATCACTCTATATCCCATTTGCCCAAAACCAGCAGCGGCTTCATAACAGTTAACGCTTAAGAATTTATTCCCAGCTCTTTGTATATAGACTTCTCTCATTATTCAAATTTAGTAAAAAAAGGGGGAAACTAAAATATTAATTTCCCCTTTCTCTTATAAGATGGTTTTTAGAACGGTAAATCATCCGCAGCTTGAGCTCCTGGAGCTGCTACTGGCGTTTGGTTTACTGGGGCCTCTGTTGGCGCAGAAGCTGCCGCAGGAACACCTGCTTCAATTCTCCACATGTCAAGAGAGTTCCAATATCTTACGTTACCTTGAGCATCAGGTTTCCCTTCTCTACCTCTAAGGTTGTAGTGTACTGTTACATCACTTCCTACTGTGAATGTGCTCAACGCATCGCACTTATCGTTTGTTGCTTGAACTGTGATATGTTGTGGGTATTGACTATCTGCATCAATAGTTACAACAAATTCTCTTACTTTAAAAGTATCAGAAATGTTTTTCACTTCGTTTAATACTTTAATTTTTCCTGTTAATTCATTAGACATAATCTTTCTTTTTTATTTTCTTTAAATTATTATATTTTAATATACAGAATTCCAGTACTAAAATCAAGTATTTTTTACTTTTTTTTCACTTTTTTTTCTATTCCAAAATCATAATTATACCACGCCCTCTCGTGAAGGTAATATAAAACAAATTTTATGATTACATCTGCAGCTCCAATAGACAAACCAGCCTTAATATCTCCCGTAACTCCCCAAGCAAGAAAAAAACTTGTCAAGGATGCAATTATTCTCCAAGTTATAGCTTTGAATAAATGTCTTTTCCTATCTATATTTGGTTTAGTCATTGATTAAGTATTTTGCCACATCCTCTTGGATTGATTCGTCTACAAGCTCTTTCCAGTCATCATTTCCATCAATGATTGATTGACGAATCTTTGTTGCCGAAATCCAAGCCAGGTTATCTGGTGGTGTAAACTCGTTTATTTCGTATCCAACACCACGACCATAATTAACAGACTCAATATCTGGAATTACCACAACTTCAACATCATCACCCTTTGCTTCATGATATTTTTCAATCATTGAAACCGTTTGTTCTGTTGTAAATGGATTCTTTTCATCTGGCTGAATGTCTCTTACCATTATAAGAGCTGGAATACCTTCGTCCAACTTTTGTTGAACCAATGAAATATGCCCTTGATGGTAAGGCTGGTATCTTCCAACGAAAATAGCTCTCTTCTTATCTTTGTTTGGTGTTGGGTTTCCTCCATGGTTTTCTTTAGACCACTTACTTGAATCTATTGGTTCCATGTTCATCTGCGTCAAAACTTTATCAACGCATTGCTCAACGCTAAACTTCCCAGCCTCTAAAACAATATCTGGATTGTTTGGCTCTTCATACGGTGAGTCAATTCCTGTAAAATTAGGAATAATACCAGACCTTCTCGATATATAAACCAGAGAAAGCTCCTTTAAATCCGAAAGAGGCTGCTCCAGTTTCTTCACAACCCATCTCAACAAGTTGATTAAGCCTCTTTCTGGTTAGTTCATTACTTTCTTTTCCCATATGAGAAAACACAAACTCTTCAACTTCTATCTTGCTCATACTAAATTACTTTATAAAAAGTTATACGCAAAAAAAAGAGGAATGTTCTAAATTCCTCTTATAATTTTTTAGCACCAGTACCAATTTCCCCAAGTACATCTCCAGGCGTATCCAGAATAATGCTGAGTGTACCACCCGTTGTTGCCCCAAACGTATACATATCCGCTATATTGTTCTTGATACCATGTTGTAGCTCTACACTTTCTTTTAACAATAGCATTTCCCCAATTGTCATATCCAACAATTACATTTTGCCACTGAGTCCAAGATTGACCTTGATATTGATAAACTCTACCTGTAGACCAATTACTTTGTGCATCAGCTGCAAATGTCATACCCACAACAAGAGCAAGTGTCAGCATTAATTTTTTTAATAATTTCATAATTTTATTTTTATAAATTTATAAAAAATAATAATAAAAATCAAATATTAAAAAATTACTTTTCAGATTTCAATTTTATACCACAAGCTCTTTCAAACATTTCATATTGCTTAATAACATTTTTCCACATTTTATTTTTCATACCTTTTCCCCATTTAGTATTGAATTCAGCAGAATCAAGAAACTTTCTTTGAGGTTTAACAAAATCTAAAAAATCAAGACCAATCTCACTCGATAAACCTGCGATATTTTGATGAATCCAATTATACTCAAAAACTTGCATTAAGTCAGCATCTCTAATTATACCTTGCCTAATGTTTAAATCTTTACCATCAATTTCATAAGGATATTGTGTAGCATCAATTATTTCATTAACTGAATCCAAGTCAACCTCAATATCTTCAGATTCAATAAATAATTTTATTATTTTTTTTGAATTTTTAATATTTACATCATCCGTCTTCTTACCTCCTGAGTGATTTACATCATGAAAAATGGCAGCTATTAATAACTCTCTTAATTCTTTTTCGCCAGAAACACCTTCCTCTATAGCTCCAATATAACAGTATTTCAACACTGTTAAAAGATGATTTAAGTTATGATAAGGTTTATCGTTAGAATTGCTATTGATGATAATATATTTAAAAGCTTTTTAAGATAATCATATTTATCTATAATCTCAATTGCTTCTAATTTTGTGTCAACCTTTTTTTCTCCTTCATTTATAAAACCTCCTGTACCAGAAAAGTATCTGCATTCTTTGTTTTTCATTCATTTATAATATTATAAAAATAATGCATAAAAATCAAATATTTGGACAAAAAAAAGGCTAAACAACTTTGAAGTTATTTAACCTTTTTGGTTTTAAAAGCCTGAGTTTACAGCATTTATTAGCGTCCTTTAATGACCTTACCCACATCATCTTGCGGTTAATCAATGTATCCACGCACCCTTTCAGGTGGTATACGCCAGTCTCGATACCTATGGGGTATCATTCCTATCGTGCAATCTAACTCTGTATTTTCCACCTACACTATCTTGCCAGACATATGCGAGCTTTCGTTACAATCGACACCCACCTTGCGAGGATGAATGACTCCCTGATTCTGCCGAAGCATCCAGGGTCTGAGAGACCTTTTAATATACACGCCCATGAGACTTTCACTTTTTTTCTGTTTATAGTAAAAACCAGCCATGCCAAGGCTAATATATACTGCATGAGATATACAGTACGAAGAGACGTGCCCACAGGAGTGGTTTCATAACTTTTTGGTTACAAAATGCCACACGCCTCTCTGTTAGTCTATGCTGACCAACAATTAAACCCGAATTACTTTCTACGAATAGTTAAGTAACCAAATCCAAATGAGATGAAGCCCTTGCGTTTCTTACACGCTCGAACAACACAACTAAGCTTTTCCTTTTCATCAGCCGAAGCCAACTTTTTTTGCAAAATTTCTAATGCTCAACTACCATTTTTAATCTCATGATAGTTTACCTTGTCCAGGTAAGTACTCACTTATTGCATAGGTGTCCAACAGAATAAATTCTGAAGGCGAGGGTGACACCCCCTTTTATAGCTTGTTACCAAACTTTATCTTCCCACAAGGGGCTTGCAATGATTTTCATCACCACGAGACTCTACACAGCCTCAAAATGATTGTTATTTGAATTGTAAAAGCTGGTTCATGTTACATAACCAATTTAAAAGCGAAGGACTCTGCTATATTTCATACAGTTGAATGTTTGTCCCATTCTCACTTTCCTCACTTACTCTTACTGTCGAATGGACCTAAACATTTAGACCAATAACAATTTTTTCAATATTTTTAATTCAAAGAACGTTTCCTTTTGTCTTGCGACTCTGCAAAGCTAAACTATTTATTAACACAATGCAAGCTTTTTTTAAAAAAAATAAAAACTTTTTTATTTTCTACCTTTTTCCCAACCTTGTTGAGTATGGTTTTCCAACTCATGTTTTTTTATTTTCTTGTTTTCTCCATCTCTGGTAATCCAACAAGTTCCATACTGAGAGTTCTTCCCCCCTTTTCCAAGACCCTTCTTTGATTCGCTCATCAATTTCTTTGTCTCTTCTGTATGACTCTTTCCACTCCAATCGTATTGCTTTACCTTGCCTAATACATGTAGTTTTTTCATATTTTTAGAAGCTTTTTCACTATGCCACTTAGCATACTCTTTATCTTCCTTTAATTTAATAGTATGTACTTTTCCTCCACGTTTACCACCTTTTGAAGAGGATTTAATATTTAAAAATCCACCTTGACCTCCAACCATAAGATTCATACAATCTTTTTTTGCAATCTCATTTAGGTTGACAACCTCCTCCTCTCTCCTCTTCAACTCTTCTCTGGAATCTAAAAACTCCAGTATTTCTCTCTCATGGTTTTCTTCACCATGCTTGTTTATGGAATATCTCAGTCTTTTTCCTGAACCCAAATAACCATCTTCTAAATTGTCTGTTGAGTGCATTCCAATGTAATACTTGCCACTCAGCAAGTTTGTCGTCTTGTAAATGAAGTGAAACTTCTTTTCTTTTCTTGGCATAACCTATCTGTTTAAAGATAAATAGTACAAAAAAGTACAAAATCGACTAAGGGAATCCATACGGGATTCGAACCCGTGCCTCCTGCCGAAAGGCAAGCGCTCTATCCGCTGAGCTAATGGACACATCACCTTAATATCGTTCTACTAAAACTATCTTCAGGCTCCATTCACAACATTAGTAGGGTTGCTTCAGGACTTTTTTTAAAGTGGCGAAGGGAGGATTCGAAACCTCCGACCCCCAATGCTGTCCATTCTTTCACAAGAACAACTAACACACTGGTGCTCTGACCAACTGAGCTACCTCGCCAAATGATGATGTAGTCACTTACGCAGCAACACCATCAATTTTTTAGACTTTCAAAAAAGGCATAACCCCTTTCAATACATCTAAATGGGTCAAGATGACATTTGCATTAGCATCAGCTTTCAGCAGAACCTCAAGTGATGGATAATACGTTATATCTCTTTCTTCCATTTCCTCCCACCCATAACATGAACAGTGACCACCTGATACCGCAGCCTATTGCCCTGAGGCAGTGAACCCGTGTTGAGTAACCCACTCTTCGTAATCATCAAGTTGATAACCATCAGCCATTACAACCCATAGTACATCTCCTAAAGCGAATTGAATTCTGTCGATGTTCTCAATACCTGTTTCCAAGTATTTAGGACCACCCCAGTTATTCATTCCTGCTTGAGCCGAAAGTGCTTCTTCAAATGTTTCAAATTTTTTCATGATAATATCTTTTTTAGTTAGTATTAGACTTTTCCTAAAATATTATCGCTTCCTTATTTAAAGTTTGAAGAAATACGCTTCAGCAACAACTTGGTCTTCTGTTTGAGCGCAACGTTAATTACAAGCAAATCGTAATACACCTTGTTATTGCTGAATATTTTTAATTTTCAATATGTCAATGAACTTTTAGAACCGTTGTTCTAAAAAAACAAAACGCTTTGAAAGATGTAACCTTAGTCCCTTCTGCCCTATTCTGGCGGGAGCCTGAGAATGTGTTCTTATGGTACAGTCCATCGGCCTTAGTCACTCTATCGTGAGCTTTTCTTAATCTCGTCACCGAGGTATTTCGTTTTGTTTTCTGTTTCTTTATACGGGCAAAGATATATAATGTTCTACTAATTACCAAAAGAATTTTAATCTTTTTTTAAACCACTATAAATCAACCGTTTGGATACTTACTTTTTAATTCAGCAAGAACCCTTCTTTCTTCAAGTTCTTTAATATCCTTAGCTTCTTGGGTTGCTGCAGCATCATCTGCTGCAAATAAACCATCAATATCTAATTCGCCCTTATTTTCACTCACTTCATACAAAGTAGCTCTTTGAATGTTATCTCTTCCGAAATATTCAATTTTTTCTCTCACTTTATTTCCAAGCTCTTCTTCAGAAAATGCTTCAAATTCAACAATAGTTTCTCCACACGATATAGTGTAGTCACATCCGTTACCTTGATATAGGTGTAATAATAATTTTGCCATCTTAATCTAATTTTTCTAATTTCTTTAATATCTTAGGATTGAACTCATCGACCCTATCATTTCCAAACCTAATTGAAAGTCCGTCCTCTCTTGTGTTCTTAATGACAAAACCTTTTAGTCCTATAAATGCACCATATTCTACTCGGTCATCTCTATCCATTTTCTTTTCATCAAGCATAACCCAATCATTCCTCTTTACTTCTTCAAGAATATTGTCAGTCTTTACTGTATGCCTGAACTTTCCTTTGAAATACTCCAGCATCACATGAATTCTATCACTATGAAGGTATCCAAGTTCTCCAACCTGCTCAGAATCTGGCATCTCACGACCCCATGGTTCTCCAGTCAACATAACACTCGAACAAACAGAAGTTGTAGGTCTAACGTAATGCCACCCATCTCTATGAGGCATATCATAATACATGCTACCTTGTGATATAATCGTAGAGAATACCTCTGGTTCTTCAAGACCTTCTCCGAATCCTACACCCATTTCATATTCTCCTTCAAGCACATGAATAGCGCTTGGCCAAGGGTGAGGATGAAACAAAGACTCCCCTGCAGCGCAAGGATGAATAAAGTGTAAAAACAATCTATGATTTCCCAGTTGACACCAAAGCCTTTCAACGTGTGGTGGATGGTAATTTACATCTACTGATTTCCATATAGAAGCGTCACACAAAAGGTCATACAATTTAACTCTTTCAATCTGTTGTAGTTTTTCTATAAAAGTCCTTTCCATATCTAATAGCAAAAGTATGGAATGTTTGAATGAATACCAAAAATATAAACCTATTTATAAGAAACTTTTTTATAATGGACAATATTGAACTTGAAAATGAAATAGAACTAAGGATGAATCCTCACGACTTTTCCTTATCTACAGGGGGCTTAATAGATATAATGAATGAATACGATTTATCTGAGCATGATGTAGCCTTTGTTTATAGTAAAATAGTAGAAAGAAAAAGAGAAGAACTTGTAGATACCTCAAAAGATGTTATCAAATATTTTAGAGATAAAGGAAATCACTACCCTTCATTTAATGAGTTCAAAACAGTTTTTAAACAATACGGTCCTACTTTTGTAGACGACAAAATTCTAAGAGATATGCACAGGAGAGAAACACGAGATTCAAACCAAATTTCAATGTTTGAAATCAGAAAAATGATTAGAGAAGGGCTTGGTTCTATGTGGAGCGAGTTTGACCCAGAAGAATTTGAAGGTGATGCAAAAAAAGCTGCAATGCAAGACATTGGAGACGAATTTGAAGAGCTTGGCACTACTAAGTACGAAAAAGGTATGGACAAAGATGAGTTCATAGGAAACCTTGACAGAGTTAAGTTAAATTTACCAAGCGATGAAGAAGAGTTCGAAAGAATCTCCAGCATGATGAAAAAGAAAAAAAGCCATGAGGACCTATTTGGAGCAGGTACATTGAATGAGGAAGGGATTGGTCAACAAGGTTTATTTAAACCACAAGACTCTCAAGGAAATGACATAAACCTTAAAGCTCTTGTCACAAACTTGGAAGGGACAAAGAAAGGTCGTGTGCTTGGATTTGGAGATGATGGACAAGGAAACCAAACTATAAGAGTAAGCTGGGCATGGCCTATGGATATGAAATTCACAGCACCAGAAGAAATGGGAGACAAAGTAGAAATGGCAGCCGACCTTATTGTTCAAGGAATGAACGAGAACAATGGAGAAGCTGGAAGAAACAACTTAAGAGCCGTTGAAGTTACTTATGTTGACGGCACAGTTATACCAACATCAATGGCTGCTCATCTATCAGACGAAGACATTAAAGCCTATTTTGAACCAGGTAAACTATTTAACATCGGAAGTGTTGAAGATAATATGCAAGCAGTACAATCAATAAATATAATAAGAGAAGATATGGACAACTTAAATGAAAATGAAGAAGTGGTTATGGCCACTGGAATGCTAAACAAAGCGCTTATGGACTTTCACAACGCAGGAGGAAGCAAAGAGTCTGCACAACAACAGCTTGATTCTGTTTTTGTTGGCTCAGACAGCGAATGGTCTACTCATGTAGATGCTATGAAATCAAAATACCCCGACATGTACCAAGATGGTATTGAGGAAGCGAGAGGTCTTGGTCATGGAGTTAAAAATTCAGGAGATAGAAATGTTAAAAGAAGTAATGATAATTCTCACGCTCCAGTAACAACTCTTCCAGAAGGTAGAACTCTTGATTCTAAAATCAAAACTTTATCAGAAAGCGCTCCTACAAAGAAGGACCTTTTAAACTTCATTAGCGAACAAGCAACAAAGCTTGCTAAAGATATTAGAGAAGGTAAATAAATTAAATATGAATTTAGTAGAACAGCTGGCTAAAATATTAAAACCAATACTATCTGAAGAATTGGAACCAGAGGGCGCTTCATACAAATCTACTCTTAATAGAATATCTGAATTGTCAGATGAGATTAATGATTTGATTGACGAATCGGATGACCTACCTTCTTGGATTCAAGATAAGATTACAATAGCAAATCACAATATGGATGCTATTCTTGGTTATTTTAAATCTCAAGAACTTGACGAAGAGTCAAAAGGTCTTTGGGCAAATATTCACGCCAAGAGAAAAAGAGGAGAATCTCCTGCTAAAAAAGGAGAAAAAGATTATCCAGATAAAAAATCATGGGACAAAGCTTCTAAGTCAGAATCTCTTTCAGAAGAAGAATATAATGAAGCATGTTCAATAATGGAAAGAGTATCTTTCATGTCTGAAGGAGATAAGTTCGGCTTTAAAGAGATTGATGCTCCAGAATTAAATGAAGCTGAATACCAAGGTAGAAAAGTTGAGCTGGGAAAACCTACAGCAGGTGATGTCAAAAAATTTAAAGTATACGTTAAGAATGATAAAGGAAACGTAGTTAAAGTAAACTTTGGACAAAAGGGTGTTAGAATTAAAAAAAATAACCCAGAAAGAAGAAAGTCATTTAGAGCAAGACACAACTGTGAAAACCCAGGACCAAGATGGAAGCCGAGATATTGGTCTTGTAAAAAATGGTAAAATGAAAAAAGTAATCTGCAAAAATTGTGATTGGAAATGGGATATAGAAAAGGATGACAAAAACCCTTACTTATGTCACAAATGTGGGTACGATAATAAGAAAGATAAATTTGACTACAAAGCTCTTAATAAATGGAAGAGTGATAATGGAATCAAAGAATATATAATAGACATCAGAAAAATAATACAGGAAGAATTTGAAAAAATTTTTAAAATTGATTATCCATACCATAAAATCGAAAAGCTAGTAGATTATTATAAGGAAGAGTTTGATGATTATATGGATAAACAAGGGTGGAATATATTTCAATCCGATTCACCTTCGCTTTTATGATAAATATAATACTGATGGTGATTATTTTTGGCAAATTCAAGTTGTAGATGAGCCATATGGAGAAGCTGGATTCTATGACCAAGATAAAAATGCTGTTATTGGAATTTCTACAGACCAAGAAGCTATAGGGCTTGCTAGAAAAACAGGCCTCATGGTTGATGATGATGGAGTTGTGTTTGGATTTCAAGGACATTCACTTTTATCTGAAGAAATTAACTTGCCGATAGAAATTGGTGATGAAATTTTAACTGGACGATTCAAAAACAAGAAGACTAAAATTAAATCTATTGATAAAAACGATAAGGGCGACTTAACAATTAATGATAAGCCTGCTCTTAAGTTTAGAATACCTAAAAATACAAAATAGAATTAAACAATCCTACCAAAATCTCTTTTACCAACTTTCATTATTTGACTCCGCATGTACCGATGAAGGGTTTCGAACCCTAAGCCTTATCCTTATGAGGGATACGTACTAACCTATTATACGACATCGGCATGTGATGGATTGATAGCTCCATCGGGCATTTTCCTTATGAGAATCCATTGTTCTTCTTCCACTGCTCATGCTTTTGCTCAACACTATACATGAAAGAACCTCCTGGAATTACCTTCGCATCTGGGAATCCGTTTTCTGTTGTCAAAACAGATTCTGATTCTTTTATTGCACCAGTAAACTTTCCAGCACCTTTCTTATTTTCAATATTACCTGTTGAAGGATTGTATTAAAATTAATTTTTACTTTTTTTAGTTTATTTATTAATAAACCAAATATGAAACCTAAATATACAAACGAACAACTTAAACATGCTAAGTCTTTTGATAAATTACCATTAGAATGTTATGAATGTAATAAAGATTTTTTTATAGCAAAGACGCACATCAAAGATGCTAAAAATCCAAATTGCAAAAGAACTGGTGAATTTTGCTCAAAACAATGTTTGTCTTTATCAAAAAAAACAAAAGCTAAATATAATTGTCATAACTGCGGAAAAGAATGTGAAAAAAAGATTTCTCAAATAAAACTATCAAAATCAGGTTATAATTTTTGCTCAAGGAGCTGCACATCATCTTATCATATGAAAAACAAAAAATACGGCACAAATAGGTCTAAATTAGAACAGTGGATTGAAATTCAATTAACAAAATTATACCCAAATCTTAAAATATCTTATAATGACAGGCAAATTTTAAATCCTTTGGAATTAGATATATTTATCCCAGAATTGTCAATAGCATTTGAATTAAACGGCATTTTTCATTATGAACCCATATTTGGACCTGAAAAGCTAAATAAAACTCAAACTAAAGATTTCAACAAACACAAACTTTGCTTTGATAAAAGGGTGGATTTATGTGTAATTGACACATCAAGTCAAAAATATTTTAAAGAACAGACATCTAATAAGTTTTTAAATATAATTATAAAAATTATTCAAGAAAGATTTTAATTCTATGTAACTTATTTGAACAAATAATCCGTTCTAACACCACCCTTAGGCTCAATAAACTCTACCATATAAGACTGTTCAGTTCCATCATTCATATGAACAATCAAGTTACCAGTTTCATCTCGGTTCACTAAAAAATTCTTTCTCACCTCTTCTCTCTTGTCTTTCATGACTTTTGTTTTTAAAATTATATTTTATTTCATTATCGAACAAATGAGCAGGTAGACGGGATTGAACCGTCTCTATTCCAGATTGGAAATCTGGCGCACCACCATTTATGCGTTACCTGCGTTTGTGGACATGGGAGGAATTAAACCCAAGACGTAAATCTCGCTTACTTTGCTCCTGAAATGACTAATGCGCACTTATCAATTCACTCACGTTTCAACCCTTAGCTTTCTTAGCACCAACACCAAAGTTGGGACGGTTCATCTCACCGCAAGCATATCCATATTTGCCTATTTATAGTCGTAGCAAGGACTTTGAGCGAAATGTGGGAATCGAACCCCGTCTTCTCCTTGGAAGGGAGACGCTTTCAGCCATTAAGCTACATCTCGCATATGGAGTCATTTATACACAGCTCCTGAGTGTTTATTTTACTTATTAAGATTTTTTAATTTATCTTTCTTATTGTCCTCTTGGGTAATTCTTAATCTTGCTGCGAAGTCCATTTGTGAAATTAGTTTTTTAATCCTATCAGGGTCTTCATTTTCTTTATTTTTCATAGTTTGGTTTTTAACAATATTATAGCCTTCAACTTTTGTGGGGGTGGTTGGATTCGAACCAACTCAGACCTATGCCAATGGTGTTACAGACCATCCCAACTCTCCAACTTTGGCGCACCCCCAGTTTACGAAATTTCTTTTATTTTCAGTTTGCGGATTTCGTAATCCCATTTCTGCTATTCTTAATTTGTCAGGGAACAAAGCACTGACAAACGTCTTGTCTGAATTGTAAAATTCATTTCCCTTAGTGGAGGTGGTCGAAATCGAATCGACCTCAGGAACATTGCAAATGTTTCTCGCCAGCCTTGGACATGCACCCCCATTGCGCTATGGTGGAAAGTACTTTCCTATGGTTACCATAACTTATTTATCCGCTTTTTGTGGAGAAATAGGGAGTTTAACCCAGTTCAGTCGCTCCGCTAAGCTGTTACACAACATTAACTGAATACTTAAATCTCCATTATTTATTATTTTTCATAATTTCAAAGTACTTCTGATTCCTCAATCTTTTTTTCTTGTCGATTCTATTTCTAAAATCTTTAAGAAGAGGTTCTGGAATCTGGATGCCCCTCTTTTGGAACTCTCCTAATATTTCTTCCTCTGTAAATGTCCAGTCGCAAATTCCATCGCTCCACTGGTCCACCCAAAGACCAAAACTTCTTTTTCCACTCATTACAGCTTTGACGATATTCGGATGTCTTGTCCTTATCACTGTATTCCTCTTGATGTCTCCGTTTTCAACTTGCCTAAAGCAATATTTACCTTCTTCACCATTTGGGTCAAACTCAGTTTCTATTATTGAGCCTGAGAATTCTAATAACCCACTTCTATAGCTCTTAAGAAAAAATATAAACATTTCATTGAAGTTATCAGAATATTTTCTAAGCTTCCTGTTTTTTCTACTTCCTACTTTCTTTTTTTGCTCATCAAGCCTACTTAACTTCTGGCTCCCAAGCGGTGTTCTCCTTGCTCTTTCATTTTTTCTAAATTTATAAATTAATTTAACATTACCCAGCGGTCCCGAACGGATTCGAACCGTCAACCATCTCGCAGACAACGAGCTACACTACCAATTGTGCTACGGGACCTTATTGTCTAAGTGACAGGGGTCGAACCTGCGGCCTGAGCGCCCCAAACGCCCCACTCTACCAAACTGAGCTACACCTAGATATTTTGCGGTCTATACGGTTTTCGAATCCGTCTGATATTCCTCCGTGACAGGGAGGTGGACACCCAAGCATCCCCATAGACCATTTTTTTAAGTCTGATGAGCTGGATTTGAACCAACGTGCTGCAATTTCCAAAATTGCCGAGATAAGCCTGACTCCTCTATCACCAGATATTTTACTTTAATTTCCAAGATGTCAATTTTTTACTTTCGAAAGACTCAGTGACGTTTCACAAAAGTCTATAAACAAAAAAAGCTCGGTCCTTTTTGGAACCGAGCTTTAAACTATTCGTTTAGATATTATATTATCAAACTTTAAGTTTATGCAAAACGATTCCGTCCCTGCTGCAATCATCTGCCGCTGGCGCCCCCATATAGCCCATCGGGTTAATTGAAGTGTTCTCGTTATATGTATAAACTTTTTCCATTTGAATTTGTTTCTCTTTTTTCTAAATAGCAGAAAATTTCTTTTTCCGCTTTCTTCTACGCAAATATATAACATTTGTTCTATTAAATCCAAATCTTTTTTAAAGAAATATTGAAAATAATTTTGAACCTCTTGATTACCAGCAGTTTATCTCACGATAAAATTTTTCGAAATTTTTCATTTCTTGTATTGTGTAGCCGTATCTCTTTCTATTATGCTCTAAAGACTTCTTAATATCACCATCTTTATTCCTTAAAGTTGATGCCTTCCAATCAACAAGCATTTCAATTCTATCAAGTGGTTGCATTTCCTTTAGCAATAAGTACATCAGCAGGAGTCCATACAGCAACCATGTCAACACCTATTTTCTTACGTTTTCCAGTTTTAATAGTCTTACCATCAGAAGTAACTTTCACTACGTCTCTTGTTTCAGTGTATCCAGTATTATACTTAATAGAAGCATCTGTATTCTCGCTTGCAGCGATGAAGTTAATTGCCTCTGGGTTATAAGTTGTTTCATCTGTGTTTACAGGGATTCCATTATCAGCAGCCCATTTTACAACGATATTCCAGTCACCATCTCTAATAACGGTAGCACATGTCATACCTCTTGCATTTTGAGGGTCTTGCTTAACAGATGGTGGAGCCATGAATTGGTCCTCACCTAATGAACGTCCACATGAGTATATAATCTCAGCTGTGTAGTCATTACCTAATCTTGATAACTGTTCGTTAGCTCCTGCAAGCCATGCTGGACCATAATCACCCAATTGTTTATTTAATTAATTATTAGTTTAGCGACTACAAAATAAGCCAAAATTTACAACCTATGCAAATTTTAGCCTATATTTTTTAATACTTCATTGGAAAGTCTTCCAAATCTTGGTATACAATTATTTTACATGAATCATTTTCGATTACAATATCTAAGTGAGTTCTTACTTCAGTAGCATTAATTTCTGCTATATAAACAAGAGTCTTAATGCCATCTTCATCATACATTTTCTTAGGCTTACCAAGTTTGTATCCGAACTGCATTTTTTTATAGTGCTCAAGAATAACATCTTCACCGTGTAGGTCAATGCTCATTTGAGAAGTAAACGCCAGCATAGTTTCATACTCGCCTTGTATATACAAAGTTTGGAAGAAGTTTCCAAAATCGCTTCCATATATCAAAGCAGGATTAGAAAAAGGTTTATTTTCTAACTCAGAAGAGCTATCTTTAGCTGTAACCAATGGACCTGGGCCTGGCTTTATTTCAAGCTCATCACATGACACAGTGATTAAACAGACTAATAATATGTAAATATAGTTTCTCATAATATTATCTTGTACGTATAAAAGTTAAAAAATGTTTCAAATTTTTATAGAAAAATACTAAATGTCTATTAAACTCAACATATTAGAGTCTAAAAAACTATTAACTATCTAATGTCTGATGTTGATTTTAAGGAAGAGTTTGCTGTAGAGTATAGCTCTATATTTGAGAAGCACTTAAGAAAACTATTGAATGACGGGCCTATACTTAAGCAAGCTTGCAAGGATAGGTTTGGTAAGTTACTTGAACCAGATGAAGAGAAAGAGCCTGAGTACCCAGAATCGGGTTCTGGCGAAAACGTTGCTCCAGGACCAATCTTGTCAGACTCTAAAGAAGTAGTTGTGTATACTGGCCCAAAAACAGAAAACAAGGAACCAGCTTTGCTATTGGTGGGAGACCCTGAAAAAGTAAAACACCTATAAAGAAAAATTGTTCAAAAGACACATCCAGACAAAGTGAATAGCGATGCGCTAAATGAACTTTACTATAAAGCTACAAAAGCTAATAAGTCGAAAGACCTTCTAGCTCTATACTCTATTTGTAATGAGCTTGGAATTAAGTTCAATATTACTGATAAAGAAATTGCTATAATTAAGAACAGACTTCTTGCGATAAAACAACAACAAGAAAGGTTTGAGAAAAGCCACTTATGGTTATGGGCAAACATAGAAGATGATAAACAAAAAAGGAAATACTAAAACACTTCCTTCTTAATAACGCTCCTATGGTTAAAGGTTTGTTTTAACATACTCTGTCAAAGCCTCAACATACTTTTCAATATCAGCGTGATAGAACCCTACTGAGTTCATGCATCCACACTCAATGATATAATACCTCATATCACCATCTTCATGTCTTACACTTGCTATATCAATAGCTATGACCTCATGTGGAGCATACTCACTTAGTCTGTCTTCAACAAACTGAATCATATCTGCTGGAATGTCTTCTCCAGACTTTGAAAGTCTAAAGTTCTCTCTGTACCTTGAACTGGTTACTACCTTTCCATCTACACAATAATTTCTCCACTCTTTATGTATGTTGTAAGCTGGGCCAACAAGTATTTTAGAATCTTCATTCAACGGACCTTCGTACTTAATCATGCGCTCAATCATGTCCATGATTTCATATTCATTAGCTGCTGTGCCATCAAACTCTTTTCCATCACCATCTGGTCTAACAAACAAAGTTATACATGGATTGCTTCTGTCATTATCAAGAAATTCTGAAACCTTCATTATCTCAGCTCCAGATGAAAGCATGTGTTCACCCCACTTATTAATATAGTTCTCCATAGAGAAAGTATCTGGATTATAAAACAACCCAACTGGATTCAATTGCTCATGAAGATTATTCATAAAAGTAGTTGAGCCATAATAAATATTCTCATACTCATCATCAACTGGAAACTCTGGTAATTCATCTGAAAAAGGAACTACTATAACTTCTACGTGCTCAATACCCAGTTTATCACAAGCATCTTGAAATTGGTTCCTGTCGTTTTCTGCTATCAGGTTGTCCTGAATAATCCACCTCACTTTCTTCATTATGAATCAAAATTTAAAGGCCTACCCGTTTTGTCACACTCTATTATAAACGGACCAAGCATTGCGTTTTTATATTGCTCTTTTTTGCAGTGACTACACTCATAACTCCAAACACCATTCTCTAATTCATAAGAATAAGATTCTGAATGAGATAATTCATTTCCGCATGAACACCAGTTTAAAGAATGCTTCCACCCTTCTGCTTTCTCAAGCTTTGTTCCTTTTACAAAATCAGTATTTATAATCCATTCGCTATTAACGAAGTAATAAAGATTTCCTGTTAGTTTTCTAAACCAACTCAATTGTCTTAAATATCGTTTCATATTATTTAACTGTCATATGAGTTTCCCAGAACTTGACAGACTTTTCGAAATTGTCTTCAATTTCCTTCATCTCTGTTTGGTACTTCACAACATCACTGTTGTATTTCTTCATTAATTCTGATTCCTCTACAAGATTTGGCTTCACTGGAGGAACTGGAAGTTTCATTCCACTACCACCCATTGATAGGTCCATGTAATTTCTCATCATTGTAATTGGCTTCATTGGCTCCTCTCTCGGAGTCATCTGACCAAGTATTGCAACAACACCCCAATCGGCATCAAAAGGCTCTGACTTCTCAAGACCGATTGCGTCAACTCCACCTCTTGCTAAAGTTTTCTCATAATCAATCAAAGCTTCTTTGTCCATCTGCGCCTTGCTGTAAAGAACAGTGATTGTGTATTTTGCCACTGGCTTGCCAAATGGAAGCTCAAGCCATCTTGATAACACTGGCCATTCACCTTTTCTTCTTGATGAATATCCGCTTCTAACAAAAGGGTAGTGTGCTAACTCAAAAGGAATTGCTCCAGCTTTAGCATCAGTTATGTTTGCCATAACAAGAAGTTTACAGAACGGAGCATATCCATCAAGAATGTTAACACGAACATGCCCATCTGATTTATCAATCATTCTATCTTCTGGTTTGTCAAAGTATAGATTTTTAAAACCATTAAGATGTTGTTCAAAATCTACTGGTTCTAAATTTAGAATTTTTGTTCCACCAAAGTCTTGGTCGAAATGTCTTAAGGCGAAATCACTAATCTTGATTGTGCCCAATCTTTCTGTTTGTTCTTTCATTATTTTTTAATGTTTAAAGTAGTTGGCTCTATTCCCTTTTCGGTCTTAATAAATAGGACTGCATCATTTGTTGCTTTATTGTCTTTTACTAAATAAGCAAGAGTCCCACAACACTCTGTAGAACCTATATGATTTACATATCTGTGATTACACACAAAACACTCAACTGTTATATCATTGTTTTCCATTGCACGAATTTACGAAATAAAAAAAGGGGAACCAAATTAATGATTCCCCTTTTATACGTCATAAAACTTAAATTGTTCCATTTTGGAGCAACTACTTAGTGAATAAAGTAAACTGAGCCTTTTTCTTCATCACACGTTAAATATTGAGGGCTTCTAAATAAATTTGGACCGCAGTGGTGTGTGTTTGCTGAAATATATAGCTCCACTATCTCATTATGAGAGTTTCGCACTTTGCATACCCATCCGTCCTGTATTCTTTTAGCATCCTCCAATGCTTTTAATTGATAATTATATCCTTTTTCACATTCATAAAGGGTCTCGCCCTTCTTGATGTTACTAATTTCTAAGTAGTAATCTACCCAGTTTTCGCCTAAATCGCATTCGCTCGGCTTGATAAAATTTGTGTTTTTCATAACTTTAAATGTTAATTTTTCAAAGAACTCGTATAACTTTTTATACATCTATAAATAGTTACATAAACGAAAAACGGGGTAAAAAACACTAAATGTTAATAAAAAAATGGCACTAATTTTAGTGCCATTTTGTCAGTATTAGTATGTTAGTTTTCAGCCTTTTAAACAGTAGTAATGCTGGCTTGGTTTTTGCTATTAAGCATCTCATTATATAAAATTGTCTGATTTGTCATTACGAATTTAATGTTTTCGTAAATCGGCTCTTGAGAGACATGTGTTCTACGAGCCTCTTTAAGCGTTGGTACAATTTCCTCCATAGTTTCTTTAAGGTATTCTGATTGCTTTTCTGGCTTGAAGCCTCCAACCATTGTCAATAGATTATGAACTCTATCAAAACCTTTTGCAAGAGAGGCGATTGGACAAGTAGCTAAGTTTGCAAAATAAGTAACTGCTGGAATCTTAACCCCATTTATTACCATTTAACCCAGTTTTCTCAGTATAAATTTCATTCCATTCTTCTAAGTTTAAAATATTATACCCACTTGTTAGTAAAGTAACTTTGTAACAATTATCTCCAAAATGTTTTGCATAATCTAAATTAATCGAAAAATAATCAATGGGCTTCTTGGTTTTATCATAAATACCATCAACACAAGTATATACAATAGTTTTACCAAAACCCCTCACCTTTTCTATCATTTCCCTTATTTCCATATTCTTTTTATATATAAATATTCTAAAATTAGACCTCCACTAAACAAACCGTACTTGTGCTAACAGCGTATATAAGAAATGACACATAAACATTCGTACTAAATTTAAACTTTCTGCAAGTGCCACTTCTCATATACGCAAAACGTTACCCACCATTAAGGTAGTTCGGTAACAACATAGTTTATAGCCATATTTATTTCAGTTTCAATCTGAAATTTAAAGCCCTTAAATTCATACACTTTTTTATCCTTTACTTTTTCAAGGCTATATTTTTGCAATAGTTCATATATTTCAGAAAGTGAAATACTGCTTACATTTGCTTTTATATTTAAATTTATTGTCATCATATCTTTCAATTTAACGGTGGGTAACACTACCTAAAAACAAGTTCGTGCCTCACCAATTTTTAGCCTAAACGTTATGTGCCATACTAAAACAACCATATAGCATCACAAAACCCATACTTTATACGAGCCTCTTTCCAAAATTCTGCTTCTGCAAATTCAATACATTGGGTTTTAACTTCAAATTTTTCTAACCAACGTACTTTATCAGTAATTTCACCTCTTGCAATTCCATCACGCTTGTCGATGTAAACAAATGGTTCTACAATAAATTTACGTTTACATAAAAAAGTACGGCACATAACATTGTATAAACCCAATGCCTTTAGTGCTTTTTTGATATGATATTTCATAATTTTAATTTTAGTGTTGTTAATTAAGTTCATTGATAGGCACTGTGTTTATACCTACCGTTACCTGCAAGTTTTAAAAAGAAAAAAGCCCTTCCCATCAACCGACATGCTATACAAACACCCAGCAATGCTATGACTTTCAATAAACTCAATCTTGTGACCAGCAATTTCATAAACTTTAATTTCATCAAGTTCAAACTCATCTTTCTTTCCAAAAAGTCTTTTCCAAAAACCCACTATTTTCTGTTCATAAATTCATATCCATACCACTTATACTTGCTGTAATCAACAAGTTCTGCAGGCTTCCAGGTTTTTGTCCAGTGCTCATCAGTTTTAACGTGACCCTGGCGAACCAGTTTGAACAAATTGTTGAATTCGTTATGATGCACGTCAAGAACTCCAGCGTTTCTACTATCGTATCCTTCAATGTTTCTAATCACAAATCCTTCAGATGAGTCAGCTCCAGTATCAAGGTCGTATCCACCAAGCAACCCTGGAGTATCAACACTTTCAACCCAAGTCATTCCCAGATTCTCTTTTAACCAATTGTCAAGCAAAACATCTTCATCAACATCATCACGATAAAAATCTTTCAATGTTGTTTTAATAGGAATCACTGGAACCGTTGGAAAATCAAACATGGCAGCGTAGAACTGGACTTCCTCCCAAGATAACCACTTGCCATTTTCTCTGGCAGCGAATACATAATAATAAGATTCAAGATTCTTGTAAGCAACAGAGTGAATTCCATACATGTTCTCGCCAAACAATTCAAGCTTACCAAGGTCATTTTTAATCAACTCCCAGCGTTCACGCATTGGCTTATCCCAAGGATGTGCTGTTGGAGTAACATGACTTCTGGCAAATACTCCTTCTTTTTTGAAGTGGTTATTTTGTCCATCAAGCTTTTCTGTCATTACAAGCTCTGGCATTTCAGCAAAAGCCTTGACGTAACCCTTAGGCATGAAGCGGTCATCAGATGTCGTTCCGAGCGAAATCTTTGCATGAAGGCATCTTCCATATTTATCCTAGCTACTCATTATTTTAACTTTTTCTTAATCCTACAAAGTTCGAGATATACCTCTTCAACCTCTTCTATAAATTCATCACTATAATCTCCGCTTCCCCATGTTTCTGGGTCCAGAAATTCTCTTAAATCCTTAACAGCATCACGAACATTAGCTCTGACACTTTCTATTTTCTCATCTGCTGTTGTAGTTGCACTCATCTTCTTATTCCTTTTTTGTATAATTTATAACTATTCTCTACATATAGATAATCGTAGTTGTCAAGGCACCTATAAAGATTCGTTCTCAGAATATTTATATCATACTTGAAGTGTTCTTCGATTCCTCTGGTTATGTCATCAATTATAACAAAATAATCAACATCATTATCGTCAATCCAGTGCTGAATTTCATCAGCTCTTCCATTGTCAAGTTCTGGTGTTAACCCGATTACTTCAGCTTCAATTCCTCTTTTTTTGAATAGGTCTTGAAATACTTCTAAGCTTCTCGTTTTTCTCCAGGTTGATGAAACTACAATCTTACCATCAATGTGATTGGTTATTTTATTTAATGCATCAATTGCTGCAGGTTCAAAAAGGTGACCATCAACATCTCTATTTTCTGTTGAGTTTCCCATCTTTAACCAAGAAGCCAACACTCCGTCTATATCTAAAAATACTATATTCATTATACGCAAATATAATTAAAATGTTCTTTTCGTGAAAGGGTTTATTGATTTTTATTATCCAACCTGGATGCTGGCCTTTTAATATCCCAATGCTTTGGCATATATTTAGGCTTCATTGTGTCAATGAAATGTTTTCTCCACATTTCTACAAATGCCTGAATTGAATCTGGGCCTTCAAGTATTAATTTCTCAACAACAATCTCTCCATGAGATTTCATCTTCTTAGCTTCATCGTAACTAATTTCAATTAAGTTATCAATTACTTTTTGAGTTACATTTTTCCTTCCAGTGTAGATTCTAATCTTTTCTTTATGGTCATCTAATTTATCTTTAGGGATTTGGTCTCCATGATTTTTAATTGCATGCGCAGATTTTATAGCATAAAATAATTCATGATTTATAGTTGAGCTACCTTCAAGAGGAGCATTGTATTTCTTTGCTAATTTTATCTTTAGCTTATCAGCAACTCTCTCGTACTCATAATGCTCATTACTTCTTATCGGAACTATGTCATGAGAATTAGCGCTCTTATATTCTTCTGGAAAATACTTTCTGTAGCAATATGGAGAAATGTGATGTGTTGTCAATGACTCAAGAATTTTACTTCCAGTTACAACACACCTATTTTTCTTTTTAGATAAAGAATACTTATCTCCCTTATTCCCTTCATCTTTAGGTTCAAAGTTAAATTGTATCTTTCTACTTTTCATTTTAACTGAAAAAATAGTAAACAAGAAATTTAAAATAGGATTTATATGCTTTATCTCGAAAGCTAAAGGTTTCTTGGTTTTTTCATCAACACGACTAAGGTACCAGTCAATTTTTTTATCAACACAGAGAAACATTAAATTACCATCTGGAGAATAAACTCTACAATTTACATAGATTTCATTCTTTCTCGAATTACCATTATACTTAAGAAAGTTTTGAGCTTTAGAGTCGTAGGATGTTGTTTTGGATTTTCTCATATGCAATTATACGACAAAAAAAACAATTATGTTCTAAAGTGTTGATAAAAAGTTTAAAAATCTTTTTCTTGTGGGAACTCGTGAGGGCCATCGCTAACGCTAATATTCAAGGAGTGTCCTCCAGTTTTTTCTTTAGGAAACTCTCTTGGTTGACCTGGTTTCAAACCATTGCCTCCAATTGACATATCAATTTCTTCAATATCATCTCTGTTAATACCACCTTCGTTTGCTGCGAGATAATCAGCAGTTCCTTGAAAGGTTTTAATTCCATATCTATTGTCAATTCCATGCTCTTTTATGAACCAACCTTTTGGAACTCTCATGGATGCTTCTGCAGCAAATCCTGGTATTGGATACCAATCTCCTTGAGTTTTGGAGCCCGTACCTTTCATAGAACTGTAAAACAATACAACCGTGCCGTCTGGGTATCCTACTTCAGCAAGAGCTCTTCCACTTCTTTCTCCAGTAGATAAAACTTGCAAACCTGCAATATTGTCTGAATAGTTATTATCAAGCTTTGCGCCTGTTGATTTTAACTCAGCCAACTTATCATATATCTTTATAGGTGGAAAGTCGTAATTCTTGTCGTTAGTCGTGTGTCCTTCATTCATGACTACGAATATAGAACTTTTTTTTAACTCTTCTCTTATTATTTTTCTAATATCCATCATAACAACCAATCTGCATTAGGATTATAACTTATTAAGTCTCCGTTGAAGTACTTCTTAAGCATCTCTTCGTGATTAACCTTAGGAATATCTGGCATTGCCATTTGTTGACCTTGCATTCTAATGTATTCTTCTCTTAATTTTTGGTAACTTGCGCTTCCTGGACCAATCCAAGACTTAGCTTCTTTGCACCAAAAAAGTTTATCATCAGCTATTCCAAAATGCTCAACCATGGTTCTATGACACTTGCTTTTAGTTTCAGAAAGGTCAACATGCTCCGCTATTCTAAAGTTTGTATTAAACAAAGTATTAAAACTCTTAAGTAAATCATTCACTCTTCTATAGGTGTGATTTTCCATATTAAAGCTCTCGCCTTCAAGAAGGACTGACTCTTGGTCTATTTGAATTTGGTTTCTATGATTTAACTTTATATCCTTTGGTTTCACTTCACAAAACAAATACATCATAAGAGATGTGTGAACTGATTCATAAAACTGCTCCTTACCAGAAGGTTTTCCACTCCTATCAAGAAGTCTGTTTTTTTTGATTGCGTAACCCATTGTCTTCTTTTCAAGTTGGGTCATATTGTCTTGCATTGGATATGTGGTCCTACTCGCTCTCACTGGAAGTCTGTCAATATTATCAACTCCTATGTCATGAAGGGTTGCTGCTTTTCCGCCAACTCTAAATGAAGAATCTTCAGCTTGAGAGCTCTCAATCACGCTTTCACTCTTCGGGTCGTATGAATTGTAGGTATTTATAATTGACTTAACATTCATTTCTGGAATGCCGAGAAACTTTGATGCACCTTTGATGTTTGACTCAGTAATAGACTTTGGGTCAACCTCACAAAGTTCTTGTAGGTAATATTTTTGATTTGTGTTAAAATCCCACTTTAAGTGGTTGAAAGTTGTAGGTACAGGAACTGAAGCATAACCCTTATAATAAGATTCGCTCAACACGGTCTTTTGAACCTCTTCCCTTATTAGCTTTCTTATATCCATTATTATTCACCAACACTTATTGTAAATAAGGTTCCAGTTGGAGTATCCATTGTTGGAGTATCTACAATCTTTTCAGCAACCTCATTGATTCCTCCAAGAATATCTAAAAGAGACTGCTTAGCTCTTATGTCGCTTACATACTTTGCAGTACCCATTAAGTCCTGCTTAATTTCGTCATCAATTTCAGCAGCTTCGTAATCACCACTTTCAAAATCATCAAGACCTTTTCCTACTCTTATGTATTTTAGATTGTCGTTAATGTAGTTTTCTATAACATCACCATCAAGTTCCCAATCGCCTAAATCAACATCAGGCATTCCGTCTTCATCATATCCATTAAAAGCCTCCTCTCTATCTGCATATTCTGCATAATCATCATTATCTTCTAACTCAGTGTTGTAGACATAAAGTCTTCCTTTTTTATCTTTTACAATTGCAAAACCAGCATTACCTGCATACCAGATTACTTCAAAGCTTATTTCGCTTGCAGTATTTCCCTTTCTTGTGTTGTCAGTTTGGTTCCATGGTGCAGATGAATCGTACTGAGCTCCTGCTGGATAGTTCTCATTTAGAGCTTTCCTAATTTCTTGTTGTATAATTTTCTTAATATCCATGTTTAATCAATGTTAACTTCCCCAAGTCTTTTAGCCACTTCTGACTTAACTTCTGGAGATGATGTTTTAAAATAACTTTGTACTGCTTCGTTTATGTGCTTCAATGCCTCGCTTAGATGTTTGTCAACTTCTGGGTTTGTTCCAGACAAACCTAATTGCTCTTTAACTTTTTTCGATGAACCCTGAATATCTTGCATGAATGATAGACCAGCTGAAACTTGGGCCTCAAAAGCCTCATAGTCCTGACGGTCATGATACTGCCTTTCTTCTGCAGCATAGTCATAATCCTCACTAATAAATTTAGCTATTTCTTCTGATACTATTTTTCTAAGATTTTTTTCCATAATCAAGCTTTAATATAAATAGGATAAAAAATCCTATTTAGCATCATAAAGCTTGTTATCTTGCGCCAATACTCTGGCTACATTTTCTACTTTTTCTAAAGTATCCTTATACACGAAAGAGTCGTGCTTATATGGGTTATAGTATATTTCTCTAAACTTAGAAACATCCATTCTTTCGTCAAGACACCTATAAGAACAAGGCTCAACATAAGCGTGAACACCTTTTCTCTTGTCTCTAATAACTTTCTGCCTTCCAGCTTCATATATCTTGAAGTTGCAGTTTTCAAGCATCGCAACAGAGACTCTATCGGTCACACGGTAGCCACGCCTCTCCTGGAGATACGATTGAATTGAGAAATTTCCCTTGTGTAGATTTCGATATACCCTAAACGGCTTTATCTTCTTCATAATGCAAATGTATAGTTTTTAATTAAGGAAAATTACCTACTAAACCATGTTTTTTTACATATAAGGCTTGCTGATTATACAAGCCTCCTCCACACTCTTCTTTGCTTTTCCAACTTCTTTTGAAGCTTCGTTTAGAGCTTTGGCCAACCTATTTCGTCCACCCTTCGTATCTTCCATTGAGTCGAGGAATAGTTTTCCAGATAATCTATCTAATAAATGTTCTAAAGATTTATAATGAAGATTACTGATGTCATCAGCAAGCTCATTTATTGTGCCATCGTATTTCTCAACTTCTTTCTTGTGTTTTTGACATGTGTTTCTCATATAATAATATAATAAAAAATATATTTATAATCAAGAACTTCTTTGCGCATATGGCGGTTAAGATTCTTTGATTTTATTAATTAAAATAATTAAATCTTCATCAGAATGTCTATTTTTCATATAGTTAACACCCAAAACAACCCATCTAACATTGTTTTTTATATAGCCTAATTTGTTATCAACCCTATCTAAAGAAGCTGTTTCATAAATCTTAGTATCACTTTCTCTATTAGGCAATTTAATAGATATACCTGTAATTCCACACAACCCATTCTGCTCATCAAATAGTACTTCTAAATATTTACTATCCAAATCACACTCATAACCTTTTTTCTTAGACCTTTGAATTACTCCTTGTAAATAACAAGAAAAAGGATTGAAGGCTAGGGCGCCAAAACACTTACTTGAACAGGTGTTTTTATCTTTAATGTCTTTTTTGCTTTTAAAGTATTCTTTACCACAAATATAACATGATACAGGATGTATTCTATTAGATTTAATGTGATTAATAGTAATGTTTGGATAAATATTCTTTAAAGATTCGTATTTGTTTAAATGACTTTTATTTATAGTATCACTATTTCTATACTCACCAACCTGCTTTAGCACTTTAAGTTTGTTTTCTAAATAATGCTTGTGCCTATATTTTTTATGACAAGACTTGCAAATTGACGATAAGCCGCTTTTCTTGCTTTTGTTTTTAGAAAAATCATCTATAGTTCTTTTAACATTACATTTTGGACATTTCTTTATTTTACACATATCTATATTTTATAATAAATAGTGTTAAAATTTAAAAAGCCTCCAAACACGCTATGTGTTGATATAACGTGTTTGGAGGCTTTTGCGCAGATGTCAGGATTCGAACCCGAACAGAATTAACACGGGGTTGGAATCCGCTTAGCTCACCAATGCATGCACCTGCGTATATTTTGTGACCGAGGGAGGACTCAAACATTAATCAATTATCCCTCCATGTATTTCTCTATGACAATTTGAACATACTAAAATGCATTTATCTAATTCTTTTTTTACAGAATCAGTTAATTTTAAAAGTTTAATTCCACCCAGTTGAAAATCTTTTTCTTTCGGGTCGAGATGATGAAATTCCAATGCTCCACAATATTTATCATATCCGCACTTTTCACAACACCCTCCTTTATATTTAACTGCAATAATTTTAAACCCCCTTTGCCTTTCAACTGTTTGCTCGTTAGTACAAGGCTTGCAATATGATGATGCTCCAGCCTTTCCTTTTCTTTGATAAAATTCTACCAACTTCTTTTCTTTGCTACATCTCGGACACACTCTTTCTGTTTTTTCTCTGCTCTTACTTTTTAATTCATACTTCTTAAGCCAATACCTAATTGTAGTCTGACTTAAATTAAATTCATAACCCATTTGTCTTGTGGTCATTTTTTTATCAACCGACTTTTTTAACAACTCTTTTTCCATACTAATAAATATGAAAAAAAAATATTATTTCATTTTGAGCTATAACTCTGAGGCCTTAGCGAGATTCGAACTCGCAACCTTTTGTTTAGGAAACAAAAACTCTGTCCAGTTGAGCTACAAGGCCAAGTGATGCAAGCAAGCCAGGTTCTGCTCCTGGTTCCGCCTAAGCGGTATGCTCTGATGAACGTTCTTTTACAACATTACTCACATCTTTGGTACACCAGGCGGGATTCCAACCCACATTTTCAGCTGCAATTACGGATAGCAATTTAGAAAAATGCCTCGGCTACTGGTGCTTATTTTTATAACTTTATTTTTCTAAATATCTTTTTTTCTTGCAGAATTTTTATTCTTTGATTTATATGTATCTAACTGTGAATCGCAATTAGGACAAATTAATCGTAAATTATTTCTTAAATTATTACCAGCATCTCCATCTATATGGTCTAAAATAAAAACAATTTCCTTATCATTCCAAGTATTGGAATTATTACATATATCACATCTATTTTCTTGTTCTTTTAATATGTGAGATTTAATAAAATGCATATTTCTAACATAACAAAAATCACTTTGATTATTTAAGTAATTTTCATAAAATTTATTCTTTTTATATTTTTTTTCACATATTTTACCACAAAACTTTTGATTATAATGAGTTGTTAATTTAAACTCTTCATTACAATTAAGACAGTTTACCTCTTTTTTTATTCCTTTATTATGTGGCACATGCTCAGAATTAAACTTCTTTCTTTTTCTCTAACACAATACCTAATTTAATAGCATTTCTCCTTATTGTTGTATCAGAAACTTTATATTTTTTAGCCACTTCAGTATAAGATAATTTTTCAACTATAATTAACTGATATAATTCTTCTTTATTGTATTTCATATTATAATTTTATTATAAATATAAATATTTTTAACAAACCGATTACTAATGATAAATTGTTTTACACCTATGCATAATCGACTTGCAAACATATATGTGACTCCGATAGGATTCGAACCTATAACCGTCAGGGTAGAAACCTGATGCGCTATCCAGTTGCGCCACGGAGCCATTTTGCGGAAGTAATGGGGCTCGAACCCATGCACCCCTTGCGGGGCCTAATAACTTTCCAAGCTATCCTCTTTACCATTTGAGTATACTTCCATTAATATGGCGGAGAGAGAGAGATTCGAACTCTCGATACCAGTTTCCCAGTATAACACCTTAGCAGGGTGCCGCCTTCAACCACTCGGCCACCTCTCCGTATTTTTGTGGATTCAGCAGGATTTGAACCTGCAACCAACCCCTTTGCAAGAGCCGCTCTATCCAGTTGAGCTATGAATCCAAGGGAACCATGTCTTCCCTCTTGGCGGTAGATATGGGGTTCGAACCCATGTTCCCTTTCGGGGCTACCTGTTTAGCAAACAGGCCTCTTTACCATTTGAGTAACCTACCAGTTGCACGGGGGTGAGGATTCGAACCTCACTCATCTTAAGGGAGCGACCCCTCAGATTTCCAGTGTAGCTACACTTCAAACCCCGTGTATATTGCGGAGGCGGCAGGATTCGAACCTGCGGACCCCTTTCAGGGCCACTGCTTTTCAAGAGCAGCGCAATAAACCAGACTCTGCCACGCCTCCGTATTTCAATTTTCTTCTTTATAACGTTTTATAAAGAACTCTCTTAATTCTTCCTTCCTTTTAATTGATGCCTTGATTCTCGCCACCTTTTCTGGAGAAGGGTCTGTATCAACTGTAAATTTGATTCCATTTTTCTCACAATAATCTGTCATTTCTTCAAAACAATTTTCCATCTTTCTATTTTTTGCGGAGGGAGAGGGGGTCAAACCCTCAAGGCCGTTAAGCTCGCTGGGGTTCAAAACCAGTGCAGTCGTCTACTTTCTGCTTGCCCCTCCGTATTTTTTGGCACAAAAAAAACCCTAATTCAAAAAGAACCAGGGTTTCAAATATTTTTATAACAGTATCGTTACATAACATTTTGACATACCAGTGTTCTTTCCGTAGCTCTATTCGAACTCGAACTCCATCTGGACCATCTATTTGTTATTACTGTTTTCATCTTATTTCTAAATATAGGAAAAAAAGTTTATTTCTTCTTTCCTCGTGTTTTATTTTTATTATCGTCTTTACCTTTTTCTTTTTTAAGTTGTTTCATCCAACCTTCTAAGGCTTCTAAATTTGCGTGTGTGCTATTTACTGACATCTAATTGTTTTCTTCTACGCAAATCTATAACAAATGTTTCAATAAATCAAATCTTTTTTTATTTTTTTTCAATCGACCTCATAGTTCCAAACCACTCAGCCCTTGATACTACTATAAAAAACGTAGGATTGTCATCATAAAACTTTTTTATAATTTGACAAATTTCAAACTCTTCTTTATCTTGAAAATAGGAAATAGCCTCATCAACAATAAAAGTTGGAGTTAATTCATTCGCAATTCTTTTACTAATGTCTTTTGCAACACTTGCAACACAATTGTAGAATAATATATCTTCCTTTTTAATATTTGATTTGCCCCTGATTCTCATGAGTTAATATTTAACACCAGAATTTCTTCTTGGCTTCGAAGTTCTTTTTAATTTTTTAACTTTAGTATCTTGATTTAATGTGGCACAAAATAAAGAAGTTGAACCTGGTTGCTGAAGCGGTATTGTTCCACTGTCTTCACAAAGAGGAACGTTCCATGGAACTGTTTTTGTATTATCATAAATAAAAGGCTTAGCATCATCTTGGCTAAACCTGTCTGGAGTCACTTTGTCAAACACTAAGTCAAGATGGTCTTGAATAGTTTTAACCTGCTCAGGAGTCATTCCTTTCTCAAGCATATCTGGATTCATCTCAAGTGCTCCTTGTAGCCAATATGCAAACTCATTACTTCCCATTCTTTTAATTTTTATATTTCCAAATAAATCCACCAGAAGTTTTACTTCTTCCTTTTAAACAATTTACAATACTTGTTTTTTTAATTCCAGTTGAATTAGATGCATCACTAATGCTTTTGAAATCATTAATAAATTCACTGCTATTATCAAACTGAATTACTTCTAAAATATTATGTTTAGGAGGCTCAATATATTTATCAATTTTTATTTTAACTTTTCCATCTTTATATATCCACATAAACTCACTACATCTATAACCATTTCCTTTACAAACTTGAGTTATATTAGAATGACTTAAGTTTAATTTTTCTCCAGCATCAACAGCAGATTCCCATTCTTTAATAAAGTTTCCCTCCAAATTATATTGCAAAATTGGTTTTTTAATAGAATCAAAATGTTTTCTAATAGCCTTTTTCCTATTTCCATTTTTATCGTTTTGATTTATTTTTAAACCAAATCTTGCTTTTTTATTGTTAATATACTGCTGTTTGCTCCATGGTATTCCAATTCTTCCATAGGTTGCACCACCTTCTCCACCTTCTAAATGATTAGTTAAATCAAACAAACCACTATAATATTTAATCCAATATCTTTCTCGCTCCTGCCAATTATTTTTGCCACATTCTTCAATTAACTCTATTTTTGGAACTAATCCTTTTTTTATAACTGAATTAATCCATATAGCTGAATGATACTTGTTATACTTACTCCTATTAATATGAGACCTTAGTCTTTTTTTCATATTAGTAGTTTTTCCAATATATCTAATATCATTAATAATTGGGTCTTTTAAACAATATATAAAAATCTTTCTCATATAAATAAATATGCTAAAAAATTAAATAAATTATTTTGCATTCATAATTATTCTTCTGCGTTCATGTTTCTTTATTATAAATAAATTTAAATTTTAAATTAGAGAGCGTTTTCTTCAAGAAATTTCCATTTATCTTCCTCTTTTACCAACAAAACAAGAGCATGTCTCCATGCTTCAATCTCATCTCCTGACAACCCATGAATGTAAACCTTCTCTCCCCAAAGTGCCTTAGCAAAATCTTCTCTGAAAATAATTGCATAAACATTTGTTCCATTTACTATTCTACCCAATTCATACTCAGCATCAGGACCTTTGTAGCCACCAGCTTTAGCTTTGGCCATTACTTTCTGGAAAATGTCTAATTTATTCACTATCTTTCTTTTTTGATTCAAGCATAACTATGTTCCCTTGCTTATCTCCATACCTTTGTGTTAGAGTTTTTCTTGGACCTCCATTAGCATCTTCTTCTGAAAGAGCATCTGCAATCCTTTGCTTAAATGTGTGATAAGTGTCTTTATCTCTAAGAGCTATTGGTTTACCATATTCATCAATGAATTTTTTAACCTTCTTAGCATCCATTCTTGAGTGGGTTGACAAATATTCACCAATCTTTAATAGAAGATATTTATTATCACTAAGTATTTTCGTACACTCCTCTTCGCACTCTCTGATAAGTTTTCTTGCCGCTTGCTCGGTAGCTTTTACGTTTTCTGTATTGAACATTGTGTTAGTGCTTGAACTCTTGTGTCCGTAAAACATTGGAACCTCGTCAAGCATACCAAAAATCTTAGCCATATTTAAAGCAACTGAAGTTGCACTTTCAAAATCTCCTCCAGTACCAACTCCAAGATTTTCTTCTCCAAAAATCATTTTCTCAGCAACAAACCCGCCAAGAGCTATGATTATATACTTTCTTAAAGTATCTCTCGTGTCAATAGCTGGAAGCTCTGCTGCACAGTACCCTTCAGACATATTAGCTGTTCTACTAAGTATTTCTGTAGGAAGAATTTGAGCTCCATATATTGCTGCAACAGCATGTCCAGCTTCGTGTATTGCTACGTGAGCTTGCATTTCGTCTCCAGTAGATTTTCTTAGACTTTCAATTTTTAATTTAACTGGGAATTGTGATGTAGACAAAATCTCTCTACTACTATTTAGCATCTCTATTTTATGTTTTCCTCTGGTAAATTTCCACGAAACTATTTTGACCGAACCTTTTGTTTCAATTATTTGCTCAATTACTTTTCCAACATGACTTTCTACAAGAGAATTTATAGTTGTAAAAACTGGCCTTGCTCCTTGCGTTGGCAAAACACCTTCTTTGTAAACAATTGTGTTTACTGATTCGTGAAATTCAATATCAATATCATATTCACTACTTATTTTTTCAACAAGCTTTTCTAACTCAAGAGATATAAGTTGCCTATAAACCTTAGAACTGAAGGCAGGATATATTATTTGACTATTTCCAAGCCTGGCAATTTGTTCTGCTCTAAACCTCTTTTGTAAGGCAGCTTTTATTTTTGGCATCGTAATCTTTAGAGAATGCTTATAAAACCTATCAGCATCACTATCTGGGTCAAAGTTGTTTGACATTTGATATGCTTCATCAACATTTCCAATAACAAAAATACAAGACTTAGAATAATCGAACTCCATTGGCTTAAACGCTCTATGCATTGTTTCATCAAGAAAAGTAAGAGACTCATTGTGGTCCATCGTCTTAAGGAACTCCTTCAACTCTCTCTCTGATAAAAATCTCGTTTCCCAAATTGACTGTATGTACCAATAGAAAACTGAAGGAACAAATAGGTCTTCCTTTTTTTCTTCTTCTTTTTCTTTCTTGTTTTTTGAATCCGTGCCATCTTCTTTGAAGTACTTTTCGTGATAACTCTTGTTTGATGATATAATTCCCATCTTAGACTCAACTTTTCCGCTGTCTACACAGTCTTTTAACTTCAAGTAAAGATGATACACTCTACTTCCATAATAAGAACTCTGAAGGATTGAAATCTTTCCAGAATCTAATAAATCCCACATAGCTCTAAGTCCTGATTTATCAAGTTCTTCACCATTTTCGTTTATAGTTCTTCCAAGTTGGAATTCGTCAAACACAATTCCTATCTGGTGGCCTTCTCTGTTTTTTAACTCTTCTGAAAATGAATGAGCTAATTTTGTGTTATCTTGTGAAGCATAATCTCCAACATCAAACTTATAAAGACTGTCTTCCAAGCCAATGTGAAAGAAAAGTCTTTTTACCAACCTTGTCTTTCCTACTCCAGTCATTCCCCAGAGATTAATAATTGTTGGTCTAATCTGCCCATTAGGAAAAAGATACCAAGGCCTCATTAAATCGACCACCTCATCAATGATGTCATCAAGCCCAACGAACTCCTTTTTCAATTCCACTTTGGCACTTTCTAATACCTCTTTTCTTCTAAGAAACCCCTTTTTATCTTCAGCTGAAATTTTCATTGTCTTTTTTTTATGTAAAGATAGTCAATTCAATTCTATAAACAAAAAGAATCCTGAACAATTTGCTCAGGACTCTTTTTTACTTTAAAACCCACTGATAGTATCCAGGTTTTTTGTTGTTATCCAATCTTTCAAATAAACCAGACTTATAAACACCATGTGTGTTATGCAGATTTGAGCCTTGCTCTTTTTCGTCTTTATCATACACCTTCCATGTATAATAATGATGCATATTTGGTTTTAACTCTTTGTTGTCAACCTCTTTGTTTTGAAACCAGGTCCAACCATCTTTTGCATTGTCTGAATTTCTTTTTATGTTTTCATCAAAAAATCTCTTTTCCATTTCATACTCTTCATCCCAAGCTTCTTTTGCAATCTTCAAGATTCTATCCTCTCTTTCTTTTCTTTGCTCTGGGAATGAATATGTAAGTTCAAACTTAAACATCTTCTTAATGTTATCCCAATTATCTGGGTCATGTAAATCAAAGTGATGTTCAACAAAGCCATCAATATCTCTGCAATGCAAATCTATCTTAGAACCTTTTGTTGAATATACGTAGTTTCCATCTTCATCAATGTATGAGTATGGGCCATCCCAGTATCCAGCTTTGTGTTCTGCGAAAACTGGGATTCCACCCTCCATTCTTATATGAGCATTACCTTCTGGGTCTGCCTCTTGAAGCATTTTTATAAATTCTGATGTTGTCATTACTGTAAGATTTTTTTGATTTCTAACTTCAATGTTTCCGAATCAGAACTTGCGTCAATAAACCTTTTGACAATATCCCACTTAACTTTCATCTCTGCAGATGGTTTAACTGACTTATGCTTCATCTCCTGACGGAACACATTGTTCTTAAGCATTCCAAGATGATTCTTTGTTGTAACCCAACTTGTGTCAGCCACCTTGACATTAACCTTTCCACCTTCAATCGTAACCGCTACATAGTGTAGTTTACCATCAAATGTTGTTGAGAATACTTTGCAGTAATCTTCTTTAAAATCCTTGTCCCACACGTATTTCGTTTGGAAATAATGCTTCTCTGAAGCTTTTAGGTAATCCGATACCATCTTGTCTAATTGTTCTTGCGTAGGTATTACCTTCACTGATTTTTCTTTTTTCATAACTTTTGTTTTTACTGTTTCTAACGTTTTCATAATTTTTGTTTTTAAATTTTTAATTGATTTCATTGTTTTTGATTTTTTATTGTTCACTGCATGGTGGGTGACCAAACTTGTGAAAGTACTTCAAGGGTCTTTTAAATTTACCATCAACCCAGAATCCCCACTTCCTTTTACTTCTTCCAGAGAATACGAGTGTCCAACACCCTCCTTCTGGTACATCCACATAATGAGCATGAGTTGCTTTTCTGTATCTGATAGAACCTGCTTTCATCAAGTCTCTTCCATCATTTGATACATCTGTATAACTCCCTTTCAATACACATGTTAGGAATGACCATCCGTGGTCGTGCATGTACCTCTTGTCATCGCTTCTAATGAAATGATGAATTCTGATGGCGAAGAAGTGAAAATTAAATATCCATCTATACGCATAAGGGCACTCTTTTTCTCCAAGAGCCTCATTCCACCTTACTTGAATTGGTCTGTATTTCTTAAACTTTTTCATTTTTCTAAATTTATAAGAATTGTGGGTACAGTTTTTCCATCCTCCATATAAGAATTATCTGGGAGGACTGTGATTGTGTAACTCTTATCTTCGAGCCACTTACGAAATTTAATTTGAAGTTCCGAATTTCCAGTCATCCAATAAGGAGACATGATAGAAATGATTTTTCCACCCTCTTTAACGCAATCATACATCTTCATGACATGTTCGCAGTCGATGTTGTCTTTGAAGTTTGGTGCGCCAATTACTCGGTCATATAAATACTTTGGTTTGAAGTCAAGAAAATTGCTCCAAATAACATTGAACCCCTTATCTCTCAATACCTCTTTGCATTGCGAGTTAAGTTCAATACAATCCAAATCAATGTTTGGATTATGTTTAAGAATGCCTTCGGCTAATAAGCCAACTCCTGCAGATGGTTCAAGGACTTTGTGCCCATCTTGTATATCAGCCACCTACATGAAGTGGTCAATAACTGACTGTGTTGTTTCTCTTTTTGTTTTCATTTTTACTTATATTTAGTGGCACAGGGTGGGCTCGAACCAACGACCTCTGGGTTACGGTGAGTGAATCTTTTTCACTTTACACATACTACTCGCCTTATTACGTAATTCACGCTTTTGCTCGGTAACCTTATCTCCAGCGCTCTAACCAACTGAGCTACTACGCCTGGTGCCGCAGGGAGGAATGACCCTCCACTTTATAGCCTGATGGCTGCAGCGTGTTGTGGGAGAACCAGGATTCGAACCTGAGATTGATACCTTACATATCTTTCTCCCATTTGTGCCCGTGAGTGGATTCGAACCAAAGAACTCTTTTCCCACTTTGTTGCAACGTTTCGGAATCGAGTGCAAGAATATACCAACTGTTACTCCTCACAATTAAACGTTATCATTGCGTCTTGTAATCTTGCATCACGGGCGTTTGTGGCGAATGAAGGGTTCGAACCTCCGACCTCTGCCATCCGAAGATGATAGCGCTCTACCAACTGAGCTAATTCGCCTGGTGCAGTGGGGAAGTTTGACCTCCCGCTTTATAACCGAGTCACTGCGTATGTTTTGTGGTCCATATCGGGCTCGAACCGACAACCTGCGGGGTTAGAATCCGCTGCTCTACCATTGAGCTAATAGACCTTGTTGTCCTTGGGGCTGGGATTTGAAAATTGTTTCTATTTATATAAAAACAAAATATGAAACCACTATTCACCGACAAGGAATATAATTCTGCTAAATCAATGGACAAATTATCATGCGAGTGTTATTATTGCGAAGAAGCTTTTTATGAAATCAAGAAAAGAATCACAGAATTCAAAAAAGGAAACTCTACCAGAACATTGAAGTCTTGTTCTAAAAAAGAATGCAAAGCTAAGCAGCAATCAAAAACACACAATAAACAAAAGTTAGTAACATGTGAAAACTGCGATAAAGAGTTCTCCAAAACAAGAAGTCAAATTAAAAAATCTAATAATAACTTCTGCTCTCGCTCCTGCAGCGCAACCCACAACAATAAAAACAAGACTCATGGTACTCGTAGGTCAAAACTTGAAGTATGGCTGGAGGAGCAACTTGCCTATCTGTATCCAGAGCTTAAAATTCATTATAATCAAAAAGATGCAATAAATTCAGAGTTAGATATATACATACCAAGTTTTAACCTTGCAATTGAAATAAATGGTATTTTTCACTACAAACCTATATTCGGAGAAGATAAGTTTAATAATATTATAAAAAATGACCAAAATAAATTACAAGCATGTATTGATGAAGGTATCGAAATAATATCAATTGATGTTTCTCAAATGAATTATTTCAAGCCAAAAAAGGCTCAAAAATACCTTGACATCATTTGTCAATTAATTAGCAATAAGTCAAAGAACATGTTAAAATCTTAGTCACTCCATTGAGTGTGCAGCAACCACTACGTGCAAGTGTTTTAACTTTGGTTACCTCCTGGCGGCTGAGATTCGAACTCACGACCTCTATCAAATATCAGGATAGCGCTCTAACCAACTGAGCTACGCCAGGTTGTTTTTATATTTCATCACATCATTATGATGCTGTTTTTTTAATGTTATTAATATGAAAATTACTAACAGGGTCTTCTTTTATTCCTTGAGAATCAACCCACTGTTCGTAGTATTCTTTTTGAGCAAGACGTAAGCTACCTGTTAACCTACGAGCTTGGTCGCATGCTTCAATAGCCATAGATGTTGCTTTATGATTTAAGTCTGGTTCACGAAATACAGAAACACACACTCCTCTTTGTCGAAGTTTTTCAACAAGAGACAATAAAGACTCTTCGTCTTCAATTGATAAACATGCTACGTATTGTGAATTTTCGTACCATTCCTTAAATTGGTCTGGATACTCGACTGCAAATTGAGACATTGCATGAGCCGATTGCGCAATTTGAGCTCCAGGATGCAAATCTCTTGTAACAACTATTCTAAGTTTTTCATTATTTTTTACCTATTTCATATCTAAGTTATTTTTAATTATTTTGGTGTTTATTTTTATACGTAAAAATTTATAAAATGTTTCTATAATTATAAACTTTCTATTAATTGACTCATTTTCTTTAACAAATCTTCATTATATGCAATTCTTAATAATTTAATTTCACTTTTACTACAGTAATCAGTTTTAATGCTATCGTTTATTTGCGTTAATTCCAATGCTTTTTCTCCCCCAAAATAATCAATAGACTTAAAATGTTGCCTACCATCAAATTCAATACAAATATTGTAATCAGGCAAGTAAAAATCAAATGGTAACTCCATTATATTCCTACATTCTTTAAATTTCTTCTGCCTTTCAAATTTTATTAAATTTTCTTTTAATAATTTTGAAATCCTTTTTTCTCCCTTTGACTCATTGCAATGTGGACAACCAATACCTCTAATGTGATGTGTTGGCACCTGCTCAAATTCATCGTGAACTGGGCAAATTATTTTTATTTTTGTTTTAGAGTTAATATATTTAACAAAAGAATAATCATATTTATTCTCATGAATCAAATGTGACTCCATTATAAAATATTCTTGTGATTTTTTAAGCTTATCAGCACGCTCTATTATAGCGCATTTATTACAACCACGCCCAGATAAATGGTCATGAGGAGTTTGTTGAAATTGTCCATGATTTGGACAAATTATTACAATTGGTTTTTTTGAATTGTTATATTCCGTAAAAGAGTAATCATATTTATTTGAATGGACACTTTGAGCTCTTACTTTGAAATCTTCGAGAGTTAACTTCATTCTATCATTCCCACACGATGGACAACCCCTATTAGATAGGTGATTCAAAGGCATTTGATTAAATTCTCCATGATTTTGACAAATTATTGTAACTGGAGTTTTATAATTCTTATAATTTACTTTGCTATAATTGTAGCAATCACCATGAATTGATATTGCTTTTTTTACAAATTCTTCTTTTGATAAGGATTGTTTGTATGATTTTTTTAAGTTTCCACAACCTGGACAACCAACCCCATTAGCGTGATGAAAAGGCAATTGATTAAACACTCCATGAACTGGACATTTTATATCTATTTTAGTTCTTGCATTTTTATATTCTACAAGACTATAATCGTAAAAATTATTATGAATTTTTTGCGCCTTTTTAATGAAGATGTTTTTGTTTTTTTCTTTCATACTAATAAGTAGTAAAAAATTTTCAACAAGTTGTGCGCCAGGATGAATATCACGTATTGTGACTATTCTTAATTTTGAATTATTAATCTATAAGTTTTTCATAACTTGTTTTTATAATTTGTTTCTTTCAATTATATATACGCAAATATAAGACAAAATGTTCTATAAATGCAAATCTTTTTTAATCTTTTTTTACAAATCCCTTATTTTACTGGGACTGTAGAGTAAAATTTTTTTAGTCTTCACTGCTCCCGTTTGCAATCATTTTGATGATGAACGCAATTATATGAGCAATCAACCATCCAATTCCAAGGTCTGCATAAACAATATAATACATTATAAGCAGCCTTGGAAACACTAACGAACCCAATACATCAAAAAACAAAGGGACATTGTTATGCGGAATTCCTCCAGCAAGATAAGCTATAAATAAACTTATCCTTGGAAAGAACAAACTGAATAATAGTAATAACGTCATTAAAGCAATCTTTTTAGTACCGCATCCCAATCTGGATACTCCTCATTTCCAAACATTATGTGCTCACCAATGAACTCTCCAGCTCCATACTTAACTCTGTCATCAATTAAATAATGCCCCATGTAGTGACCTTTATGGAAGGATAGGTCCATTTTCTTATAGAAGGTAGGGAAATGTTCTTCAACCCACTTTCTCTTATCAGAGAAACAACTTATATTCCCCCAAGATGGTGCAGACACAAAACATAACTCATATTTACCTGAGTTTTCAAGTATCTCAATCGCCTCTTTTGCTCCTGGATATAGAGGCAGGTCTTTATAAAAACCTTTAATATGCCTGTATTCACTCCTGTCAGCAAACTCTCTAAATGTAAGTCCCATTTTTTTAGCCTCTTCTGTTGCTTTAGGAACAAAATCTGCAACAACACCATCCATATCAATCCATACCATCTCTTTTCCACCATGCACTTTTGTTAGTGCATCCATGATTTCTTCAACAGTCTCTTTACTTAAATAACTTTTAATCATATCTTATATATTACAATCTTCACACATCTCTGAAATAAACTCCGTTCTGTGCAATAAATCAGTTCCGCATGATTTGCAATAACCAAGCCCGTTCTTACCATTACTTTTAACTCCAGCTTTTTCAAGCAAATACTCTGTTACTTGCTTCCAGGTTTTAAATTTCCCTTGATGTCCGAACCTCATGAATTCTCCTCTAAACTTTGTTTGTCCATGAATGTCCCAGTCATCAATAAGGTAATCACCTTCTTCTCCAATTCTCTCTTTCTTTGGAACCAAGTTTAAATTCTCAAGAGCCTCAAAGCCAACGTTATCCCTAACCCAGACCGCTTTTTCTGTATAAGAACCAAGATTGTAAACAGAAGGCCTTGTGCAGAACGCCATATCATAATGCTCTCCAAGAACTTTCCAAGCTTCTAAAAAACCTGGCATTGGCTCCATACTTGAGAAGAAGCCTATAATTGATTGAGGGTATTGATAATCTGGATACTTAGCTTTATATTTATTCAACTGCTTACTGAATTGGACCGCTGTATCATCCATGTCTATGTATACTGTTGGTTTTCCGTCTACCATATCTATTCTCTTTTTTATAAATTATCACATTCCAATCTCCACCAGCAAATATAATAAAAAATTTTAACTATTTATAATAAAAAACAAATTAAATTATGGGAAATATAGGGATTTACAAAATTACAAACAAATTAAATAAAAAAATATACATAGGAAGTTCTATGAATATAAAAGCAAGAATATCTAAACACAAATCGCAATTAAGAAATAACAAACACAAAAACAGTCATCTACAAAACTCATGGAATAAATACGGAGAAGATAATTTTAAATTTGAAGTCGTAGAAACTGTTGATAGTTTTGAGTTACTATTAGAAAGAGAGCAATTCTATTTAGATAACACAAAAAACAAATATAACATACTTAGCAAAGCATACGCAAGTTATGGCTACAAGCACTCTGAAAAAACAAAAAAACTTTTAAGCGAGCTTGGAAAGATGAAAACTGGAGATAAAAACCCATTTTATGGCAAAACTCCTTCAAAAGAATCAATAGAAATAATTAGAAATATAGGAAAATCTCAAACTGGAGATAAAAACCCATTTTATGGCAAGCACCACACCAAGGAGTCTAAAGAAAAAATGTCAAATTCTCTTAAAGGAAGAAAAATGCCTGAATCATTTTTAGATAAACAAAAAGGAAACACAAGGGGAGCTAAAGAATTTTCAGTCACAACACCAAGCGGTACTATGTTTACTATTGTAAATTTAACAAAATTTTGCAAAGAAAACGACCTTAACCCAAGAAACGCAATTGCAGCTGTAGCTGCTGATAGAAAATACAAGGGATATTATTTTAAGAGAATTTAGATTTATATTTTTCTATATTTTTAAAGTCATTTTCCCACACCACAATAGTCACATCTTCATTAAGTAGTTCTTCTGATATTATTTTTTCTATAACATAAAAATCACCACCCGCAAGCCCAGAGCCTATAAGAGGTAAGCCAATTTTCTTTCCAGAAAATTCAGACTTCATCGCTTTCATACACCCTCTAATTGCATCATAATCAGCATTTATGTTTCTACCTTTGTAGTCCCACTGAGTGTACATGTTTAGAATTGTGATATTATCATTAGACCATTGAGTATAAGTTCCAAGCTTACCTTTATCTGCAAAAGCAGAAGCTTTATCTGCAGAATAAGCCTGTGGATACTTTCGCTTGACTGTAAGGGCGATACCCGCTCCAAAAACACAATAACAATTACAGCCATGTGCTATTACGTCAAAATCTCTTTCCGCATCTCTTACAAGGTCTCCTTTTGTATATTTAATTTCATGCTCCATAAGCACAAATGTAAACAAAAAAAAGCGAATCATCTAATAATTCGCTTTCTAATTTTAAAACAACCTACGCTGCTTGTGTTTAATTGTTATCTCTCCATAAAGTAGAGCATCACTCTTATCTCCGCAATCTCCATAATCAAAATCTCTAAAGGCTTTAATTTCAGTCACCTCACACTCTGGTATTAATATAGTCTTAACTGTAACTCCAGTTGGGTCAAGAATATGAATTTTAACTTCTCCAACTTTAGGAGACCCTTCGAGTTCTTTAAGTTTTTCACAAATATCAATTTCAGCATTAGGAAACAGCATCAAAACTCTAAAAGAAGAATAATCATCTTTTATAATCTTTTTTGAATGGGCTAATTTTTTTTCAGAGTGAACATCTGTTCCAACATATTTATACGACTGAAAGAAATAAGGTGGTATGCCTGGAAATTCTACTTTAAATCTATTTTTTCTATAAGGCTCATACTCAGGCACTGGCTCAAATAATCTTGTTCCCTTTTTTTTATCATCTTCAAACTTAAAGTATTTTACTTCTGGCTCTTCATCTGGACCTTCTGTGAAAGGTTTTTTCCCTTTAGTCCAATTTATTTTACCAGTATCTGAACTTTGATGTATTCTTCTAAATTCCCCTTCTTTTCCTTCTTCTGGTTTCATAAATGTTTTATTAAACCACTCTTTTACTTTATCTACTCTTTTCATAATATGATGTTTTTTAATTATAAGCATGTTGTACCGCTTTTTTAATAACTATTTATTAAAAAAAATAGTAGACTTATGAAAAACAAAAAAGACTTTTTAGACGGAGACCATTCTTTCAAGAAATGGTTTTCAATAATGTGGAAAAACGGTTACATATTCTTGTTTTTTTGCTTTTTAGCAATAACAATAGTGGGAGCATTTTTCTCTGAACGATTTGAATTTGACCCAGAAGAAAATTGGAACTGGTTTATGGCTGGATTTGGCGTTCTTGGCATGAGCCTTATTGCTTATAAGGGATTTTGGCAATTCTGGAACGACCTTAAAAACGGAAGAAGCAGATAACAAAACAAATAACAAAACATAATATGAAAAGACAACAAAACATCATATATAGAATGCTTGCTTACATAGGCGAATCTGTATATGACAAGAAAGGTGGAAAGGTTTCATCTACAAGAATGGCATCTTATTTTATACTTGGAGGTATATTGACATCAATGCTTCTCCTTGTTGGAATAGAGCTCATTAATGCTATTATTATGTGGAAGCAAGGGCTTGGGTATGTTATACCAGGAGAACACATAACAATATTTGGTATGGTCCTGGCTCATCACCTTACTCTTCTTGGTATTAACAAATATGCAGAAAGAAAAGTGGATGTTGCTACACAAGACAAACTTAGGTCTCATAACCAAATTAACCCAAGAGACATACCCACAGAAGTTCCTGACTCTCCAAAAGATATAGAGGAAGGTCCAAGCGACTCTAATATGGAATAAATTAAAAAGACTCGAATTATCGAGTCTTTTTTTTGTCTTGTAGGTAAGTGTTGTTTTCTAAAATTAGAAACATGTTTTCGGTATTCTGACAATGCTCTAAAAACATCTTCCTGTCATCAAAAGATAGTGAAAAAAACTCTCCCTGAAGCTCTCTTCCATCTTCGTCCTCTTGTGATATTGTAAATATGAAACAAAAATACAAAATCATAATTGATAAATCAAATTTATTTTAAAGTTTTTTATTTTTTTTTAAAAACCCAGACAGCCAGGGCGTTTGCGGCAATATAGGATTTGTTAAAAAAATTTTAACCAAATTGGAAAGCTCCAGAAAAATGCTTACTATTTATAATAAGAATCTAAAAAAACAATATATGTCAGAAGAAGAAAAAAACTCAGAAAACTCAGAAAACGAAGAGTTAATGCAAGAGCGAGAGTCAGATGGTGGAAGCGCTATGGAATTAGGTTATTTAACAACCGCAATTCTTGACTATTATGAAACAACAGCAACTGAAGGATTTGATGAAGGAGAAGGTTGGAAGGCTGGAAGCGAGCATGACAAAAGAAAAAAAGGAGTAGAAATTCCTGCTGATTTAAACGCAGAAATAAAAAAAGCCTTTATAGTTCAAATTAAAAAATTTCAAAAGTAAAATATGTTTGAGGACAATAACCTATGGTTTTTCTTATTCGCTGTAGTACCAGCAATATTATACTCTCTGTTCATTTATCACAGAGCGCCAAAGGGTGTTGTTAAAAAAAGACCAATGTGGAGTTACATAATTATTGGACTCTTGTCTATTCAAATACTCAAAACTATTCATTTCTTATTCCCTCACATTCACAAACACATTGAATACCACGCAGTCGCACACGACCTTGGTGGGGGTAGACTTATATTATCAGAAGAACCTACTATATGGGCAATATTTGTATTTGCATTCTTCCAGGTTGCATTCTTTGAAGAAATATCTAAGTGGTTTGCATTCAGAGTAGGTAATGCAGTAAGAGGAGATACCAGAGATGGTAGAGATTCAGCATTTGCTGTAATGTTCTATTCTGTTATGATTGCAGTAGGATTCGCAGTATTCGAAAACATTCACTACGTTAGCAGAGTTCTTTGGGGTGACCTTCAAGGAGTTGACCCGAACGAGATGTTAATGATTAGGTCAATCAACTCAGTTGTGGTACACATGCTTAGCGGTCTATTTATGGGATACTTCATCGCTCTTGGTAGAAGATGTAAGAATATATTCAAACATGCAGGATATACGATGCTGGGACTATTAGCGGCCACTCTATTTCATGGACTCTATGACTTCAATCTTATGAAAGGGGTTACTGATGCAGATTTTGTAAGCATCTTAGGTCTTGACTTCCATATTGTTAACAACATTATGATTATAGGAGCTCTTATTGTTTCTTGGTTCATGGGAAAACATCTTCTAAAAGTTGACTACAACAACAAAGGTTTATTGAGGTAACAATAGAGCGCCACTCTTAATCAAAGCTGGCAATTCATCAAACAAACAATTTAGCAAATCAAACAAGCTTAATTTAGCGTTTGATTTTATTGATGCGCCTTCGCTAATAAATTCTATGCTTTCATCAATATAAACAGGAAGTCCTGAAATGTTTTTGATGCCATCTCCAGCTGCAGTTTTAACAAACTCAATCTCTGGAGTCATATACACAAACTCTTTATCGTCTTCTAACTCAATTCTAAATTTCTTATAGACTCTAATTGCTTTATACTCTATTGGTAACTGTGTTGCTGATACAAGCGCTCTAACAACTTCGTATTCTTCAGAAAAAACGCTCCTAACCAAACCTTTGGCATCATAGAAAAAGTGAATTAAATCAGCGCAAGTTATACTCTCTCCAAGCTCTACATCCAACATAAGTATGCTTGAAAGAAATTCTGACTTGTCTTCTAATTTAGACAAGTCAGCAAGTTCTCCTCCAATAGATACTCTGCCTCCAGAATCTATTTTTAACATTCTCATGATTTAGCTACTATTTTATTATTCTTCTTATCGAATGATAACTTAATTTTAGTTCCCTCAGGAAGATTGTCGTTAAGAATAGCTTTTGCAATCACATTCTCCACGTTTTGAGTAATAGCTCTCTTAAGAGGTCTTGCTCCATATTCTCTATCGTAACCTATCTCTACCAAATAATCCTTAGCAGCTTTAGCGATAGTGATTTCGTAACCTTTTTCTGAGATTCTATCAATTGTTTTCTTGATTTCAAGCTCTACGATTTTAGCAATATCTTCTTCGCTAAGAGGGTTGAATACAATTTTTTCATCAATTCTATTTATCAACTCTGGTCTAAGGTGTTTTTTAAGTTCAATACCAACTATTTCAGCAATATTTGCATGCTCATCATTGTTAACTCCAAAACCAAGAGTTTTCTTGCCCATTATCTTATCAGTACCAATATTTGATGTCATGATGATAATAGTGTTCTTAAAATTAATTTCTCTTCCTGTAGCATCAGTTAAAATACCATCATCAAGAATTTGAAGGAAGATGTTAAAAATATCTGGATGCGCCTTTTCAATCTCATCAAAAAGCAAAATAGAGTATGGCTTGTTTTTAACAGCCTCAGTAAGTATACCTCTATCTTCGTGACCTACATATCCTGGAGGTGAACCAATAAGTTTAGTTACATTGAATTTCTCCATGTACTCACTCATATCAAATCTAATAAACGCATCTTCGCTGTCAAACATAAAATTAGACAATTGCTTCGCTAAGTGTGTTTTACCAACACCTGTTGAACCTAATAATAAAAATGATGCAATTGGCTTATTAGGGTCTTGAATACCCAACCTCGAACGTTGTATTGCTTCGCAAACTTTTTCAACTGCTTCATTTTGACCAATAACTGTTTTTTCAAGATAGCTCTTCATGTTGATTAATCTCTCGTTTTCATTATCTGTCATCTTTGTAATAGGAACTCCAACGTGATTAGCGATTACTTCTGCGACATCCTGAACGGTTACAACCACTCTTGTTTCTCTAAGCTTTTCTTCCCACTTAATAGTTTCTTCTTCTATCTTCACGAGCATTGCTCTCTCTTTGTCTCTAAACTTTGCTGCATCTTCGTATTTTTGACTCTTTGCAGCATCGCTCTTCTTTTCCTGGATTCCTTCAAGCTCTTTTTCAAGTTTCTTGATTCCTTCTGGAACTGGCGTGTTATTCAACTTAACTCTTGAACCTACTTCGTCCAATGCGTCAATAGCTTTATCTGGAAAGTTTCTGTAATTAACATACCTATCAGTAAATTCAACACACTTCTCAAGAACTTCATCAGAATAAATCACATTGTGATAATTCTCATACCTTTCTCTAAGCTGCTTTAGAATCTGTAAAGTCTCTTCTGGCGAAGGGATGTCTACATAAATTTTTTGAAATCTTCTTTCAAGAGCGGAATCGCTCTCAATAATCTTCTTGTACTCATCAACCGTTGTAGCACCGATTACCTTAATCTCACCTCTGGCAAGCGCTGGCTTGATGATGTTTGATGCATCCATAGAGCCAGATGCTCCACCTGCTCCAACTACATTATGAAGCTCATCAATGAATATAATTACATCTGGACTTCCTTTTACTTCTTTTAAAAGGTCTTCCATGCGTTGCTCAAATTCGCCTCTATATTTAGTTCCAGATACAAGTGAGGTAAAATTAATCTCAACTATTCTTTTGTTAAAAAGCCATCTATCAACTTGCTTGTTAGCGATTCTTAAAGCAAGACCTTCTGCGATAGCAGTTTTACCAACTCCAGCCTCTCCTACAAGTACAGGGTTATTTTTCTTTCTCTTATTGAGGATTTGAACTAACTTGTCAACCTCTGCATCTCTACCAACAACAGGGTCAAGTCCACCTTTAGTGGCCAACGCTGTTAAATCCTTTCCATAATGGTCAAGGATTGGAGTTTTGCTCTTACTATTCTTTTTGATTCTATCTGTATTAGAATCATCGTCTTCTGGTCCAAAAGCTCTTCTGTCCATAATTATCTCTTTAAATGTTTGTAAAATTTAAGAATTTTAATCCAAAAAACCAAGAGAAAACAAAAGGTTCTGTATATTTTTTAAATTACTCCTTTAACCTTTTATATACCAGCTCTATAAAGATTATCTTTTCATTATCTTTTAGAGCACCTATAGATTGTACATCGTATTTTTCTGTTGGATATGTTCTTCTGATTTTGTCCCAAAAGAATTCGAAACCTTTTTTCTCTATCTCATTTGTAGTAATTGAGATTACCACCTTTTCCATCGTTTTTAATACTAAATCCATAATTTCTAAGTTTCCTATAAATAATCAGAAGAAACCAATAAATCACTGTATAAGCAAACTAAAAAATGGCTAAACTCCTAAATTTGAATAAAATTGATGATTTTCTTTCAAATTGTTGATAACTATTTCTGCTATGTCGAGAATATTAAAGAGACTTCTCTTTGCTTTTTCCACATAAATACCTTTAACAAATTCCTCCATTGGAAATCCGTATAGGTCATTGTTTTCAGAAACTTCATCCCAATTCATCAAATAATCTTCTTTAGTGTCTATTTCCTCTGGAAGCCTTACGATGTCATCTTTCTTGTGATAAGGAAAACTATTGTGACCACCAACTACCGAATGAGATGGGTGTTCCTGCTGCATCGCCTCATGCAACGCTCGCCTTATTTCTTCTCTTATTTCTTTTTCTTCCATTACCTATATAAATATGGCAAAAAAAAAAGGTAGACACATTGCCTACCTTTAATATTTTTAAACTAAAACTATTTCTTATTTTGACACCAAGGAAACAACGTTCTTAGCTTGCTCATAGCTCATTGTAATTTTTACATTATCCTTGTCATTCATGTCAGTAATTGATAATAGATTACAAACGGTAAGGAAATTATCTACAACCCTCTTATCATATACGATATTTCTTGACTCAATATCTTTAATCAAACCTTTTATTGGAGGTATAGTATCTCCAATAACTCTTTTACCATCTAAGAACAAAGTATCCAATAAGCTCATGTAAATAGGATTTGACTCTATACCCTGAAGTATTGCTGCAAAACTTTTCTTTGGTTCATCTTTTTTTTCGAATTCACCATTTTCACCTTCAACATACTCAGCTACTTCTTCGCTTTTTTCTTCTGGGAAATCATGACCAAAATCAAGAATTTCAGAGTCAGCATCCACGCTATTAATTGCATCAACAATTTTTTTCTGCCTTTCATCAGAGTTTTCTATTGCCTCATCTAAATCGGTTTCTTCAACCAATTCTTCTATCACCTCTTCTGGTTCATGTTTTTTGAATCTGTCTCTTAGACGGCCTAAAAACCTTTTTTTATCATCTTCTGGCAGCCTGTTTCCTTCATTGTTAGCATCATATATGTTGCTGGCAAATATAACCAACAACACAGCCAATGGGTCAAATACAAATATAAGCATTAATATGAACCAGTTTATAATATCATCCATAGGCCTATCAAGAACTGTTGACATATATTTAAGTGGCCCTATTTCTGTAGCTATGTCTGAATTTTGAAGGTCGAGTATTTCGATGTCTAAATCTCCAATCTCTTGATTTATCACATTTACTTTTAAAGCAATAGTATCCAGTTCAGCTTGAAGCTTTTGAATCTCCTCTGTTGACTGCTCTATAAGAATTTGTGTTTTTTTAGCACTACTGCTCCAGCCTTTATTATAAAGCGAATCAAGACGAGCCTCCTGCTGAACCCTTGTGTCATTAAGTAAAGTAACTCTATCAGATTTTGATGTCTTGATTTCGTCAATACCAGCGATTTGAGTTTGCTTCTGCTCTTGTTGCTTCTCTATCAACTCTATTTTACCTTGAATTTTGTCTAATTGAATTGACGTTTCAGAGTAAGCTCCTGCCAGGAACCCATAAATACCTGAACTGGTAATAAGCATTACAGCCAACACCATAGCTGTTAGCGTGTATTTCATCCACCACTTTGTCTTGGTCCAATATCTGTGAAGCGCTGCTGTAGTAGCAAGCTTACCAAACTCTATAAAGGATGCCATAATGATAACCTCAAGAGCGGCACCACCAAATAATTTAGACAATCCTGAAATAGAAAAGTACGCTGCAGAACCAGCGAGACCAAGAGCCGCCAACACTATAAGTAGCGTCCAAAAGTACTTATTAAAGAATTTTTTCATATGCAAATTTAAGATTTTTAAACATAAAAATCAAATAAAAATAACTTATTTTTCCCCTGGAGCAAGGTCAGTGTGAGAGTTGTCTCCTATCCCGTGCTTGCGCTTGAAGTTGCTAAGTATTTTTATAAGAAATGATGTTGGCCTACCTTGAGTTTCGCCATTAGGCCTAAGGTTATCTAAGTGTTTCATTGTCCACTTATTCGGTCTTCCATCTGGAAGTATGTATTGTTCATTATTATGATACCATCTTTGACCATCCCATACATACAAAGGATGTTGTTCTCCATAAGAATACGCTGCATACATTTGACCAAGGTCTCCCAAATCTTCACCATAAGTGTGTGAGCCAACGAAGTTTTGTCTATTCGCAACTTCCTCTGCAGCATCTTTATTGGAAATTCTTTCTTCCTTATAAAGTTCTTCTTTGAAAACTTTCGAAAACTCTTCGTTTACTATGTCTGTAAGCTTTTTCATACAAAAATCATTTAATATAAATAGTCTAAAAAAAAGGTGTCATAAGCCGTTATTCTATAAAAAAGGCAACATTATTTTTAAATTTACGTATATAATATATACCTTTAAAGTAATATGGGACTAAAATACAAACTTAGAAAACTACGAGTAAGGCTCAAAAAATCTAAAGATAAAGACTTAGCTTTGGATGACGTTCAAGAAAAAGCTATTGCAGTTGTTATTCAAATGATTAACAGTAGCAGTAGCGAATTAATCATGGACCCCAAAAATTCAAGAAAAGGCGTTAAAAATAAAGACTCATTCATCTGCATTAGAAGACATAAATTAACTATTATTAATGGAGGATACCCTTATGATGTACCTATTGATGACAGGATTCATGACCATATTACAGAAAAATTCTACGAAAAACTAACAAGAAGATTTAATGCAATTGATTGCCAAATTGATTCTATGGTAAAAGAGAATTTAGACACCATAAAAGATAATCTAAAAAATAAAGAATCTTAAATTTTCCAAACATTTTCTTTTTGTTTACGTATAACTTAATTGAACCAATAGAACATTAAGTTATGCTATACTATTTTGATAAAGAAAAACTTGAATATAGATTTGCTAAAAAATCATTAGCAATAATTGTCACATCAACTCTATTGCTAATTGCAGTTGCTGTACTCTTTATAAGCTCGCTAATGGCTAATAAAAGAGTTGAGAAGAAAATTAATGAAAATCCGAACATTATCAACCTATCCTCAATGGAGCCAGAGGAAATTATAGTCGTTGTCAATAACGCTGATGAATTCTCTGAAGAAAAACTTAAAAACTATATTCTTGAGTTAAATATTAAATTTCCAGACATTGCGTTTGCACAAGCGAGATATGAAAGCGGAAACTGGGGGACCAATCCTGGCGCTAATATGTTTGAGAAAAACAATAACCTTTTTGGAATGAAGTGTGCGACCTCAAGAACAACAACTCACAAGGGAGAGCAAAATGGTCACGCTTATTATAGTCACTGGAGAGAAAGTGTTATTGACTATGCTATGTGGCAGGATGCCTACGCAAGAGATTTGAAGACCAGAGAAGATTATGTCGCTTACCTCAAGAGGGTGTATGCCGAGGGAACATATGTTTCTATCATGCAAATCGTCAAAGAGGTTAGAAAAAAATACCCAGAACTTTACGTCAAGTCTTATCCAAAATTAGATAAATAAAAAAACCCTCCAGCATTGCTGAAAGGTTCTTTTAATTTAATAAACAAAACTTAATTTAGAATGGTAAATCATCCTGTGCTTTTGCGTTAGCAAAATCATTTGTTGCAACATACTCCTTAGTTTGCGCTTGAGCCTCTGCAACTGGTGCATTAGCTTTTTGTGCTGGAGCAGAGTTTTGTGCTGGAGCAGAGTTTTGTGCTGGAGCAGCGTCAGTACCGTTAGCTTTTGTTCCAGTGAACAAAATTTTGTCAGCAACTACTTTAGTAGAATAAAAAGTAACCTCTTGACCATTAACTTCTTTTACGTAGCTATCAGTCTTTAATTTACCTTTTACGATAAACCCAGTTCCTTTTTTTCCATAACTTCCTAAGAAATTAGCAAGACCATTCCAAGCCTCAACCTTAACCCATTCAGTAGTTTGAACTCTATCTCCACCAGCTTTAGGCGCATAAGAGTCGTTAATTGCGATAGACATGTTTGCAACAGCCTTATCACCATCTAATTGTTTTACTTCTGCATCAGCACCTAAAGTACCCATGATAGTAACATCGTTTAATCCATTCATGATTTTTAATTTTAAATTATTATTTGTTTCACTTAATTAGACTACAAATCTATGTCACTTTTAGTTAACATCCAAATTTATTTTGACTTTTTTGATGTATTTATTAGAAACAACTCATTAACATTACCAAACAATGAACAAAGACGTTAAAAAAATAATTTCAGAAGCATTCAATGAACTATATAAAGATTTGATTTCTGAAGCAGAAGCTGGTATGAATCCTGCAGACAAAGCAGCAGCAGATAAAATGATTGCAAGAGTTAAAACTTATGGAGATGCAAGTGGGTTCTCAAACAATGGAGCAAACACAAAGCAGAATGATGTTTTTAACTACATATTAGATGCGCTTATTTCTGAATACAAAAGTACAGAAGACCAAAATACTAAGCAAAAAATTAAAAATGGTATCCAGGGAGCTTTTTTCCCAGCAATGAATGCAGATGGAAGACCCAACAAGACATTAAATGTACTTATGGGAAAATGGCCAGGAAAAGATAGAGATGCAGTTCAAGATGCTGCAGCTTCAGCGTATGAATCATTCATGAAAAACTTTGATGGGTTTATAGACAAATACACACCTGGAGCTGGAAGTAGTTTTGGTGGAATTGTTTTAAACAACTTGAATTCTAAAATGTATGATGTAATTCAAAAAGGATTTAGAGGAAAAGGCCTTGGTGGAACTCAGGATACTTATTCAAGAGCTGGAAACAGCATGGGCTCTATGGATGACCCTTATGGAGACGATAGCACACTTGGAGCGACAATGGCTGACCCAAACTCATTAGGAGCAGACAATGACACTGAAGCATCAATATCGGAAGACCAAGATTTATTGGCAATCGTTAATGGATGGCTTAAGAATAATGTTTCAGAAAAACAATACATCGCCTTTAGAGAACTTACAAAAGGATTTACTCCAAATGAAGTTGCTGAAGATTTCCCAGAGCATTTTGGAATTGGTAAAGATGTTTCAAGAAATTTCGCACAATTACTTTCGAGAAAAGAAAAAGATGAAGATGGAAACACTGCCCTTACGCTTGACAGACTTAGCGACATGCTTTCTTATGCAAAGAAAAGAGATATTGACTTGAAAAACATAGTTCTTAAAAATCTTAGACAAACTATCTCTCAAGACCCAAGCTTCTCTGGGGATGGAAAACGTTCTTACGTATCTTCTCCTGAAACAAAAGCGGCTCTTAAAGATTTGAGCGATTCAATGTATGAACTTGGTCCAGATGTTTTAAGCAAACTTGGAGTTAAAGATAAAATTGATTTCCAAAATGGAGCTCAAATTTCAAAAATTATAAACAAACTTACTGTCCTTGGATTGGAAAGTGAGGTTCGTGATATTGAAGATGCTTGGGCTGATGTTAAAAGAACAAGAGATGCCTCAGCTGATTATGGTAAAGTAACTAACTATGCCGACAAAGTAGATGAAAGCGGTATCGCAGGAATGTTTGAAGGACTTGATGTCTATGATGGTTTCGATATAGAAATTCTTATGAACAGAGTTATGCAAAGATTATCAAAATAAACTTAATTTTATAAAATTAGAAAAGACACCTCATTGGGTGTCTTTTTTTGTTATAACAACAATGCTTTAAAGTTTTGATTGTCTATCTGCTGAGGAACCCCATCGACAAGTTTATAAATATTAAGGTCTGAATCAAATAGAACTAAATCATAATTCATATCTTCTTCTGTAAGAATTTTGTCATTCTCCATATCCTTAATTCTCACGATGTGCCTCTTGAGTCTTGACGCAAACATTTTATCAACTTTATCGTGAAATTCTTTATTCATAAGTTAATGTACTAAATTTATTTATTATCGTATTTTGATTTTTTAGCTTTTGCGTAAATACCAATCGGTAAAATTATAATACCAATAATCAATGGTAAAGTACAGATGCCTAAAATTAACCACGCATTAGCGACATATCTTTGTGCATACCAAGGTTTTGATGCATCCATCTCATCTTCTTTAATTTTTTGCATATTCTGTGCATATTTAACCTCAAATTCAACATCGGATAATTTAACAATTTCAGATAAGTATTTTGTTAAATCTTGGAGATGATAATTCGCATTTTGGACCTCAATTGAGTTATCAAAAGAGCCAAGCTTACGTCTAATCTCAATTGTAATTTTCGTGCTTATATCTGAAATTTTAGTCATATTAAAGTCAATATAGACACCTAATGATAAACCCTCAAAGCATTCAAGAATAACTTGGTTAAGAATGTCATTCTCATCATGAATTCTATATTTACCATCGGATGTGATATAAATTTTAGAAATAGATGATTTTACTTTTTCTATTGGGAAATCAATTGTGATTTCTTTCTTTGGATTTAGAATGCTAATCATTTTTACTTTTTTGTTTTTAAATTATTATTACTTATTTATACGTTAAATTTAAAGAAATGTTTCATGATTTCTAAAAAATCAGTTTACAAAGATAATAAATTTTTAATTAAACGAATAATTCAAAATTTATTATCTTTAGTTTTAGTATTGACATGCACAACATTAGAATAATCATACCCATCATTCCTATCATTCCTATCATTCCTATTATTCCAGTTACCAGAGTCTTTCAGTTTCTGTAAAAATTCTTTAGTCTTGTCTGTCATATATTAAGTCAATTAAATTATTCATAAATCATAAAATATAGTTTATGCTTTGAGCGACTAACAGCTACGTAATGAATATTCTTAGACTCTTCATCTTTTTCAGTAAAAGAAACTCTCTCCAGGCGTTTTTTTCCAAGCTTGTCGTAAATTCCGCACTCCTGAAGAACTTCTGGAGAAACAGAATTAACAACAACACACTCATCAAACTCACGCCCTTTACTCTTGTGTATTGTAGTAATAAATTTCTTAGACTTTTTGAACTGCTCTATGAACGTCATTAATTGGGCATCATTTTCGAAGTGACCCTTGAAGTTATTCATTTTACCTCTAAGGTGAGAATCTACATCTCCTCCTTTGTATTTCTTAATATCAGCATCGTTGATGAAATTGAAGTACTTCATTGGAACCTTCCTCTTTAGCAGTTCTTTCTCAAGTTTTCTAATTGTAGCATTTGTCCTAACCAGCACAACAACTTCTCCTGGTTGTTTCAACAATTCAACAAGCTCATCTAACCTAAGCATCACTTTCCTGTCAACATCACCTTTGTCTGCGCTATTTGCAGTCGCTGTAAGAGACGAATACTTATTTGAGTTCTCTACAATCAACTCATCACTTCTAAAGTTGACAGAGAGGCTCATTTCGGTAACATCACGCCTTTTCTTTAGCATTGACTCAAGTTTGCTACAGTTTGCTCCAGAGTATCCATAAATACTTTGATTACGGTCACCAATTAAATAGTAATACTTAGCATTTAACGAAAGAAGTGTTTGAAGCTGTATAGTACTCGTATCTTGATACTCATCTACAAATATGTAATCATACTTATCTCTAAACATCTTAAGCCACTTATTCTCTCTTAATAAATCACGAACCTCAATAAGCATGTCAGAAAAATCTCTTTTCTTTGTTACTCTTAAGAATTTTCTGTAATCATTATAAAACTGAGGAACTGGAGCCTTTACATTATCAGCAGACTGCAACTTAAATGAACCTATAGCTGAAGACAGCTGTTCAGCATCTTCATACATGTTTGCAATAAGTTCAAAGTGAGCCTCTTTTTGTTCTTTAGTAGCGTGACTACTTGGTTTATGCTCTTGTCTGAACCAGTTTAAAAACTCATAAAATGACGCTATCGCTTTATACTTTTTCATACTGGCAAGCAAACTATTAGAGAATGCATGTATAGTAGTAATCGTACAACCCTGTCCATGAGAACTTACTTTCTCACGAACTTGAATCCCTGCAGACGCAACCCTTTCTCTAAGCTCATCAGTGGCAGCTTTTGTGAAACTGAAAAATATAATCTTGTTTGGGTCAACACCTCTATCAACAAGAGACTTTAACCTTTGAACACAACTGAATGACTTTCCTGAACCAGCTGTTGCCGCAAGTATTAAAGAATCTTTTTCTGAATAATTTATAAATGCACTCTGCTCATCTGTATATTGAATCTCTGATTTTTTTGCGTGCGATGTACCTTCGAATAAATCAACTTGACCTCTGTCTATTGTAATTTCTTTCTTTTTTCCCATTTTAAAATTTCTTTTTCTAAAATCGCTTCAATATTTTTCTTATCATAATATGGTATTCTTAAAAGCTTTTTATTTGTTTTTTTGCAAAATTCATTTTTTATAGAATCATTTTCTTTAATCTTTTTAAAGTTCGAATCACTCTTTTTTGAAATTGTGAATCTGGGCTCAAAATGCTGCTCTCCATCATATTCAATGCACATATCATAATTTGGAAGGTAAAAGTCAAATGGAAGGTAGTTAATATTCTTACATTCATCAAATTTCTTTTGAGATTCATATAAAACCCTTTTGTTATCCAAGAATCTTTTGACCTCCCTTTCTCCGTGAGACAATCTACACCTTGGACACCCTTGTCCAGCTTTATGTTTCCCTGGAGACTGTTCAAAAACGCCATGATTTTCACAAATTATTTTAACTTTAGTTTTATCACCAACATATTCAACTAATGAATAATTATAATTATCTCCATGTACTTCTGCAAACCTTTTTATAGCATCAGATTTATCGTCTGTTTTCTCTTCTTTTGCACAACAAGGACATCCTATACCTTTTAAATGATTCCATATACATTGCTCAAAAACTCCATGTTTTTTACAAATTATCTTAGCCTTATCTTTAACTTTTTCATACCAAACCAAAGAATAGTCATATCTGCCGCTATGGACTTCAATGGCTTTGTTTATATTTTTCTCAACCCTATCTTTTTTTGATTTTTCGTAACATATCTTACATCTGGTTCCATTGTTTGGGATAATTATCCTACCTCCATCTGGATGTAGTTTACACTTTCTTGTTCTAACTTTTTTCATCTTTATCCTTTTCTATAAATAGGATAAAAGATTTTAAAAGAGCCGAAAAAACTTTTTAGTGCGCAACTATGAAGGTTAATTTATAGGGTCAACCACTAAGTTTATCTTTTTCTTGGCCATAATATATTAAACGTTTTGAGCCTGAGCTTGTTTTGCTTTTTCTGTGATTTTTCTAAGCAACAACTTAGTGTCTCCAGGCATATCTGAAGCATTAACACACCAATCATAGTAACTTGCATCAGCAAGCATCATATCGCCAATAAGATTGTTTTTGTACTTACCAAAATTAAACACTGGTCTTCCGTCATTATTTAAAATGATATTACCACGTACATCAAGAGCTTTTTTGTTTCTATTGAAGTTGTCATGAAGAGTGTTTGGGTTTGTATTTATAAACCTTGCATCCTCAGGATAAGCGGCAACCATTCCATTAAAAATGTTTACAGACTCAATATTTGCTTGCTCTGATTTAATTGGAGTATCCTCAAGAGTTTTTCCAGTATATCTTTCGATAGCTGCTCTGAAATCTCTTCTCTCCATATTGTGATATATTGAACTTAAGTCAATAATGTTTCTACCAACAATTGTAAATTCTATACCAGCATTATTAAACTCTTCTGTTAAGAATTTAAGGTCAAAATTTGTAAGGCTAAATCCAGCAAAATCAGCATCTCCTATAAACGAATATAAAGCTGCCGCAATTTCTTTGAAAGATTGGGCACCTGCAACATCTGCATCTGTCAAACCATTCAACAATGAAGCTTCGTCTGGAATTGACATTCCTGGATTCACCAACTTAGTAGCAATTTGAACTTGCCTTTCAGTGTCAACTTTAATTATAGAAATTTCTATGATTCTATCAGCTGGTTTGTCGCTGTCTCTTTTTTGAACTGGTTCTAATCCAGTTGTAGCAACCTTTAAAAATACCAAAGGTTTCTTAAGGTTTAATTTTAAATCTAAACTCATCTCTTCTAAATTTTTGTTATTTATAAAGCGAATATAGTGAAAATATTACACAAACTCACCATTGATGTAATTATTTCTTTCTTTTATTTTTTCATCACTCCAATTTTCTTGTACAGATTTGACAAAATTAACCTCCGTTTTTGAGGTCCAAAACAACTTTTTATAATCACTATTATATGTTTCAAAAAAAAGAAGACCGTCCTCGTCTTCTTTTATTAAGATGAGCTCTTGGCTATGTGGAATAACTTCGCCATCACCCATCTCTTTGTTTTTAACTAATATATAATAATCTACATTAACTTCTTTCATTATCTAATTTCACAATTTAAAAACTCTTTTAGTTTTGAACTATTATTAAACGTTCTTAACTTTTTAAGAGCAAATTCTTTAATCTGTCTAACTCTTTCGTTTGTTAGACCAATTTTATTTCCTATTTCAGCAAGAGTCATCTCTTCTCCTCCATCAAGTCCAAAATACATCTTTAAGATAACACCTTCTCTTTCTGTCAACTCATCTAAAACGTCTTCTATTTCAGTCTGAAGAGCATGTTTATTCATTCCGTTTTCCATCTCTCTTAATCCATCTCCAGCCATTGACTCGTGAAGTTCTGTAGCAGACTCATCTGACACAGTTGTGTTAAGAGAAATCTCTATGCCATTATCGGTATAAGCATTCCTAACCTCTTTTTCAGACAAAGTTGACTTCCCTTCTTCTTCATTGTAATAAAAATTACTAATCTCTTTTATAGTCGGCTCCCTACTAAGCTCTTTAGAAAGCGCTTCCGTAGCCTTTATCACCTTATTGATTGCATTGATTCTATTCACTGGCAATCTAACTGAACTTCCATTTTCGTATGCTGATTGCAATATAGATTGTCTAATCCACCAAACCGCATAAGAAATAAACATAAACCCCTTAGTGTCATCAAAACGCTCTACGGCTTTTATTAAACCTAAGTTACCTTCTTGAATTAAATCTTCCAGCGGCATCCCAGTATATGTGTATTCTTTTGCAACTGATAGAACAAATCTTAAATTACTCTCAATCAATTCTTTTAAAGCCCTTTGGTCTCCGTCTCTGGCTTTTATAGCTAATTTTACTTGCTCCTTTCCATCAACCTGGTCATACCTTCTAACTTCTTTGTAATAGCACTTAAGCGACAAGTTGTCTCTTTGCATTGTTTCATCTCCTTTCAACATATTCATCCTATTATTTATTAATCATTCCAGTTAAGCTGGGAAATGAATTTTTTGAACTTATTAAAGTCCTCTTCGTTGTCAATGTTTATAGCAGTTGTGCTTTCATTACCTTCTGAGTCAGCTCCAGTGGTATGTACTTGAAGGAACCTGCTTTCTTGCCCTCTTTCTCTAAAGCTAATCAAATCAACTTCTATAATACCAGAAATTTGCCCTTCAGGGTTTTTTGTTTCAAGTCTTATAAAAGTATTACTACCTTCCTCTGTGAGAACGTTGTCCGCAGATTCATGATGTGATAAATTAGTAGCAGGTGCCGTAGGTGCCGTAGGTGCCACTGCAGGTATTGCTGTAATCTTTTGTTCTTCTTGTACTTCTTGTACTGGAGGCCCCGTTTGTATGCTTCCCTGCGATGGGATTGCATTGCCAGGAAACACTCCTCTGTTGTTGTTATTATTTTCCATTATTCCACAATTTTTTATTATAAACAAATATAGTCAAAAAAAGAGCGGATTCCAAATTGGAACGCTCTAATCTCTTATTTTTTATAAAATTATAAATTTATTTTTTCTACACTGCACTTTGAACCGTTACAGCGTCAATGACTTGTTCTAATATTTCTTCTTTTAAGTCATCAAAAGATAATCTCTTTTTTGTATTCTTTGCATATATCAACTCCTCATTTGGTTCGTCAATATACCATTTTGCATTACCAATCTCAACAGTTGGAAAATCGAGCTTCACCTTCTTTCTCTGACCCTTACCTTGTCTGTGAGATTTTTTTTCTAAAGTATCAAAATCAACAGTCCCATCAGCATTTTTATCTGCTGTATCGTAAAATTTCTTTAATTGAGAAATTGACATTTGATGGTCGGTCCTGGTATCTTGCTGCAATTGGTTTGAGTTTCTAAAAAATATTGTCGTAATAACATTATCTCTCACAACTGCCCAAAGCTCATCCCCAACAGAAACATGCCCAGTCTCTGGGTCTTTAGATGAATATACAACTGGATATTTCTTTATCTGTATTGATGCTGATTCATATTCAGGAAAATTAACTCTCTTAATCAAATCTACAGCACCTTTTATTTCATCGTAATTAAACTTAGGTCTTGTATACATAGTGCTTGAAAGCCTGTCATGAACTCTATCTTTAAAGTGAGTTGATGGCGCTGCTTCATTAAACACTTCCATTATTATGTTTCTTATTTCTTGTTGAATGTCCATTAAAAAGTGTCTTTATATTTTAAGATTTGCTGCATTTTAACAGCATCCAATACAGTACCTCCTTTAAGAGTCATTGTGTATTCTTTAGATATTGCATTTTGAATCTCTTCGAAACTCAATCTGGTGTCATCAACCAAGAAACCTCTCTCTGAAAATGTGATAACATATTCAGATTCTGTGCCGCCATTAAACCTGACTGCTTTTGGCTTCATCTTAACCTTTGGTGCTGGAGCTTGCATAGGAGGAAACTCCTCGCTCAATAATGCGCCTTTTAAAATGCTTGAAATCTCTTCTCTTAATTCGTCCATTGCAGAAATACTTTCTAATAAATAGTCCAAAAAAAAAGGTGTTTAACTATTTTAAACACCTTTTTTTAACAATTTTATTAGAAATTCTAATTTTAGAATTCACCTTTTAACCTGGCCTCCATCATCTTCTTCATGAATTCTTCGTACTTTTTCTTTTCAGCACGTCTCTTGTTGATTACAGCTTCTCTTGCTTTAGCAACTTTGATACGAGACTCTCTTAAACGCTTATTTCTTTTTAAGCCTCTTTTTGCCTCTGCCTGTCTTTTTACTCTACTCTTAGGTTTTTTCATCTTTTCTATTTTTATAAAATATAAGAAACTCATTTTAATAAATCAAATTTTCTCATAATGTTCTTTAAGAAACTTTACTATTTCTCTCGATGGCACCTGAACCGCTCCGTTATCAATAGCTCTCTTAATCACATCTCCTTTGACATCATAATGAGGCCTATTCTTACCTCGCTTATTTTTCAAACCAGCATCTATTTAACCCTATCTCTTCTGCAAACTCATGCAAAGAAGAGATAGTATCAGCAACTAAGTGACACCACCCCTTCCTTGGAAAGTCTATTAAAAAAAACTGGTTGATTAGCTTCCACACATCAAACAATCATCTGGATTATCCAGGCTGCAGTTTAAGCCTTTTAAAGCCTCTTCTTCTGCGTCTGATAAGTCAACAGTGGGTTTTTCTATAACTGCAACTTGAGAAACCTGAGGCACCACTGGAGCCATTACTTCAGGAATTACTACAACCTCTTCTAATTTTTCAGAAGATTCTGTGTCAACTCCAAGAGATTTTCTTGCTTCAGCTTTAGCATTGCTTCTTAAGTAGTACATACCAGTTTTAAGCCCTTTTTTCCAACCATAGAACAATGCTTTGTTTAGTTTTCCAGCATTTGCATCACGAATAAATAAATTCATTGATTGTGATTGACAGATAAAAGCACCTCTATCAGCCGACATATCAATCAAATTGCTTGCTTTCATTTCCCAAACAGTTTTGTAAACAGACTTAATTTGGTCTGGAATGTTGCTTATAGTTTGAATTGAGCCGCTATTTTGTATCAACTTAACTCTCATCTCATCACCCCAAAGGCCAAGGTTTATTAAGTCCTCAACCAAATGTCTGTTTACAACAACAAATTCTCCAGACAAGGTATTTCTCTTGTATAAATTGTTTGTGTAAGGTTCAAAACACTCATTGTTTCCAAGTATCTGAGCAGTAGAGGCAGTTGGCATAGGAGCAAGTAAAAGTGAATTACGAACACCATATTTCATTACTGACTTTCTAAGTTTAGACCAATCCCACATTCCAGAAAGCGTTTCCTCATTCACGCCCCATAGGTTAAATTGAAATTGACCCTCAGAAAGAGGAGAGCCACTAAATGTTTTATATGCTCCATATGCATCTTCAAACTCTTCAGAATCTTGAAGAGTTAATTTCATTGCTTCTTTTCTAACTTTCTTAGATATATCGTTAGATGCTGTCATAGATGCAAAGTAAATGGTCTCAAAAATATCTTTATTTAACTTTTTAGCTTCATCTGATTCAAAAGGAATACCCATAAGAGCAAACGTATCCGCAAGACCCTGCACTCCAATACCAATTGGCCTGTGTCTCATATTCGATTTCTTAGTTTCCTTAGTTGGATACCAATTAACATCAATAACCTGATTAAGGTTTAGTGTAGTTTGATATGCGACATCATAAAGTTTTTCAAAATCATATTCTCTCAAATCCTTTTCTTTCGATTTAACTCTACCACTTGGTATTGTAACCATTTTTGGAAGCGCTATTGAAGCCAGGTTACATACAGCGGATTCATCTGGAGTCGAAACCTCTAAAATTTCTGTACACAAGTTAGAAGATTTGATTGTACCTATGTTTTTTTGATTTGACTTGTTGTTGGCCGCATCTTTATATAGAATGTAAGGAGTTCCAGTTTCAATCTGAGCCTCAAGTATTTTTGCCCACAATTCCCTTGCTGGCATTGTTTTTCTAACTTTACCTTCTGATTCATATTTCTCATACAAAGCTGTAAACGCTTTATTGTCATGTGAATCAAAAACATCAGAAAGCCCTTGGCATTCATTTGGACACATTAAAGACCAGCTTTTATCTTCTTCAACTCTCTGCATAAACAAATCAGGAACCCAAAGTGCTAAAAATAAGTCTCTCGCCCTAAGCTCTTCTTTACCATGATTTTTTCTAAGGTCAATAAACTGTTCAACATCAGCATGCCATGGTTCAAGATAAATAGCAAAAGAGCCTTTTCTTTTACCACCTTGATTTATCCACTTAGCAACTTCATTGTATGTTTTAAGCATTGGAAGTATACCATCAGCATATCCTCCAGTACCTTTTATGTAAGAACCTTTTGCTCTAACATTATGGATATGAAGACCTATTCCTCCAGCCCACTTAGAAATGTTTGCAACATCCTTAACAGTATCAAACAAAGAATTAATATCGTCACCTTTGTTTGCAACCAAGAAACATGAAGACAATTGAGGCTTCGGAGTTCCAGAGTTAAACAAAGTAGGTGTTGCGTGCGTAAATTGACCAGTTGACAATAACTCATATGTATTTTGAACTTGTTCAAAGTTATCTCCCCAGATACCCAACGCAACCCTCATATACATGTGTTGAGGTGTTTCAGCTATGTTACCAGCTATCTTCAATAAATAGGACCTCTCAAGAGTCTTAAATCCGAAATATTCGAAATCAAGGTCTCTATCATGAACAATCATTGATTCAATTTTTTTACCATTATTTTGAACCAGGTTATATAACTCTTCTGAAACAAGAGGCGCTGCCTCTCCAGTCTCTGGACTTATATAGTTATACAAATCTTCAACAGTCTCTTTGAAACTCTTCTTAGTTTCTTTTTTCAAAGAAGTCAATGCTATTCTCGCTGCTAATATAGAATAGTCTGGATGGACTCTTGTCATTGCCGCTGCAGTTTCTGCTGCAAGCTCATCAAGCTCTTTAGATGTTACTCCATCATAAACACCAGAAATAACCTTCTTGGCTATTTCCATATAATCAACATGCTCAGAATCTAATCCGTATGTTTGCTTTTTTATTCTTGCTGAAATTTTATCAAACTTCACCGTCTCTTCTGAGCCGTCTCTTTTTATTACTTTCATATTTTAACTTATTATTTTTTAAAAATCATCTTCGTCACCATCGAATGATAATGAGTTATCTTCAGCTGAATTACCAACACCAGATTTTGCGTAGTCACCAACTCTTTTTTCAAAAAAGTTAGTCTTATTTTCTAATGCAATATTAGACATAAAGTCAAATGGATTCTTAGTTCCATAAACTACAGGACACTTTAAATCTAACAACAATCTATCAGTAACATACTCAAGGTACTCAGACATAAGAGCTGAATTCATACCAATCAAACTAACTGGTAATGACTCTAAAATAAATTCTTTTTCAATATCAAGAGCAGATTCTATAATCTCTCTAATTCTTTCTTTAGGCACCTTATCAACAACGTGGTGATTGTGAAGGTGGACTGCAAAATCACAATGAAGAGCTTCGTCTCTTGAAATCAATTCATTAGAAAAACTAAGTCCAGGCATTAAATTTCTTTTCTTCAACCAAAATATAGAACAGAATGAACCTGAGAAAAATATTCCCTCAACCGCAGCAAATGCAATAAGTCTTTCAGCAAAACTATCTGAATCAATCCACTTCAAAGCCCACTCAGCTTTTTTCTTAACTGCATCAATAGTATCAATCGCATTAAACAACCTCTTTTGTTCAGCGCTATCTTTAACATAAGTATCTATCAATAAAGAGTAAGTTTCAGAGTGAACGTTCTCCATCATAATTTGAAATCCGTAGAAGAACTTTGCTTCTGTATACTGAACTTCGTTTACAAAATTCTCAGCAAGATTTTCATTTACTATACCATCTGATGCTGCAAAAAATGCTAACACATTTTTAATGAAATACTTTTCATTTTCACTAAGCGTTTCCCAATCTTTTATATCCTGCTCAAGGTCTATCTCTTCTGCTGTCCAAATGCTTGCTTGAGACTTTTTGTAAAACTCCCAAATGTCATCATGCTCAATAGGAAACAGAACAAATCTACCATCATTCTCTCTTAATATTGGCTCCATAAATTCACTTCCTTTTTCTTCTTTTTTTTCTTTCATTTTTTGTTTTTTTTTAATTTTTTAGGTGACAATTCCCTGCAGCATAACAATGGGTTACACTGAATAAATAAATGGTTTCAGCAAAAAACTAATTACTTTTACTAAAATCTTCCTTTTTGTTTAAGAAAATTGATTTGTAAATTAAAAGATGTAGTGATTGACTTTTTGAAATTGGCTCTTGAACGGGTCTGGCTCTTTTTTCTAAAATCTTTTTCATAAACTACAATCTTTATAATAAATAAATAACAAAATTCTTTATCCAAGAAAGATGTCAAATTAGTTTTTAACACCTCCTATACTTAAGAGGTTTAGCCAGAATTTGACGCTCCGTTATCTAAAAATAACGCAATCTCATCGAGAGATTGTTCGTTTTCTGCTGGCCTACTTGCAACAACCCCTTCTTCGTTTTCGTTTGCCATTTCAATCAAAACTCTGCTCGTATCAAACAACAGTAGTTTATAAAGCCCATCTTGACCGTTTCTGTTCTTAATTATCCCAAGCATAGCTCTACTTATCTCTTTCATTTCATCTGGCCTACCAAGCCCAAAAGCAAGGTCAACCGTTGCAATAATACCCAACGACTCCCCAATGTGTCCAGTATTAATTTTCTCCTCCTGAATCGCAGAACGATTTGTTTGGTGAGCTGTCCAAACTGGTATTCTGTAATTATTAGCAATATTCCTTAACCCCTCTGCAACATCTGTTAAAGCATGTCTCATTTCAGCATAAGAACCAAGAGGTTTCATAAGACCAAGGTAATCTACAAATATAATATCTGGAACGAAACCTTCAAGTTCAAGAGTTTTAAGATGCGCCTTAATTGTATTAACTGTAACACCGCCTTCAAGAAACTCTTTAATCTTTAATCCACCACCAAGCTTTGCAACATCTTCAAGCTTTTCTGTAATGTATTCTGGATACTCCCAAACATGCTTTAACTTAATGTCATTAATACACGCATCAAACCTCTGCCCTACCACGTCTTCTGATAACTCCATAGAATAGTAGACAACATTCTTACCTTCAAGAAGAGCTGTTGCAGCCCCTTTTACAAGCATCATCGACTTACCCCCTCCTGGAGGCGCAATCACAACTCCAAGCTCTCCTGGGGACAATCCGCCCCCAATATATTCATCAAGGTCTCTCATGAATGGAATCGGCATTCTAAAGTCTTTACTAAGCCTTTTGTTTACATCCTTAAAATAATCGTGACCAGAGTCTTTTGGCTGACCAGCCTTTAATGCTTCTTCAAAATCTTTTAAGATGCTATCCCACTTATTTTTCTTCCAATTTTCTGCTGCCCTAAGAATTACTTCTCTAACATTTCTTTTTACAAAAAACTCCCTCGATGACTCTTGAACTTCTACTTTGTCTTCAACTTTTAAGGCTTCTATTTTATCAATAAGACCAAGAATATGCTCTCTTGGAATACCTCTTTCTTTGAAGGATACTCTATCTCTCAGAGTTCCAAATCTGATAATAGTTCCTCTATCGTTGTAGTATTGTATACAGTAATCAACAAGAATTTTTTGGTAGCCGTCAAAATAACTACTTTCGAGAATGTCAACAATAGTCTCAGAAAAACCAGTCCTATCTTCACAAAAAACGTGAATAAATTTGTTCTGATAATTTGAGTTTAGGGCGCTATCCCCTTCGTCCTCTTGTGCAAAGGAATTGAATACATTGCTGTTCATATTACTCATAAGTTGTCTTTCTCTCTCCGTGCAAATATAGCACTTATTTTTCTAAAGTAAGCAAAGAAGTTTTAAATTATTTCAAACTTTCTTCGTACTCTTTCTCTTTGGCCATCAGATTATAGAATGGTCCAAAGAAATTATCTGTTCCAAAAAATTGATTGAATCCGTCTTTTGCAAACATCTTCATAGCATTTTCAATAGAACCTTCATCATTGAATGTACTGACTCTGATTTTATCTACTTCATCAATAGCTTCTTGGTTTAAGAAAGGTTTTTTAAGGTTCATTAACTCTGCGTTTCTATACAAAGTATCTTGAGCTTGAATTATTTTCTCATAAGTTTTTAACTTCTTCTTTTTCTGCTTCTCATAACATTCTTCTACCAATCTACCATAAGTATACTTTTCAGTAATCATATCTGGAAAATGCTTAAGAAGAGTTGGCACACCGACTCCGTGAACTCCAGAAATACCATCTGAACTATCTCCTGAAAAACATTTTAAAAGCAAAGCATTGTCAACAACGTAGCCATACTTTTCTTTAAAGTTGGTCTTTGTGATTATATCCATACTGTCTGGATTAACCATTGACACATTATCTGATATAAGTTGAAAGAAATCTTGGTCTCTACTGTAGATGTAGATATGTTCGTCAGGATTTTTGCAACCAAGTATATAATAAGCGATAAGGTCATCGGCCTCAATATAATCTAACTCCGCCTGCCTTACAAATAGTTCTTCCAGATAAACTTGAACGTCTATCTTTTGAGATAATAATTGAAAGTCTTCAGCATCTTTTTCATTGGTTATACCATGACCCTCAGTTGCAATGACTCTCGTCTCGTTCTCCCAATTCTTTTTTCTATTAGCCTTGTATGGCTTGTAGATGTTGTACCTTAGTTTTCCTGCGTGAAATCCGTCCCAAAAAACTATAACCCTGTCTGGCATCAATCTGTTTATAACAGATTTGGTACTATCTAAAAAACCAAAGGTGCCACCACAAAGCTTGCGATTGGCACCCATTAGGTCTTTTCTTTTATAAAAGTTCCTTTTAAGATTCCATTGCCCATCTATCAAAAGAGTTCTAAAATTTTTATTATTATCCATTTTTTTAATTATTTAAAAAATTTATTTATCCAACCATTACTTAAAGAGGCTTTATAAGCACTTTCGCTATTTTTTTGAAACTCTCCTTTTGTTTCAAATTTTTCAGCTTCAACAAAACATCTTTCTATGGTCCAATATCCATTTGGTTTTTTTGTCTTCATGTGAGGACAAAGCTCATCAAGCCAATTATTTTTAAACATTGACATATATGCTCCTGGGCTTTTTTTGTACAACTCTTTCTTTGCTTTATACTTCAAGGCCTCTTTTTTGCACTTATCTTTCGTCCAATAACCTTTGTGTTTTTTGATGATTTTATTCATATGAACACAAACATCATCGAGCCATCCATTTTTTCTTGCAGAATTATATGCGCTACCGCTCTCTTTTGCGAATATAGTTCTTTTTTTATAATTTATAGACTCTTCTATACACTTTTCTTTTGTCCACTTCAAATTTCCTCCACCAATAGCTCCAGCATCTGCTAAATTTAAAACATTATATCCATTTTTTTTATAAAACTCGATTTTATCTCCCTCCAAAATTTTAGCATCTTCAACGTCTATATAATCTGAATAAGATAATATTGGATTCATTCCAGTTTTTTTTATGTACTTAAAAACCCTACTTCTACCATCTCTCCTGTGTTTGTTGTCTCTTTCTTCAATATTATAAGTTAACCCTACATATACAGATTTATCGCCAAATTCATATACATAAACAAGTCTTCTGTATTTATTGCCAACAACTGACATGTGAGAACAAATTTCATTCAACCAACCATTTTTATTAGAAGCGTTATAAGCTCCTCCTGAGTTTGTTTTAAATTTAGACCTTAATTTATACTTCAACGCCTCTTTTTCACATTTTTCTTTTGTCCAATAATTTCTGTTTTTTCTATTCATTTTATCTTTTTATTATAAATACCAATAAAAAATTTACAAAATATATAATAAACGTTTTCATATATTTAAGCAAAAAAAAGCCAAGTGTTAATACTTGGCTTTTTCTTTTTACATTTCTTCTGTTTCTTCAGATATATCTTCAACTTCCATTCCCCACTCATGTGCGTGAGCAGCTTTATAAGCATCTTTATCTGCCTTTTCGTTTAAAATGAACCCATCGTCAGTACAAACAATTTTACCTTTTGTAGGCGTGGCGTTTGTAATATGGTTTTTCATAACAATCAAATCTGTTAAAAGACCAAATCCATATTCAACCTTCTTGCTGACAGCTTTAATCTTACTTGACCTTCCAAGTATTCCTCCAGTTCTAAACACAAGAGTAGATACATAATAAACACCATCTCCACCATAAGGAACCAAAGACGACTGTCCACCTGGAAATGTTGGAGGCGCAGTGTAAGCGTGATTAATTACAATCAAAGTAGACGTATAAGGAAAACTTGCATTCCTTGTAGCATTTATTCTTGGCCCAAGGTATCTTGTTATTTCCTCACGAAGAACTCTGGCAGTAACCATCATACCTCCACCACCTGAACCATCTTCCATTTTTCCAAGTTCTTTTTCAGAAGGCGTACCTCCGATAGAATCCCAAAGAAATAAAACATCATATGGTAGGTCTCCTTTTTCCTGCGCATCAAGAATTTCTTTCACATACTTACAACCTTCCTCAATAGTTGCAACGCCATTATGCACAATAGCTTCGTCAAAATTAACACCCATCTTTTCGCCTCTTTCAAAGCTAAATTTATTTTCAGTGATAATAAATACTGGAACTATACCTTGTTTCTGAGCGAATGCAGCAGCTTCCAGAGCCATTGTACTCTTACCTGTATCTGATTTCCCATAGTTCATTATTACGTGACCAGTTGGAATTCCAGGCAATTTTGTAACCTCTTTAAAAGCAGAGCTCATCCCAATCCACTCTTGAGGTTTATACTCAACAGATTTATGATTAACTTTCTTTTTGTAGTCACTTAATTTTGGAAACTTTTTCTTTAGTTTAGGAGCTTCTTCTTTGGTTTTTTTAACCTCTTCAAATACTTCTCCAGTAGAGATGCAGATTAAATCATCTCCTTCTTTTGTGTACTCTTCCTTAGAAGAGGAGTGGATGATTTTACCATCCACGTCCTCGAACCCCTCAGGAAGAGAGTTCTTCTTTTTTGCCATGCTTATAAAATGTTAACTGATTATTGACCTTGCTGACCGTTGTTCGGTTGTTGGGTATAGTTTTGTGCTTGTTGTTGAGCAACTTGTTGAGGAGCTTGTTCTGAAGCAGGAGCTGCATTCCATTCAATTTCCTTACCAGAGTTATCAGCCTTATTTCTTGTTCTAAGGTAAAATACGTCTGGATTTTCTTGTTGTTGCCCAAAGTTAACAGAAGCTTTACATCCATTACACTTAACTGTAGTGTATTTGAATTTCCCCTGAGCTACGTGCGCATCTAACACAAGGTCATCGCTACCGCAACATCCACATTTGTGAACATCATAGAATGACAACTTTTTTGATTCCATTACCGCTTCATGAAGATTGCCACCTTCAACAGTAAATTCATAGGTTCTCTTACCTACTTTTTTTTCTATTTTCATTTTGAAATTTCCCATAATTTCCCATAATTTCTATTATTTTCTTTAAATTATTATAATATAATATAGAAAATTAGATTACTAAAATCAAGTAAAAAATGAAAAAAAAGTAAAGTTTTTTATAAGTAATTAGAAATAAACCCCTTCTGATGATAAATCTTTATAATTTACACCAGATTTGTAGTCAATTGAGAACATCATGCCTCTATGAAATGAAAGAATTTTAGCTATTTCTTCGACAAGAAATTTTTCATCTGGATGCATGTCAAAAACAAGAGAATCATGAACTTGAAACAGAAAGCTGCTTGAATAGCCTTTTAGTAATTCTTTTATCTCACAAACTTTATCAATTACTATTTCAGAAGCTGTAGATTGAATGTAATTGTTAAATCCAGCATAAGATTTTTCTGGATTTATTATTGAACCCCATTTGTTGATTATATACCCGTCAGCTTCCGCTTGAAGCATTAACTCCTTAGATTTGGAGAATAATGGGCTCAAGAATTCTTTGACCCTTAGCATCTTCTCAATTGGATATTCTTCTCCTTTAAGCTTTTTTAATACAGTAGCCTCGCTTGCTCCATAAAGTATAGAGTGATTTACGAGTTTTGCAACATCTCTTTGCTCTGGCGTAAACTCCATTGATTCAAAAATAATCCTGGCAGTCTCAGAGTGCAAATCTTTATCATAAAACCTTTGAATAAACTCCTCGTCTTCACTAAGGTACAACGCAATTCTCACCTCAAAAGAAGTGTAGTCAAATTGATATATCCTACCATTTCTAAATTTAGAAATTATCTTTGTTCTTTCTTCGTTGCTTTTTGAAAGGTTTTGAGGATTATACCTGTCCTTGCTTGTTATCCTTCCTGTAATTGTTCTTTTGTTTGAATAGTTTATTTTGGCAAGCTTTGCGTTTTCACGATAAATGAAATCAAGATTTTTATCAAAATCATACACAAAAGGTATGTATCTTGTAGACATCCATCTTGTTATTTTGTCTCTAACGCACATTCTTTTAAAAAAGACTTCTTCATCATCATCAAGACTTAAATCATCAAGAGGTATTTTGCTCATTAGAAACGGGACATATTTACTGATGTTTACATTTGTAATTATTTGAAAATATTTCAAAGGAGTCTCTACTCCAAATTTAATCCACCTGATAATATCAAGAGTTCTGATGTCTCCAAGAGAATCAAGGTCAACATAATCCTCTATTCCATCATGAGAATAAATTAAACAATTCATGCTATTAAAAACCTTTGATAGCTCTAATCTATAATTACCTTCTGTAAGAAACATATTTTTTACATTTACAATGTAATTTTTGTTTCCATTCCGCATGTATAAAGCTCCTTCATTGAAGTGTATGTAAGTTATAATTTTCTCATCTATAACATCATCAACAAACTTACTAAAGCTACCATGAACAAGTGAATCAAACAAATCATAATCCGATGGAAGCCATGCGTATAAGTTTTTGTTTACAAATTCTTCAATATTTCTATGAAAGTTTTGACCTTGTATTTCTGAAGCTTCAACAGAATTATAGGTCCAATATAGATTTTCAGAAACTTCACTGTCACTTATTTTCTGATTAGGAAAATTACTCTTCATAAAATTCCACCCCACCATTAGTGTAGCAACTTCATAATATCCATCATCTGGTATTTTTGTGGTAATTTCAACAGGATAACCGCCTAAGAACTGTTTTAAGTCATTAGCTGATTCTATCGTGTCTACTATAATTTTGCAAATCCTAAACATATTTGCAAATATAGTAAAAATTATCTCTTTTTTATAACTACTATGTAATTATTTGGATTTTTAGGATATGAACCATCTGTATTAAGATTTATACGAATATCAACTTTATTTGTATTTTCTAAGTTTCCACCAGCAAGCTTTGCTACATTTCCAATTACTTCATAAACCACATCGCTGTGAGTGTCTGTATATGAACCGCTTCTTGGTTTTCCAAGAATATCTCCAATCTGAGATAATATAGGCTCCCTCTCTCTTGAGAGTGAATAAGCTTTATATGATAATGAGCCGTTTTTATTCCTATTTTCTTTTGCTTTTAAAAAATACTCTCTGTGCGCAGAGGATTTTGGGAAAGTAGAATCAACTCTCGTCATAACATAAGATATGTAAGCAGCTGACCATGGCCACTTATTTTGAGTGGCAGTATCACTCATCTGCTCTTCTGACATGTTAAGACCCAAATTATCCCAATAATTTTTCAACATTGGGTACGCCTCTGGAACTTTTTCGTTTAAATTGCCGTTTTTCCATTTTAACGCTTCTTGTTTTATAATTGTAGTTAATTTAGAAAAGTTTACTTCACTTTTAATCATAATAAAATTTTTTTATATATCTAATCCAGATTCAATGTCAATCATTACATTAGTTCCTTGAGCCACTGCTGCACCTGCCGCAACTGATGCTGCCGTAGGTTTATCAATAGGTATTCCAAGCTTATCTGGAAGCCCGTACCACTTAGAGCCTTTTCTGCTATCATATTGAAATTGCGCTTTCCCTGGTCTATATTCCCAGTGCCATTCTTCAGAAGTCACAGTTCTTACGAACCCAAACTTATAAGCATTTAAAACAAGCCATTCATAAATAGGCATTATAACACCTCCAAATTTAGCACCCTTACAGTTGAGGTCAATTGCAAGTCCTGAATTGTGATTAGAATATCCTGGACGTGCTGTTGCTGGGTCGAAATTACCAGAACTTGCAGTTCTTAGATAATTATCATCATTCTTTTTGTTTTTATTTATTACGTTCTGTTTTCTTAAATTATACTGAGCAGTAGATATAAACCTTCCATTACCATCTATAACATTATTAAAAGGGTCTCTATACCCACTACTAAGATGTAAGTCAATTCCATCTGCTACCGCAGCTATTTGCATAGCTTTATATGCAGACAATATCTGAGCGGTTAATGGATATTTGTCAAAAATATATAATTGTTCAGAACCGATAACAGCACCACCCGACCATAGGTCTCTAACCCCAAGAGAAGTATCATAAGAAGATGTCAATTCATTCAATGGTAATTTTGGCACAGAAAGAGCCACTGGTCCTCCTGAATTTCCATTTACAAATTCTTGACCAAGATAATCTGCTGCATTTGCAGAGAAACTACCAGTCACAGCAACAAGAGCTTCTGTAAAGTTCTTTAAAGCATCTCTTGCAGCTTGGTCAAACCCTTGAGGAATAGCAAGAGGAGCTTCTGATTCTCCAAGCGCCCTAAATGTATCAAGCGTTACTGGCTTAATAGAACCATATCCACTACCAGGAGAGAATCTCATTCTAATCCCCTCTAAAGATGTGTCCATATTATTTGGTGATATAGAGTGCTTAACTTTCATAACTTGATAAAGGCCTCCAAACAATGGAGAATTTTCAAGGAAGAAAAATTGCATTGGATAAACTTGAGAATTACCAAGAACATCAATAGTCGCTTTGTATGAACGACCAGCAAGAACAGGAAGCATTGAACAGTCTGTTGTTACTTTTTTGTTCTGATTTTCATTGTCAACCAACCTTTGAAGGTTGACGATGCTTTCGGCAGTAACTTTATTATCTTCAGTTCCAACTGATATGTTTTTTACGATTTGATTATCTGGATGACCATACTTAATAACATATGAACCAACATTGTAGGCTTTTTGCTTATCACTAAAAGCAATTGAAGTTCCGTCAGCATTCTTTGTCTTAGTCCTTGATTCTGGGGTTGGAGTAAATAATACGTGAAAGAAATTTCTAACCTGAAGATTTGCAAGTTTTGAGCTTGGGCTCCAAATGTTAGCAACATCCAAGTATCCTGGATTTCCAGGAATTGGAATAAATAAAAAGTTATTCTTGGAACACACCTGTTGTATTATATTCAAAATACTTGTATTAGCATTTGGCTTATAAAGCGGTTCTAAATTTATAATAGAATCTCTTACAACAATTGGCTCCCCTGGATTGTTAATCCTTTGCATAGGATAATCATATACAAAAGTTCCGTTTGGAACTCCTTGAGCGCTTTGTGAACTTCCTATGTTTACAGAAACCTGGTCTGTTCCTGGTGGAAATAGTTCAACTAAATCTTCTGCAGTAGCATCTGTACCCTCAGCATATTCTTCTTTAGTTACCCAAACTTTTTCATCCCTTAAAAGGTCTACGTGATTATCTCCAAACCTTGCCTCAAGAGCTTCAGCTACATTAAACACCTTAGCTTTGGCATCATCCCCTTCTGCCCCCTTGTGTTCATCAACATCTCCACATAAAGCTCCGTTGCTATCTATGTTATCGCTATAGGATAGCGACTGCCATTGATGGAACAATACGTGCATTTGCTTATAAATAGCAGCCTCGCTATCTCCAGCCTTACCTAATACTTCTCCAATAATTTGATTTCTCTTATCAATAATGTCATCCAACTTCTGAAGAAGAACGTCACACGCCTTTCTAACAAAAGCTCTATGATTTCTCCCACTTTGACTTGGGCTAAAAATTCCAAATACAAGACCAGAATCTGGGTCAGTACCACTATGTGCCGCAATTGTATACCCTATGTTTCCAGTGTAATCAACACCGTCTTGATTTGTTGTTTGGTTTGGGTTATCTTGCGGATTTTCTTTAATAGAATTATTCCATTTAATATTTGTTGCCGCAAAAAGCGTAACCAAAGGGTCTTTAGAGCCGAAAAAACCTGGAGCTGGGTCTTTCATCTCATCAAAATCAACTACATTTCCAGCTCTACTTTGAGTCGTACCATCTCTATATCCCACAAGAGACCCTATTCTGTTAAGTATAAACTTAGGAGAGTTATCTAAAGCAGTAGTTTTATCTCCCTCATCTCCGTATTTAGCATTAATAGGGACATATCCAAGCGGTTCATTTTGACCAGCATCAGTAATGTCTTTATCTGAATTTTTAAACTCACCATCTGTTGGTGCAGAATTAGCCTCTTGAGCTCTTTTGTTGTCTTCTCCTCTAAAAAACACAGCCATGTATTCATTGCCATTTGATGTCGGGAATGTATAGCCAATTCTATTATTTACTATTCTTGTTGCTGTATATTTACTGTCAACAAAAGATAGTGGATTTTGAGCATTTCTAATTCCAGAAGGAGAAAGACTTTTAGCGTCAGACAGCGAATTACTTTGATTGTTTGCTAAATTTTGAGCTTCGTTTTGAACTGCCTGTATTTGGTCTTCTCTTTTAGACTCTTCTTCCTCATAAGTATTAAATACAAGATTTCCATTTACAAGAGTCACATTATCTCCTAAAAAAACCTCAGGAACAGCAAGCTCTCCCCATATCTGCTTGAATGTGAGTGTCTCATATCCAAGAGCTGCATTCTCTTCTTTTGTTCTTAATTGTATCTCATCATCTTCGCTGGCTTCAAAAGCGTCTAAAACATTAGGAAACCCATCATCTCCAGCAGGGTCTGAAGGGCTTTGTAAAACTACTTGCCAATCATCTGGGCTTTGGTTTCCAAAATAACTCATTCCAGACCCAAGAAATGCTGTTGTAGCTGCTGCATCTGCAAACCCAAATCCTCCTGGAACTATTTGAAGGCCTGAATCCCCATTTGGATGCGCCATTGATGCTGCGTCTTGAGTAAATGCGTTGGACATAAAAAGGCAATACCTTCTTAATAATAAAAAATCAACATCAGAAAGGTTTCCAAGTATTGAATCAGTTATGTTCTGAATATCCCTCTCTGCAAGCTCTTCAATTGACGAAACATCATCTCTATCAACTTTCCAAATATCTCCACCAAAATCTCCTGGTAAATTTGGGTCACTACTTCTTGTCATATAAGCAACAATGCCACCCCTAACAAGTATGTTTGATGCTATGTTTGGATAATATGATTTATAAGGATTTGAGGATGACATTTCAATGTTATTAATCCTTTGCTTGAGTGCTGCATCATCTTGTCCAGACTGAGCGTTATTTACAAGCAAATCTTTTGCAATACCCTCACTAATAGCAATGATAAAATTTTTTACAAACTCCATTTCGTGTTCGTCAACACCAATTTCAACACCGTCAGCACCTTGTGCTCCTTCTAAATTCTTCTTTGTTGCTGGAAGTTCATCTCCATCATCATTCAAAACCAAAGGAAATGATTCTCCAATAAGAATTTGCTTATTTACTAACAACTCATCTCTGGCCGCTTGTCTGTCACTACTCCCTCTGTATCCATCAAGTCCAGCATCAAGAATACTTCCCATTAAAAAGGCAGAATCTTTTGCTATTTGTGAAAATATTTCTCCTATAGTAATTTTCTCAAGCTTCTTTTCTGATGAAGCAAAAACTCTCCTTTTTATTTCATCATCAATCTTTTGAAGATTGTCTGATATAAGACCGAGAGTTTGAGTCTTAGCTGAATCAATTGGAATTCTAAGCGTAGGATTATTAAACGCCTTATTAAATGAAGCGAAATTACTTGTTACAACACCAAACCTCGTAAATCCATTAACATTTACTCCGTTTGCATTTATCTTAAGAGATAATAACAAATAAGTATTTAATGCATTTAAGGTTGTTGCCTCTTTAAGCTTGCTCTCAATAAGTGGTATTGAATTTACGTCATCTCCAAAATCAGCTATATTAGGAATTGTAATAGTTTGAAATCCTACTACCGACTGATTGTTTACAGAGCCAATAACTTCTTCTCCAGGTTCTAAAATATTTGTAACAGTAAGAGCTCTACCTAAGTTAGACTTCATGCTACCCAGTTTCTTAACCAGGTCATCAAACTCTTTTGTTGTATCCTGTGTTTTAACCTCAACCTGCTTACCTATTTTAATAAGGTCAAAGATGCTTGTTACAGCATCATCATTTCCTGGTCCAAGCCTATCTTTTCTTAATCTTTTTGCTGCAAGCAAATATAAGAAAGGTAAATCAGCAAAGAATCCCCATTGATTTGGTACAAACTCGCATTTAACGTCATAAGAGCCATCGCTTCCATTAAATGAAGTAGATGTCCTCTTTAGGTTAAGTAACCACGTAGACGGCTCCCCAAGGTATCCCTTGTAGGAAAATAAGAACTTTGGTGGTGGCCAGTTGAATAATACAGAATAGTCAATAGAAACATTGCTATCTGTTGGATGCCTGTCTTGACCTCCGAAAATAGTTTGACCATACAAATCTTTAAACACAATTGTTACAAGAGGTTGTAGTGAAGTGTTAATCTCAATATCAATTGATGTGATACCAAAACCAACGCTTTGTCTGAAGAATTCTGCACTAAACAGTTTTCTTCCAAGAAAATCAAACGTACTCCCTCCAACGCAAGCTTCAAGCCTAACGTCAATAAAGAGGTCTTTCATACGAAAACCATCTGGCTGTGGATTTACTGGTGCTCTTCCCATATTTATCCTCTATCTCTTGTTGCAACAATTTTTATATTCACTTCATTCAATACATCCTGAAGCGGGAACGGAACCCTAATCGCAGTATTGTCTGGAATATCAAACTCCATAAAGTATTCTGGATTGGCCCAAAGTATTAACCTCCAAAACGTTTCATCTCTATATATATCTCCAGCAATAGTATCTAACCTATTTTTTTGTTGATTGTATATAATGACTCTATCGGTATGTCTCTTTTTTATTAAAACAGGAGGCATATCTTTTAATTTGTCGTTTGACTTTAATAGACTGTAGAAATTGAATGGCATAATTATTTACTTTTCTATAAATAATAAGAATAAAAAAAGTGAAAACAAAGCCTATTACAGATTATAATCCACGAAGTGGACTATACATACCTCCAGCATCAGTTGCAAGAGGCGGAGCTGCATTGAATGACTTGTATGGCCCAATCATATTGAAGTTAAGAGAAACAAGAACCCACATAGGCTGAACTCTTCCACCCTCAAGTGTCCATGGAGCATCTGCATAATCAAAACTAACGCTGTTTACAACAATATCATGGTTCCACCAATCACCAAGGTGAATGTGACAAATAGGAGGAGTAGTAAATGAGAATCCAGTTTCTGAACCATTATCATTTGCAGCTGGCCTTGTAAGTTTAGACAAGAACTCAACTTTTCTTACGAAGTCAATCTTATCTCCAGAGAAATAGGCAGGCTGGAACATCAGATTCTTTTTCATCGTATTTATTCTCTTTATAGTATCTTCAGGCTTACAAGCTGTCTCTCCATTAATAAACTCTTTCTTTATTACATCTATATTATAAACGTTTCCAGCATTCGTGTTACTCTCAGAATAATCTGTAAGACCATTAAATTTATTATCAGCTTCCCCTATTGCATCATTAACTTTTCCAGCTTCTGTCTTAAGTTCTTGAGCTCTTTTATCCAGAATACCAGACTCAACCTCATTATTTTTCTTCTGCTCTTTATTAAAAATTGCATCTTGAGCATTTTTGGCCTTATTCTTAGCAGCAATAGTCTTTGTTTGAAACCATCCGAAAAAATCGTCTTGTTCTGTAGATTGCTCTATTTCTTCTTGTTTTGATTCAATAGCTGCTCCTTCATTTTGATTTTCGTCAATTTTTTTAGAAAGCTCTATAGCATCATCTTTTTGCTTATTTTGTTCAGCCTTAAGAGCTTCAATTTGATTTATTATATTTGTGTTTTGAGCCTTATCGCTATCAGTAAAGTGTTTATCGAAAGTTGCAGCAACCTTTTCCATACCTTCACTGTCCCAATCTCTACCAACATCAACACTTTGAGCGTAATCTGTTAATACGAAAAAAGAAATAGACGCATCTCTACTTGAATTGTTGTATGTATACACAGCCTCTGGTCTACCAAGGAAATTAACTGAATTCCAGTTGGCGTTCTCAGTATTTTGCATACTCATAATATAAGGAGGAAAATGAAACTGTTCCTCACTTGCATAATTTTTTATAAAGAAAACAAGCTTACCAGCATCTGAAGGCGCATAAGGATTCGCTACTGTATATCTTTGTCTTGAGATTCTTGGGCTACCATCTCTCTTAACACCTGTTATGTAAGCTCTATTGTTTTGTGGGTCAAAGTTTGGAGCAAGAGGTTCGTTACTTGCCTTAATAGTGTTCACAATATGTTTTACACCTCTTTTTCCAAGGAAGAAATCTTCATCCTCATAAGGGTTTCCAATAGATGTCTTAGCCATCATTGATTGCGCACTACCAAGTACTGCATCGTTTGCAGTTGGTCTCAATAAATCCATATTACCACCACCACCTTGATAGTAGGCGCCTCCATTTGCTTGTATTACTGAAGCTGGAGTTGTATTTGTTCTCAATTGAGACAACCCTCTAAATGAACCAATTGTATTTGAAATCAACTCCTGGAAACCATCTTGATTGAATGATTCTAACTCTCCAAGAGAAGAAGGGTCTCCCGCTTGAAGTCTGTATAAATTAAACGCACTTCTTTCTAAACTATAATTTCTAATAGTTGAAGTTACTTGACCCTCTTTAAATGGTACGTATGTTTGTCTCTTAAAGAATGAATCTTCAAATTGACCACCTTTTTCTCCTATTGGATTAACAGAATAAAGAGCATCACTAATCACTCTTGGCCTTCTTCCAGTTGGAAAATCTACTTTTTGACTGGTTCCATATAAACCTTGAATTTCGTTACCTTTCGTGACGATATAATCGTCAGTTGAGAAAATAGCCTTTGCTGTAGGCGTGTAGTATGGGTCAAGACGTGTATAATCAACTTTGTTAGTGTTTATACTACCTTGAGTAATTCTTCCTAAAGTCCAGTTTTCATTGCTCGATGTATATTCATTATTTGAAACTTGCCATCTATTTGAAATCTTATTGTTATCTCTAAATACTTCTGAGTCTGTTTCTAAATTTGTGTTCTTAGAAACATTCTTAGAAAGCAATAATTGTCTTAAAATTATACCTTGAGTAAATACTCTTGATATACCCAAGAATGCGCTGGTCCCAGCTCCATTAACATTTACTCCAAGCAATCCATATCCAGCATTTTTTGCAATAGCATCTGTTCTATATGTTGACGAATCTGTAAGAAGATTTTGAGCCAACGGAACATTAGAAGAAACAGCGTTATCTCTAAATGCAACAGAATCAGCAAGTATACTTGAATTATTTGGAACGTTAGCCGCAAGGTCTGTAGCTCTATGAATAGCAGAATCAACACCAAGGTCACTTGTACTTGGGACGTTAGCTGATAAATCATCATCTCTAAAATCTTCTGAGTCAGTTAAAAGATTTGAACTATTAGGAACATTAGCAGAAAGGTCATCAGTTCTAAAAGGAGCTGAGTCATCTAAAAGGTCACTAAAGTTTGGTACATTTGTCGCTAAGTCATCATTTCTAAACGGAACTGAATCTACCTCCAGGTCACTAAAATTTGGCGAGTTAGCAGAAAGGTCATCAGCTCTAAATGGAACTGAGTCTACTTCTAAATCCGTATCAATTGGTGAATTAGCAGAAAGGTCATCTAATCTAAAGTTTGCTGAATCTATCTCAAGGTCGCTTAAATTTGGAGTGTTCAACGACAAGTCATCATCTCTGAAGACAACTGAGTCTGTTTCTAAATCTGTAAAACTTGGAGTATTAAAAGAAAGGTCATCGCTTCTAAATGGAATTGAATCTGTTTCTAAACTACTTTGAACTGGTTTATTTAACGACAAGTCATCAGCTCTAAATTGAGTTGAGTCTTTTTCAAGGTCTGATTGAATTGGTTTGTTTACAGACAGGTCATCAGCTCTAAATTGAACTGAGTCTGTTTCTAAACTACTTTCGCTCGGCTTGTTTGCAGAAAGGTCGTCAGCTCTAAATTGAACTGAGTCTGTTTCTAAATCGCTTAAATTAACTTTATTTGCTGACAGGTCGCTATCTCTAAATGGAACTGAGTCAAATTCTAAATTGCTTGTATTTGGTTTGTTTGCCGAAAGGTCATCGCTTCTAAATCTCTCAGAATCTTTTTCAAGGTCTGAATTTTTGTTAGGATTTAAAGCCAGGTCATCTTCTCTAAACTGAGCTGAGTCTGTTTCTAAATTTGTAGGATTAGGTCCGTTTTTAGAAAGTAGTTCAATTCTTTTTTCATCACCAATTTCATCTAATCCAATAGAGCCTTCTCCGCCTTTTGAAAGATTATTGTTTCTATATATTTCAGAATCAGCTTTAAGGTCAGAATCGTTTGGAACATTCTTATGAATATTATCTCTTCTGTAAAGTTCGTTATCTCTTTCTATATCAGTTTTGTTTGGAACATTTCTGTTCAAATCTTTCTCTCTATACTGATTTCTAATATCTTCAGTATCTCTAAGAAGGTCTTGGTCCTTTGGTGGATTCTTACTTAAATCACCTTTTCTAAATGCACCAGAGTCTTTTTCAAGGTCTGAATCATTAGGAGTATTCTTTGCAATAGATTGGTCTCTCTTAGCTTTAGAAATATCGTCTATATCTTGCTTCTTAATACCTTCAACATTTTTATGAAGGTTTCTTAACCTAAATGATTCAGAGTCCTTCTCAAGGTCTGTATCTATAGGTACGTTCTTATGAACATCATTCTTTCTATATTGATTTCTAAATGATTCAGAATCTTGAAGTAAATCTTGGTCCTTTGGTGAATTTTTTGCAATAGCATTCTCTCTAAAAGCTTGGCTATTTTTATCAATATCATCGTTGAATGATAAATTAGGGTTGTTCTTCGCTAAATTGGTTCTTCTTAATTGTTCTGAATCTTTTTCAATATCAGATTTCTTAGGAGAGTTTTTTGCAATAAGATTATTTCTATAAGCCTCTCCAGACCTCATTAGATTATTTTTGTCATCTTGTATTTTTGCTCTTGCAAGCATTGAGTTTCTAAAATCTTCAGAAATTTTTGCAAGGTCAGTTTCATCAGTAACCAACTTAGCAATCAATTTATCTCTTATAATTTTTGCATCCTCTTCAAGATTTGACTTAAATGGAGTATTTTTAGACAATAGAGTTTCCCTTGTTCTTGGATAAAGAACATCATAAACGCTGGATGGTCTGACAATAGTTTTAGCAAGAAGTCTTTGTCTTGCGTTAGCCGAAAATTCTTCATAGTATTCTCTTAGCTTCTCCTCTTGTCTGGCAGCATCATCGTTTGGGTCAAATAAAGGGAATCCGTCTTCCATTAATTAGTGTTTCTTATAAATAATAAAAGAAAAAAATTCAGGCATTAAATTAAAGCCTTTTATGTAACAATCGTTGTATCATCAACAATAATACTCTGAAGGTCTCTACCATTAAGCTTAAGGTCAATTTGAATCTTTTGAGTTCCACCGCTCTTTCCGCCACCTTCTCCAACTTTACTAAGTTTAGCAAGAGCTTCAGCGATTTTATTAATTGAGTCTCCCATAAGACCTCCTCCTATAGCGCCAATTGCCATAGACCAAGAAAGATTTCTAAGCATCTCAAGTTTTTCAAGGTCAAGACTGCTTGTTGCAGACATCAACCTTTCAAGACCTTCAGCCATCCTATCCAACCCATCTGCAGCAGCAGGAAGCGTTTCTCCAAGCGGAGCCATTACAGCGGCAAGACCAGAAAGGGTTCCAATCATCATAAGCATACCAAGAAGTAATATTGGATTAAGGAACATAAGCCCAGCAAATCCAAATCCAATTAAACCTGGAACTATGCCGAGAAGAGCGTCTCCCATTTTTGAGAAAGCTGTCCAATCCACAGCAGAAACCATAGTAGCCGCAACAGCAATGCCCATAAGCCCTAAAGAACCAAGCATCAACGCTGGAGCTGCCATCATAAGAGCAAGCCCACCAAGCAATAAACCTGGCGCTGCTAATAATAAATTCCAACCAAGGTCACCAAGCCACCCGAACTCCATTCCCTGCATTGCTGCAGCTGCAGCAGAAAATACCATAAGAGAAGCTCCAAACGCCATCAAAGCAATACCAACAGCGACTAAACCAAGAGCTCCAATTAATAAAAACATTCCAGCTGGAGTTGATAATAATAGACCAAGACCTATCAAGGTGACAACTGTTCCTAATAACATTAACACCGCCATACCAACAGCACTCCAGTTAACTTCTGTAAATAACCCAAGAGCAAATGCAAACGGAATCAAAGACGCTCCAATTAAGACCATCATAAGTGCCCCTTTCATAATACCCTTAGCCCTACCAAGCGTTGATATACCTCTTGCGAGAGATTGAAATCCGAATACCACCAATTTACCTAACGCTCCAACAGCAGCCATAAGAAAAAGAGTTGGCATACCTGGAAGCATCATTAACAATGCTGGCCCAGCAAGCGCTGTAGCAAGCACACCTTTCATTACAGTTCCAAAATCTGTACCCATTGCTTTAAGACCTTTAGCAAGCCTTTCTAATCCTGTCTCACCTTTTCCTTGTGGTGCAGAATCTGTAGCGCCAGCGCCAGGAACCTCAGGAGCCGCACTTTGCGCCATCTCTTTTCCTTTTCCGATTCCCAATTTACCCATAAGACTTTTTCCGCCAGATGCCATAGCTTTAAATCCATCAAGAGATTTTCCAAGCATAGGAGCTGCGGCTACAAACGCAAGAAGAGCTGCGGCCACATACTTAAGAGGCCCTGGCATTCCCATAATACCTTGAATGAACGATGTCAAAACGTCCAGCACTGGCTGAAACAAAGTAAACATATTCATTATAGTATTTTTAAACGCATCTATACTCTCTTGGAACGATTGATTTGCTTTAGCTTGCTCTTCAAGCGTTTTGGTGTCATCCATTTTTTTCTGAATAAGCTGTTGTGCCTGGTCTGCTGTCAAATCTTCAAGACTTGCTATTCCCATTTCATCAAGCATACCGCCTTCAAGAGCTTTACCATTAACATCTACAGAATCAAGAAGCATATTATTCATCATATCTTGGTCAAGAGGCTTTCCGTCTGGACCCATAACTTCTTCCAGCTGCATATCTGGTAAGAAATCCATTTTCTTATTATCTTCCGCATTCTTTTGAATCATCTTCTGAATAGAATCCATTGACTGACCTGTTGCGTCAGCAACTATTTGAAGACGGTCAACATCAATTGCATCAAAAGAGAATGTTCCATCTTCTGCAAACGAACCTATGTCATCACCCATTGTAGTAAGAATCTTTTGAAGCTCTTCTGGGCCTTTACGAGCTGCAGAAAGCAAATCCATTGGATTAATAGCCGCAAACGAACCACCAGCAAGCTGAAGTTGTGATGCCATATCCATGGCTCCTTCTATATTTCTTGCCTTAGCTGCAACATCAAATATCTCATCAACATTCATACGAAGCCTTTCAGCAGTTGCAACCATTCTTGTCAAAGACTCTTCGCCACCCTGGAATCCCATCTGACGCATTTTATCAATATTTCTTGCAACACCTTGCAGGACTTTTTTGGTATTAACTCCAAACAACTTAGCCATCTTATTTGAACCTTCCATATATTCTTCCACTTCTCCTGCAGACTGCCCAGCTCTCATCATCTCTCCTGCAATCTTAGAAACCTCTTCAGAAGAAATTCCAGTAGCCTTTTGAATTGCTACAAAGTGCTCAGTTGCCGAAGCTAAATATTGAGTATCAATTGTTCTAAGTTCTTCACCAAGAGCTCCCATTAATGCGACTGTATCTTTAGTTGACATATTAAACTCAGCAGCCTTACTGGTAAGCTCTGTCATCTGAACTACATTGGAACTATCGAATACAAGACCAAAATCCTTTTGAGCATCCTTAAATGCTTGATTGGTTTGTTTCATGTGGTCAAATATAGACTTAAACGCATTTCCAGAGTTTTTTTCGACCATGCTCCACATGTTCTTTCTAATGCTTGTTTCGGTCTTCATTTGATTTGCAGACTCAGCTTGTAAATTATTTAACACAGCTTGTCCGTCAGACATTTGTTGAGTCAATCCAAGCAATTCTTGTTTTGCCTTAGCATCAAGAGAGTCGGTTGCAAGTATTTGCTCTACAGCATCAAGCTCTCCGTTTCTAAGACTTTCTATCATAGACATCTTATCTGCAATAGAACTAAGAGGTAATTCGTCTAATATATCGCTTATTTCTTTGTTTGCATCAAGCCAATCGTTAAAATGGGTTTCATTTTTACTATTAAAATCCTCTTTGTTTTTATGAAAATCATCATGAAGTTTTACCAGCTGTTCGAATTCATCCTTTTGGTCTCCTTGTAATTTGTTTATATCACCCCCAAGAGTTTTCATTCTATCTTGAACTTCTGATATATTAGTAAACTCTTGAGAAAGTTTTGATGCGTCAATAGAATTAAGAGATGCGGCAAATAAATCAGAAGATGATTTAACAGTCTTAAATGCGCCTTCTAAATTTAGAATTTGATTTGCCGCTTCAGATATGGCAGCTTTTTGACCTTCTATTGACTTCTTAGCGTCATTGATTAATTTAATTTCTTTTAATCTTTCTTCTTGAGTCTTTTTGGTTTGAGTCATGAAACCGCTAAAAGCAATACCCATTTCATTAGCAAGACTCGAAGCGGCCTGCTCTTGAGATTGAATTCTTTTGTTTATTGCATCGAGTGAATCTTGATAGGCTTTTGCCTTTTTCAGATTATCGTCCATATTGTCAGCCATGCTCTTCTTTTATTATAAATAAATAATAAAAAAAAAGCTGCCCAAATTAAAGGGCAGCTGACTATATTATATTTATATTTTTTAAGAATTCATAAAACCTTTATACACTTTAGCTGGGTTGCTGTTTCCAACTGTGGCGTTAAAACCTGTTACCGCTTTTTTAAACACTGGACTTCCAGACTTAGCGCCATCCCTCATAACGTCAAGGTTAGCTGTTTTTTGGTAAATATTAAAAGCTTCCTTGTCGTCTTTGTGAGACATGATATTGTCTCTATGAGCAATAACTCTATCTAAAGAATTAGTGTCTGCTCTATTTTCTGAATCTCCAAACATTCTGAAGAAAGAAATAAAGTAAGGAATTCCAAATGGCAAAAGAAAACCTAAAGTCATGCCAATACCATTATCTTCAAGTACTGATTGGATAACCTTTGGGTCAATAGCTCCGAATATAAAATAAATCATTAAATTATATCCAATAAAAGCAATTATTGTAAGATTAAAAGGAATTACATAAAACCAGTACATAAGCACTTTAGCAATTGTAAGTAATATATTTTTAATAGTATTCATAACATTTTTAATTATTGGTTCTATATTCTTATACGATAAAACTTTAAAAATGTTCTAAATTTTGTGAAATAATTTCACGAACAGCCTCTTGAAGGGTTCTTGCTTTCTTTTTTACTGGGTTTGTTTTATTTGACGCAGCAGAGCTTGCGCCTGGTACAACAGGTTGATTTTCATCTTCAATTCCTAAAAACCTCTTAATTCCAGACTTAGCCATATTTTTCACCTCATCATTAGAAACATCATGAATTCCATCCTTCTTCCTAACCTTAAGAACCATAGTGTCTACGAAGTTTTTAAGCATAGATTCAATACGAAACATTGAGCCGTCAAGATTTTGGTCTAATACAGACTTTTCTTTTTCTTTTGATGCTGGTCCTATTAAATTTGAAAGATATGGATATTTAGCTGGAGCGCCATCTAACACGTTATTTTTAAGAGCAGACTTAAGAGTTGTAAGGTCTGCTCTTAATATTTTATTCTCAAGATTTTTTACAGTATCCTTATACCCTTTTAGTTGGTCATTGTTTGTAAAGTTAAAAAATACTTTACCTAAATTATTTTTATATTGACCTCTCTTTCCTTTTATGGCAATAGGTTGTCCTGGAATATCTTTGATTCCGAACAAAGGAGCTTTAATCAGCTCAAAACTCTCTTGGTGAGCAGCAAGCTCTTCTGGAGACATTTCTTTTTCTCCACCAGCCGTAACAACCTCTGGCTCATAAGAAGTGTTTTCATCAACCACAACTTTTATTACAGAAGATGTAAAATCAAGCTTAAACTTTTCTTTAAATAAAACTGGTATCTGTGTGTTACTAAAAACAGTATTGCTTACAAACTCTCCTTTTGTATTACCTCTCAAATAAGGCCACTTAACAGCAAGCTTAAACACCTCTTTTGTTATTCCATTTTTAACTTGGAATTGGAAAATAGAATTTTTATCATCCAACCTCTTTATGACAGCTATTTCATGAACAGTTCCATCTTTTAATTGAATGGTGATTTTACTGCCTGGCAGCACTCTAATAATGTTAAATTCGAACTTATTCTGATTGAATATTTTCATGTTTTTTTGCCCAAGAATTGTTTCAGACTCCTTAGTTGTCCCGTCTACAAAAGCAAATGGCGTAGTTAACCACTCAGCTCCTGGTCCAAATTGACCAACAAACGAATCTCCAGCAAACTTACCTCTAATGAATTTTCCACCTCTAAAGTTTCCAGATTCAAAAAGACAATTCTTAACAGAAGTTATTGCTCTACTACTTCCTTTTCCCTCTATTTGGATTGCGTCCGCCTTAAAAGTAGAATTAGATAACCAATTTATGTTTTTGTTTGACCAGTCCAACTTAGTCCATGCACCATAATTAGGCAAAGGGTTGGCAATCATACTTTTTGTATTAGGGAAAATAATTTTATGGTCAGGAGATATTACAATCACATCATCATGATATAAAGCCTCAGATGAACCCGTTTCTTTTTTCTTAAAAGGGTTACTAAAAACCTCTTCAAACGCTTGATTTGCGCTCTCTCTTAAATTTTGTAGTTTATTTGATTGTTCTTCCATTTCAAAGAATAGTTTAATAATAAATAGGTTATTTTTTTAAATAAACACCTAATCATTATCTACTCTTTGACTTTGATTTAGCTGCTCTGTGCGCTTTTTCTTCAGCTTCTTTTTTCTTAGTAAGCTCTTCGTTAATTCTATTTAGCAACCATCGCCTTTCTGTAACTGGCATTTTCTTTGCACTCTCATGACTAATTCCTTTTCCATAATATGAAACAAGAAAACACTCTTCTTGAACGTTTTCTCTAAATGTTGGCGGAAATGCAAGGAAGCTATGTGTTCCCCCAAAGTTTATCGCATTCTCTTTACCGCAAGAACCACACCTATGCTTAATAACAGTGTCTACTCCTGGAGTTGCTTTTTCAACAAACTTCTTAACTCTCCTTATTTGAGGAATAGTAAGCTTTCTGCACACTTGAGATATAACCATTTTGTCTTCGCAGTCATTTATTGAATGTGTCATGTAAATTAACTTATCCAAACTACTTAGATTTGCTTTTTCCATCCCAACTTCTTCAAAGTAAGTAAGCGGCTTAAACATAAATATAAGCTCAGTGTCAGCCAGCAACATTGGTATTAGACCATTCTCTGGAGGAGCGACTATATCTTTCATCTGAAATGATGACAACCTAATTGGAACTTCCTCTTCAAAGCTGCAGTGATGACAATTAAGTTCAAGCTCAAGAGTGTCGCCATAAGCATATGAACGCAAGAACAACCCAATAGCTTGAACGTCTCCAGCTAATAAATCTTTTGGGTCTATATTTTGCTCCACAAGAATATTCTTAAGAACAAACTCCATTGCCTTTCCAGACTCCACAAGGAACTCGCTGGTGAGAAGATTTTCCTCAACGTAAGTCAATTGATTTAAAAGAAGGTGGTTTTCTTTGCTTGGATAAAAAAGGCCTCTTGAGGGTATGAATAACATCTCAAAAGGCCTCTCTATATTTTTGTCTTTTTTCTCTTGTTGAATTAGAGCTGAAAGATTTCTTACTTCATCTGTGTTCTCACTAAACTTTTGCTTCAGTTCATCAAGAGAAACTAAAATGTTAGTATCCTTATTTTTTTCTACAACCTCTTTTAAATCATCAATTGACTTTATTACCTTATCTTGATGATTCTCTGACATATTAATCTAAGTCTGGGTAGAACAATTTAGGAGTAATTGGAATATCTTTAATATCTAATTCTCCGCACACTGGACACTCGAACTCATAAGAAAGGTCTAATCCTGGCTCAATTCTTCTTACGTATTCTCTAAAGAATCCAGAATCCTTCATTGGCATTGCAGCGATAAACTTTTTAATATAAAGCTTATCTCTATTTCCATTTACTTCCATTATTTGCATAATGTACTTTTCAGTTACAAGCTTAGAAACTCTAATTCCACCACTTTTTCCACCTTTTACTTCAGAAAGTTTTGCTAACCTTTTTTCATCAGTTCCAGTAAGCAATCTAAATCTTATTCTCATTTTCATAAGAGGAAGTTCTACTTCGTATTCTCCATCTGAGTCTGGCATAATCTCAAGAGGCTTTGATTTAAGCTTAGAAAGATTAATTGTTGGCTCATGCACTTGTCCACAAGAAGGGCAAGTAATTTCTCCTGGAACATAATCGTTTCCAAGTCCAGTCTTTCTTATTTCAACAAGAAGAAAGTTTCTGTCACCAGAAAGCATGCTTTCAGGTCTAAGGTCTTTATCCATAACAGCTTTGTCAAGAAGTACATCTAATACTTTTCCTGACTTAATAAGGTCTGGAGAATAAAGAATATCATCTTCCTCTGCTGTAAGATACTTAATTGTAACTGTTTTTTTACCATTTGCATAGAATGCTCCACCTGATGGTAATTCTACCTCTTCGGTTGGAACTTGAAATTCCATGTCAAGATATTCATCTGGGATATTGTGCTCCTTAGCAACTTCTTGCTTTTTTTCAATTGGAGCTTGCTCGTTTTGATTTGTTGGAATGTTTGTTCCAGCAGTTTCTCTTCCTGGAATTTCTTTCCCTGAAGGTTGTGTGTTGGAGTTAGTTCCTCCTAATCTTATTTGGTCATCGGCCATTACTTATCAGTTTTATGATTTCTAATAAATAATAAGCAATAAAAAAGTTAAACTAAATAAAAAATTATTTTTTGTTTCTCTTAGATTTGAGGGCTCGTTTGTGACTGACCATCAGTTTGAGTTTGTATCTGACTTTGCATTTGAGAAAACTTGACAGCATTTATTTCTGACTGCTTAGACATATCAAGCTCTTTCTTTTTCATTTCAAGCCTATCTTTTACAACTTTAGCCTGAGCAACTCTCGCATCTCTCTCGTCTCTTGGTAATCCAGAAACTCTTGAGTCAGCTTCTCTATATTTAAGTTCAATCTCAAGGTCTTTAATATATTCCTCATCAGATTTAATCATATCCTGACTTAGTTGCATTGGGTCTTCTTCCCCTATTTCCATCATAACCTTGTAGACTTCCTCTTTGATTATTTCTCTTAGTTGCTTATTCATCTTTCAATAATTTTTTAAATCTCTTCCTTTGTGTTTTGTAATCATTATTAAGGTCATGCTCCCACACTCTCTCAATACTAAAACCATTTCCCTTTGCAAGTACGTCTTTAAACTTGTCGTTCTTTACGTTTCTAATTTGCATTTTATTCAAATCCTTTGACTCGTATATTAATGGGTTTGCGTGATAATAATCCCCATCAACCTCAACCATCATATTCTTTGATGGTATGTAAAAGTCATATATCTTGTTTCCAAGAACTTTTTGTGTTTCAAATTTAATGTCAAGCTCTTCCATCATATCAGAAAAAATTCTCTCAGGAGCCGTCATTTTATTTGCCATTTTCTTGGCTTGTGACTCCAGTTTCTTTTTTTTCATCAACTTAGCAGCTTCAGGGCTTGCTTCCCTTCTGGCTTTTGCCATCGCCTTCTTGACCATTTGAGCATATGTCAACTTCTTTCTTTTCTTAGCCATTAAGCAAATCCTAATTTAGGAAGTATATTGCCTATATTTGCAAGACTAAACTCTCCAAGCTCTGCGCCTTTTGCTCCTGTTAAAATACCTGGGTGCGCCAATCCGCCTGCGAACATAATAGCAACTCCTCCCATGAAAATACCATTTGCAGCCTTGTGAATTTGCGCCTTGTCAGCATTAGGCATAAATGGAGCAATAGCCTTTTCTATAATAGCAATATACTTGTGATGTATTTTTTCTCCAGCCTTTGCTGTTTTTCCACCCCACTTCTGAAGCCACTGTGAATTCATTTTCTTCCCTGTCCATTCTGCAGCTTTTCCGCCATACTTTAAGATAGCTGGAACTGCCATAGCTAAACCAAGAATACCACCTTCATTTAGGTCTTCTTCATTTAACCCTTCTCCTATTGCTCCCATGAACATAGACTCATTGAATGTTATTTCACTAATCATTCCTTCTTGAATTGGTTGAGCCCCAGTTTGTGCTGGCTGCGCTTGAGCATTGTTGTCATAAACGCCTGGAGCATCCAATGCACCATCCTTATCTCCTCCAGATTTTGCAAACTTAGCAAGAACAGAAGGAAGACCTTGTACTAACTTAGCCATTGCCTGGTCCATAGTTGCATCAATGTTTTGACCTATCTTTTGGTCTCTCTGTGGGTCTACAGCAGGTTTTTGAGCTTGCGCAGGCGCAGCGGGTGCTGCAGGAGCAACCTGTGCTTCATTAATTTTTGATTCTAATAAAGTTTTCATTTTATTAAAAGATTCCTCTACTATTTTCTTTTTATTATTCATGCGTATAACTTTATTATAAATATGAAATAAAAAGGTGTTCAATTACTAAAAAACGTATTTTATGCAAAAAAAAACCATATTTACATAAAAGGAACAAAACTCTTTAAACACAACAGCACAATGGAAATAATGGACACAGATTTTGATGATAATGCAAAATTAATCATAAAAGAATTGACTGAGGCTAACGAAAACTTTGAAAAAGTTATCAAAAAATTACAACAGGCCAGAAACAAATTTATAAAAAAACACGAACCCATAGAAGCCTTAAAAACAAGTATTAAAAACAAAAGCTAATGAATTCTGATGAAAATAAAGACATAAAAGGAAAATTAGACAGCGGACTAAATAGCCCAAAAAGCCTGAAAGCTTTAACTGAAAAACTAAACAACAGAGATAAAGATTTAGAAGAAGAAAGAGAAGTTTATAAATTCTTAGCAGAAAATTCTAACGATGGCTATTGGGACTGGAAAATGGATAAAGACATACCTTTTGAAGAGCAATATGAATATATGTCTCCAAGATTTTGGGAAATATTTGGATACTCGCCAGAAGAAAAAGAACACAAAGTTAAAGCGTGGATGGACATGATTAACAAAGAAGATGGAGAGGCTGCTGTAGAAAATCTTAATAAGCACATAAAATCAAAAGGAAAAACGCCTTATAAACAAACAGTAAGGTACACACATAAAGACGGAAGTACGGTTTGGGTACTTTGCAAGGGAGCGGTTGTAAAATGGAACGAAGATGGTAGTGCATCAAGAATGATTGGCACTCACACTGACGTTACTGAAATAATGAATTCAAAAAACAATAAGTAATGGCAGAAAAAGATGAAAACCAAGGGTGGAAAGAATGGTCTAACCACGTCCTTAAAGAACTTGAGCGTTTGAATAGCAACTATGAAAACCTTAAAGATGAAGTTATTAAAACAAATCAAGAATTAGTTAAGACTTCTGGAATGAGGTACGCTCTTAATGAACTTAAAGAATGGAAGAAGGATGTCGAAAAAGTTGTTAATGAGACAGACCTCAAGGAAATGAAAAAAAGTGTTGCAGAAATTAAGACAAACACAGAAAATATTGAGAAAAATAAAGGCAAAATAACAGAAGTTGACAAAGAAAAAGATGCCAACAAAAAAGACATTGATGACCTTAGAACTTTTAAAACAAAAGTAGTTACGGCTGGAGTCATTTCTTTTTTCATTCTAACTACAGCAATTACTATTCTTGGTTGGTATCTGTCTTAGAAGCTTTTTTAGCCATACCATCAACCATTCTTATGAATTTTGTAGTATTGCGTTTTACATGAAAGAAATTGACTGTATGGTTTTCAACCACTTCAATTAATCTTTCCCAAGCCTGTTGATTTTCTACAGGTTTTTTTTTGTTGTTAAGCCACCCGTTAGCTACCCATTTATCATACCACCTATCCTTCAGGCAATTTATAACATAAGCACTGTCTGAGTAAAGATTTATCATTTCACTGCCTTTTCCATTCAGAGCCTCAAACGCTTGAGCTACAGCAATTATTTCCATTTCTTGATTTGTTGTTCCTGCAACGTGCCCAGAACCTTGAAGTGTTATCTCCATATTTTTGCCTGGTTCATTTTCTAAAATTAGAAAAGCCCATCCACCTTTTCCTTCTGCAGTTCCATCTTCTTGCCTGTTATTGTCTTTGCAGGCTCCATCTGTGTATATATTCATTTTCTGTATTTTTCAAAAGGTTTAACTGGTTTTAAATCTTCTCCTATCGTTTTCGCCTTTACATTCTTAACAGCTGGCAATTTTATTTCTGACCAATCAATTGGCTTATGCTCCAATTTAGGCATCTCTACAAAAACACCATCTTTAAGCTCATAATCGTTTCCGCCAATTACCCAACAGCTTTCATAATCAGTTGCCTGAACCCCGCTCTTAGTTACATATTTTAAAAACCAACCATGAACAAAATCATGACCTGAGCCAATTTCATACAAATCCTCTCCTTTAAATTTAAAGTCAGATTTTTTGTCTTCTGTAAGATTTGAAATTGTTTCTTCTAACTCTTTTTTTAAATCTTCTCCTGTTACATGAACAAGTTCGAACAAACCCTTTTTTTACTCATCTTATTTATCTATTTGATGGTACATAATTTTCATTTATAGTACCATCGTCATTTAACTTACAATGCACTACTCCGTGGCAATTTGAACAAAGTAAAATACATTTATTTAATTCAGGCAATAAATTAATCCAAGATTTTTTTCTCATCTTATTCCAATTCATTTCTTTTTCTTCTGGCTTTTCGTGGTGAAATTCAAAACTTGCATAATGTCCTTTAAACCCACAATCTACACAACGCCCACCCAAATGCTCTATTGCCCTTTTTTTAAAAACCCTTGCTCTTTCAATATCGTGCTTTCCACTACAGTCTCTACATCTACCATAGACTTTCAAACTATTGGGTGAAAAATCATCCTTTATTCTATATGTCTCACAATCATAACACCATTGATGCTCATCTGGACATTCTCCTCTTTTTTCTAAATTTTCTCTATACTCTAAAATCTTCTTAGCGTGCTCTGGATTTTCCTTTTTAATTCTATTTAATCTCCTCTCTTTCTCTGCTAATCTAAAACACACTTTACAATCCAACCTCCAACTTCTATTATGCTTATGATACTCTTCTAAATCCTTTACCTCATTACAAGTTCTGCATTTTCTTTCTTCCATTTTTTATTTATAAATAGAAAGAAATATGTTTTACCATAGTTTGTTTGATAACAGGCTTATTCACCCTTTTCTAAAAATGATATATCAAGAGTCCATTTTTTCTTACTTCTTTCTTCCCAAATATTAAACACTTCCTCAATATAATCATCTGCCTGCTTATCAGTTAAACAATTTATTTTCATCATATGTGCTTTAATTTCTTTTTCTTTTCCAGAAATTCTTGCATATCCAAAATGCTTTGTAGAATGACAATTTGGACAAAGCGCAATTAATCCCTTAAGAGTCTGCTCACAAGACTCATCATCATAATTCCAAATTTCGTGACACTCCACGGGATGCTTCGGGCCCTTACCGCTGCAAACTTCACATTTATATTCTGCTTTCTTATAGCAGTCTTTTCTAAGGACATCCCACTCTGCTTGTGATACATTGGAGCGCACGTTATTATAAAAAGAAGATGCAGGCACAAGTTCTATAGTTAAAATCATAATCAATTAAATTTATCCCATTTATGTGTACAAATAAACTTATTTTCCTTAATAAATCCAATTAAATAATCAATAACAATTGGATTATATATTCTAAGTCTAAAATAGGAATCTTTTTGTTTTAAAGCTTTTTTACTCAAAGTTACATTAAAAATATCTTCTAAGCGTTTTATCCAATATTTTAATATTAACTTCCAATTTTCATGAGAAGTAATAGTTATACATCTCGAATTTTTCTTGCTTAAATATAAACTACCATCTCCATCAATGAATCCTATTAAAAAACTTAAAAAATTTTCATCTGACATTTTATTAAAAACACTCAAAGAAGGCGGGAAATATGTTTTAGTTTTTTCTCCCTTTTTATAATTTATATCATACTTTTTATTTATCAAAGGAATTACTTTTGAATCTTTTAAATAACATATAGCGCTCCCATTACTAACTGTATCAACTCCTAATATATTTACTTTTTTCACTTCATCGTATAGTTTAATATTTTTACAACCAATATAATTAGCAAAACCAATAACAACTTCCTTATTTTTCATACACTGATTCAGTTGTATCTTTTTATTTGTAAAATATCCATCAGCAAATAATAGACCTATGTAATAATATGTTTTAACACTCTCATTCAATAGAATTTCAACATTAGAGTCTCTCATTGTTGAATATTGGTATTCTGCTCTTTTTAATTTTAATTTTTTAGCTTTTGCTAAAATAGAGCTCCAACTTCTGTTTTCCAAAAGTTTCAATAATTTTTCAGAAGAAGAGTTTGAATAGTATTTTATTATAATATTCTCTTCCATTTCTGACCATAAATTTTCTTCTGTTATTCCAAGTGCTTTTTTTCTATTTTTTACAGAGGGAATTGTTCTTCCAACTAATTCAGCTAAATACTTAATTGGAGATTCTATATTGTTTTTTAAAATAAAATCCTCCTGCTCTGTCCATCTTTTGTTTTTCATATTACATGTATTTTATTATAAATACATGAAAATTTTTAAACCAAGCCGTCTGTGGTACTAATTCAATTGTTAGCTTCATCTTCTTTTTTACTTAAATCTTTATCAACTCGAACGATTCTCGTTCCTCTCTTAAAATTAACATAACCTTTTTCGTTCTTTTCAAACTCAGCAACATAAATGCCATTGGCAGCAAGGAGTGGTTGTAGAGATTTCGCAACTGGGTCGAAAGCTCTAAGTGTTGTGAAACTAATTCCATCACCAACTCTCATTGTTAAATATTCTTTTCCATTCTTACTCATAGAAACCTTAAAGGTATCTACCACAAAAATGTAGAAATCATTATCATCAAAATTAATAATTGTCTCAACAAGCTTATCTCTCTTAGCTCTCTTGTTTACATCAGCCTTTATGTCCTGAATGTACTTTATTTTTTCAAGGTCAAAATTACACACCTCAAGGAAATCTGTTCTTTTCGATGCCCAGTTTGTTGGAGGATATTTGTTCTCTTCTTTTTTAACTGGAATGTCAAAAGCTTCGTCATTCATATCAAACAAAACAGTTTGATTTGCGTTTACTTTCTTTTTCTTTTTTGTCTTAGACTTAAGGTCAGCAAGCTGTTCTCTTGAATCGCTCCAATCATCAAATACGCCAGCTTTAAGGCAAGCTTCAAAAGCACTTTTATTAAACTTGCTAAACGGCAATCTAAAGAACAAACTCATACTCACAGTCTCAAGGGTTTTTTTCTCCTGACCTTCTTTGACTTTTATTTCTTTAATCAAATCAAGCATCTCTTCGTATGCAATTGGGCCCAATCCGTTAATACCAGAGAATCCCATAGAAATTTCGTGCTCACCAGTCATTGTCCATCTCCATCCAGACTTTCTTGATGGCATCTTTATCTCAATCCCTTTTGACATCGCAGAAGCAATTGCAGAACCAATCCAAGCTTGCTGTTTTTCTTTGTTACCAGACTTAGGGTGATTTAGAAGGGCGGTATAAAACTCGGTTGGGTAGTAGTGTTTTAAATACAAAGTTTGCATCGCCAAATAACTATATGAAAGTGCATGAGACTTATTGAATGAGTATCCAAGGTATTGAATTACCCAATCTTTAATTTTATCTACATCACCTTTGTCATAACCTTGAGCTGCAGCCCCATCTAAGAACATGTTCCAATACTGCTGGAAACCTTTCCAGTTCTTGTCGTTTTTCTCTGTATCAGTTAGCGTCTCTCCCGCTGAATTTCTTGCAATAATTTTAGATGCCTTATCCATATACCTTCTAAGCATATCTCCTTTACCAAGACCCATTCCACCAATCTTATCAGCAATAAACATAAGTTGTTCCTGAAACACAAGTACTCCATTCGTTTCTCCAAGAATCGGCTTCAACGCAGGGTGGATATATTTAATCTTCTCTGGGTTGAATTTGTTTACGATAAACTCTTCGTGTGCGCCAATTCCCATTGGGCCTGGACGATACAGTGCGTTGGCAGCAACAAGTTCTTCAAATTTATCAACTGCAATACCTCTAATAAGATTGTTCATACCATGACTCTCAAACTGAAATATCCCATGATTAAGACCAAGCCTTAATTCTGTAAATAACTTTGGGTCTTCAAGGTCAACGTAATCAACTTTTTGAGAAATATCTTCTCCCGTTGTTCTTTTTACAATGTCAACAGTTTCCTTAATTACATTTAAGGTTTCTAATTTTAATCTATCCAATTTTAGAATCCCAAGTGCTGAAAGGTCTTTTCCAGACTTATCCGCCTCCTGAAACGCTGTAACAACACTTCCGTTGGATGTGATTACATTGGTTGGAATATAATCCCAAGATAACCCTGGTGTAATTACAACTCCTGCAGCATGCTGTCCAATACCTCTAATGTTTCCATGAAGCTGGAGAGCAGTCTCAATCATCTCCTTATTTTTTGGCTCTCTAATCCAATTTCTAACTTCTGGACTACACTCTGGTTTATCTGGCCAAGTTTCAAACCAATGCCTAAGAGTGTCGTTGTAATTTAAGAAGTTCGGCATCTCCTTTGTTAATTTAAACACTCCAGAATCAAACCCAGTAGCATCGCTTCCACGATATGCACGAACAACATCCTTAATTGTATTCTTCTCAGAAAATGTAGAAAAAGTAGCAACAGACATAACACGTTCTTTTCCATACTTGTCTTGTAGGAATTGATTTGTTACATCATCTGTACCTGTCATAAAATCAATATCAATATCGGGAGGAGAATTGTGAATTAAAACACTTGAAATCAATGAGTTATAGCAATCATCTAAAGTTTTACTTGAACTGTAAAAAAGATTATCTTTATCAAAAGATAAATCATAAACCTTATTTTTATAATCAATTTTATTTATTGATTTTATTTTTGATAATCTCATAATTTACTTGCTTCTATTTGACTTTTTATATATACTAAAACATTTTCTTTATTATCCTTCCAGTCTTTTTCCCAAATTTCTATATAACTACAATTAATAACACTTATAATTTCATTCTTTCTTTTTCTATCATCTCTCCAAATCTCAGATGCCAATCTTTTTTTGTTTTTATGATAAAAATCATGACTATAAATCATTGGATTACAATGCCAATAATCACCCATAATTTCAATAGCTATATTGTGTTCATTATTATAATAATCAAGTTTATAAAATTTACTTTTGTTTACAATTAAAACTTTTTGACCAAATTCAGAATTATAATGATAAGAATCGTTTAATCCTAAATTTTGTAATTCTAAAATAATTTCCCTCTCCAAGTTAGAGGATTCTCCTAAGTTTTTATTTGTTTTTTTAGCATTTTCCATTTGCCACTCTTTATCCATAAACAAATTATCTACTCCAAACTTATCCTGCATAGTCATTGTTACAGCTGAATAATGACAACCACGCTCCAAGAACCAACTCACACCATACCTATCATCCATGGTCTTAGAAATCTTATCCTTAATCTTCTTATATTGAATTGGTGCCTTAAGACCAGTTGTTCCAAGATTTTTATTCAAAGACTTTTCATATTGACTTCTATACTCTTTAGTCTTATAATAAAGTGATTTATAATCTTTCTCAGATAATACGTGTCCATTAGACCAGAATTTAATACCCTTTCTTGATGGGTGTAGGTCTATTAGCTCATCTTTCTCGGAAAACTTATTGTACATTTTAACCTTTGACTCAGTTAATGAATAATCCTGGTTTCCACACTTAATAAGAACAGCACTGTGTCCTCTTGGTCCTTTTCCAAAATAGCAATCTTCAACAATTCCGATAAAACTTTCTTTATTGTACAATTCTTTTCCAATTAAATTTTCAATAGAAACCGATAATTTACTTTTATATGGCCATATTTCTATTTCGTTATTATCAGCTTTTTTAAAGTCAAAAAACTCACACAACCCAGCAACTAAATCACTCTGACCATCGAACTCAATATTTAACAACTCTTCTTTTTTCATAATTATAAAATCTGTATCTATAAATATAGATAAAAACTTCAAACGATATTTGTATTTTTAAAACACAAACAATTGGTCGCTCTCCATAATACCATCTACACGAACTTCAATTCTCTCGCCATCCCTAAAAACAGGAACAATATGGCACCCAGTCAACTCAACTATAGCTCCATCTTCAGTTTCAATTTCATAAACATTCTCGTTTTCCTTAAGCTCTCTCTCGTGCTTTTGAACCAAGGTTCCAAGTCCGTGTTCTGTCTGAACTGGGTCTCCAACCTCTACTTCAACGATGTTCTTATAAGAGCCATCTTTCATCATGACATTGCAGTTTGATGTTAAACAGTTTCTTTCTGGATTTAGGAAACGCTCAAAATAAAGATTAAACCTTATTGGGTCAATCTTTGTAATATCAAGACACCACGACAATAGACTTCCTGCTGCAGAACCTCTGGCTGGGCCAATGTCATGACCTTCGTTTCTGTAGAAATTAATAATCTCCCAGTTTACAAGAAAGTAATCAAGCATCTTCTTTGATTCAATAATACTAATCTCATAATTAAGACGGTCAACATACTCATTAACCTTTTCATCGGTCATCTCAACGATTCCATTTTTCTTATATATCTCAACTTTTTGCTTTAACTTAATAAACGCAAGTTTTACAATAATCTCCTCTGGCTTATCTGTGCCAAAATATTCTATTATTTTTTCAGTTGGCTCATATCTTGGATATTTCTCAGTACCAGTATCAAATTCAAAATTACACCTATCAGCTATAATGTTTGTATTTTTCATACAAAGTTCAAGAAACTTTTCAGGATACTTAAATCCATACTTTTCGTTCATTTCTCTATAGTCATCGCTATTGAAGTAGTATAACTCTCTGTTTTCTTTCAGAGAACAATAGGCAAGCATACGATGTTGCTTAATAGATGTAACTACATCTTGAAGCTTTGAATCCTCTCTTCTTGGATAGTAGGTGTCATTGCTCATTACTGGAAGCAATTTATACTTACTCATCATTTTAATCAAGAAGTTGTTATACTGCTTCTGAGTGGCGAACTTACTAAACTTAAACTCCACTATCAAATCTTCTCCAAACTCGCTCCTAAGCATGTTAAGATAGTTCTCTGCGTCAATAACCTTTCCTTTAAGAACCAGGTTTGCTAATTTACTATCAAGACCTGAGGTAGATATTATTAAACCCTCTTTATATTTCAAAAGCCACTCTGTAGTTATTCTTGATTCTTTCTTAAATAACCCCTCTGTGTTTGCGAGGTATATCAAATGATTCAGATTTCTATATCCAATTTCATTTTTTATGAAAATCTTTATTTTATAATTATCTCCCTCAAGCTCTCTGTCTTCAAATTTTCCAATATTGTCATTCAAGAAAGACTCGACACCAAAAACTGGTTTAATCCCTTTTGACTTACATTTATTGAAGAATTCAAATGAACCAGATAATGTTGAGTTATCTGTTATTGCCATTGAGGTGTGGCCATACTCTTTTGCAAGCTTAATATACTCGTCTACAGAACCAGCTCCATCAAGAATAGAGTGAAATGTATGGAGACCAAGTGGAGTTACTCGGATTGAATCGCCCGCTTGCATAGGTTTCTCTTCTGCAACTTTAGTAAGAGAATCCATTAAATCTTCTGCGCCCTCTTCTTCTTTGAATCCAAGGATGCCTATTCTTTGAAGTTCGAAAAAACATTTTGCAAGCGCAGTAACATCCGCAAGTGCATCGTGAGCATCTTCGAATCCTTTGTCAAATAATTTTTGGTGAAGTTCTGTTTGAGAAGGAAATTTCATCCCACTCCTACCTCTTTTGTTTGGAATTGCCACGAAGTCAGTTGTGAGCTTCATGGTGTCAATGTGATTTATGTCTGGAATGCAGTTGTACATTCCCTCTCTAAGGAATTCACAGCCTGTTACATTTTCATCAAAGGAAATGTTGTGAGCAATAAGATGCTTATTGTTCTTTACAGCTTCTGAAAACTTTTCAAGCGCCTGCCTCAAAGGAACTCCATCCTCTTTAGCTCTCTCGTTTGTAATCCTATGAATCGCTATTGCTTCATCAGGAATCCTAAACCCTTGAGGTTTAATAATTAAATTCTGAGAATCTGTCTCTACACCATTCGCATCAAAGATTTTCCAAGCAATCTGAACCATTCTTGGCCAGTTGTTAAAATCAGTAATTGGTGCGCTAAAATTCTTTGCCTTACCAGTTGTTTCGGTATCAAATACTATATACATATGTTTTTTTTGTTTGTTGGATTACTTTCTAACTCCAACGTTATGCAAAACTATGTACTTTTTATTTACTAAACAAACTTTTTACTCATAATCACTTTCATAATCTTGCTTTGTCATCTGAATTTTAGATTGTATTTCTTTTAAAATACCTATCATTCTCCTACAACTACGCCTTGCATCAACGCCTGCGGCTTTGACTTTATTAGGTCCAAAAAACTTTTTTATTCGCTCGTCAAACCCTTCAAGTTCGTCAAGAAAATTTACAACATCTTTCTTTGCTCCGTACTCGTCATTCTTATTCCAACCTTCATAATAACTCTTATCAAGCATTGTTGTTGTTTTTCCTGTTTCTTAAGAATATTTCAATATCATTCATGAGTATTCCGCTATCTTTTGATACCTTGTCAGAACCATCAATAAGAGGGTTTGCTTTTTTAACAACCTCTTGGATTACGGTTCTACCTATTCCAGTAGAGCTACTATTCATGCTGTCAATTAACCTCTTAGACTCAAGATTCATTGATTTACTTCTCTTTATCAAAGCGTTGTCTTCAACGTCAACCTTTTTGCTCGAAACCTCATCTGGGCCCAATAGTTCATTAAGCATGTTTCCAACATATTTGTCAGAAACTCTTTGTGCTTTTCTAAATCTATTTTCAGCAATAGGAACTTCTTCGGCTGCAGCGTCTTCTCCGCCTTCAGCGCCCATGTCAAGCTCATCAGCTCCGCCCATGTCCATTCCACCAAGGTCGCCTCCAAGACCTCCGCCTCCGCCACCAAGGTCGCCTCCGCCATCTTCATCTCCACCTTCTTGTTGAGCTTGCATCATTTCCTCAGCGCCTTCAATTTCAAATTTGTCATCAAGGTCTTTGAAAAGTCCAATTTTCTTATACATTTCAACGGCTGAATCAATTTCTGCAAATATTTTCTTCTCAACTTTTTTCTGCTTAAGAATAAGTTTGATTTCAGATTTAGAAAATCCAAGTATGTTTTCCATCGCCCAAACATAAGACACTGGTGATGTCGCTTCAGCAGAGAACATTTCCTTAAATACCTCAAGACGAGCTTTCATTGTTTCCAACTTCAACAACTCTTGCTGAGTCGATGGATTGGTTAATGTAAGTGTAAAATTATCTATATCATCCTTAAACCCGTTAAAGTAAAGGTGGATGTTTGCAATCCTTTTAAGCTCAGCAAGCACTGCTTGTTGAATTGTATTAATTGTTCTTGCAAACCTAAGGTCTTGTTGAGACAAAGTTGAACCTCCTGGCATAGACTCTCCATAGTTCAAATAATTCTTAGGAACCTGAAGTGATGCAAACAATTTATTTTGCAAGTATTCAATATCTTGAATATCTCCAAGATTAGATGCTCCTGGAAGTGTTTCAATTCTTGATGACCTGTCAGCTCTCATTGGAATAAAGTAATCCTCAGTTACGTTCATTGGATTGTACTTCAAATTCATGTTACCAGTCTTCTGGTCAACGATAGGCTGTTTCTTAAGTTGTATCTGGAATTGTTGTACGAATTGTGCAACATCAGCGTGCTCTAAGTTACCTACATCAATATAAAACACTCTTCTCTCTGGTGCTCTTGTAATTCTGTATACAAGCATAGAATCTTCGGCCAATTGTAATTGTTTCCAAAGTTTTCTCGCTGGGTCAAGAATAGAACGCCCATAAGGAAGTTGCCCTGTATCTTCAAGAAGTCTAAAGTGTGCAACTTGCCAATCTTCAAAATAATCTCCAGTAGTTTCCCATCTAAATCTTGTGTTATCTGTTTTACCATCAAAACCTTCTTCTCTATGAATTTCTTGTGACGGCAAGGCCATAACTTCATAAATACCTTCGTCTTTATCAATATGAAGGTGAAGAAAGAAATCTCCATACTTAAGTAAGTCTCTAATCCATAATTTAAGAGCAAAATCTATATCAATCCTGTTATAAAACAAATCTTCAAGAACCGTCTTTACTCTTGAATTCTCTGAAAATATATCAAGAATTTTACCTTTTTCTCCTCTGGTAATACACTCATCTCTAATAATATTAAGAGCTGCCGCAATCTCTGGAGATTGGTCCATTGCTCTAAAATCCTGATAAGCATTAATCCTATCGGTATCGTAGTATATAGTTCTCGTATAAAGGTCATTGGCTATTTTATTAACCTGCCAATCAAGAAATTGTTGCTGAACGTTTTCAACACTATTACCTTGGTTGATTAGTCCGTTACCAACATTTTGAACCACACCTGGTTGTTGAACTTGTGGAGTTCTTTTTTTATTTCTATTGATTGCGTCAGTTACACCGCCAAATACACTGTTTAAATTATCGTTTGCCATCTATGCACGTTTTTATAAAATATAAATAATTGATATTGTAAAATAAATAGTTATCCCAATAACCAACTTAAATCATCGTCATCTTCCATGTTTGAGCCTCCCCCGTTAACGTTGCTACCAACGTCTCCATTAAATATGAACAAACCACCTCCTCCTTTGGAGCTTGTCTCTTTGTTTATAGGTTTTTTTATTGCTCCTACAGATGAGTTTGCGTTTAACATCATTGCGTTAAGCATACTTTTGGTCATCTCAGTAGATGATGTAACGTTTTCAAATTCTGTATCCCTAATATAAAGAGCGATACCAAGCGCCATAATTAAATCATCATTAGCACCTTTCTCATGTTCTGGCTTGTCTCCATTCATAATAAATGTCTGGAACTCAAGCATAAGTTTTTTAGAGTGAAGAATAAGAGAACCTTCTCTCATGTGTTCAATAATAGCTTTCACAAGAAGCACTCTGTTTTTTCTCGATGTTTGGAATCCTGGGATTTCAGTTCCTTCATTAACTTTGTAGCTATAATGCCTTACGTGAATGTCTTTTATATTTTTAGAAAAATATAACCTATTTCTTGGGTACTTGAATTTATCTCTAACATCAAAACAAACACCAAGTCCGAATGAGTTTGCCTCAATTACAACATAAGCTGTTCCATACATTTTTCCAACTGCATTGATTACAAATGGAAATAGGTCGGGCCCTATCTTGTCTCTATACTCCGCAACTTGCTCTAATGTTTCTACATCAAGAACTTGTATTGTGGAGTAATCCTGACCATCACCCCTGGCGACATCAGCTGCAAGTATATATCTCGCCCCTTCTTCTGGTCTCTTAAAAATTGAAAGCGTGGTTTGTTCAGTTGTAAGATTTGCAAACTTAGAAACATCATCCTTTTCCATGAAGTCAAATCTAATATAAGCCTCTGGAGTACAATCTTTTTCAACAAGCGCATGATATTTAGAAACAAGCTGAGCATCAACAGCAAGCCTTTTCGACCCTTCAAACGAAAGGTCAAGCTCTTGTGCAATCTGAACTGAATCCCAAGTAAGCCTTTTACACTGAGCTTCATACCAAGGGCTCCAAGGTACATCGTTTCCGTTTGAGTCTTTTTTGTATTCTAATCCTGCAGCACTATTTGGATTTTCTGTCCAGTGAACCGTTTGAGCATGAAAGTCACTATCTCCATTAACTGTTTCACGCCAAGTTTTATAATACAATCCAGATGTACCATTTGGTGTAGAAATCATAATACACTTTCCACCCGTAGCAGAAAGTGCCATACCAGCTCCCATCCAAATTGCCTCGTCATCTTTAATAAAAGCAGTTTCATCAAGAATCAACATTGTAAGTGAATCTCCACGACCAGCATTCGGACTTGACGCTTTTGCTTCTGCATAAGAGTTATTTGAAAACGCAATCTTTTTTTGATTATCTTGTTCAATAGCTTCTGGTTTAAGCCAAATAGGAGTATGCTCAATAAATTGCTTTACAGTTTCAAGGAAACGAACAGCTCCAGCGCCATCATTGGCAATGATTAGAATTTTTTCATCATATCTAAACAAAAGCCTCCAAGCAACATATCCTGCAGTAATAACCGAAAGACCTGTTTGTCTGGACTTTAAAATAATATTATTTTGATATTCGTGAAAGTTTCTTAGACAATCGTTTTGATATTCGAAACACGTCATTTGTGTAACCTGCTTTTCTTTTGCATTAAACACATATCCATATGTATTCATATAATACACTGGGTCTGCCGCACACTTTGCGAATTCTAACATTTGATTATTAACCATACTTATTTATTTTATAATAAATAGGGGTAAAAAATGAGTTCGAGATAATTAAATACCTATGTATATGTTTGTGCTAACTTCTTCATCAAGCTTGACAGATACGTTATTTGCTACAAAAACTACTGATGTAATGTTGTTTTTTGCGTACAATTGATAGTCTCCAATTGTACTTGCTGACCAAGATGCTGTAAACACACCTCTCGCTGCATCAGATAACGCAACGTTTATGGTAGCTCCAGTGTACGCAACCCCGTCTCTATACATTGTTGTATCAAATGTTGCGCCAGCGACAGGATTGTTATCTAAGTCGAGAGACACTATTTGTTCATACACGGTTTGCCCTGTTCCAATTATCATACTAAGTCTTTTATATAAATAGAACTAAAAAGATTATTCTTCCACCTCTTTGAATACATTCGACCTGGTAATCTTATATTTTTTAACATTTCCAGATTTTGCATTAATATAACCTTCTTTCCACCACTTAAGCATTTGCTCTTTATCAAATATCAAAGAATTCTCTGTCAATCCATATGGTGTGTAATAAATATTTATTGAGATTTCTCTCCCATGTGACTCAAGCTTATTAAGGTCAATATTATCCTTAGCTATCTTTCTCATCAAAATCTCTATCAGCCTAACAAAGTATTGAAATAAATTATTAATCATAGCTCTCTTAACAACACCAAAGCCTTCTGGGCTTAACACAATTACATCAATTTCAGTTGCCCCATTCTCAATAGCTACTTGAATTGGTATATGTTGATGAATTGCTCCATCAGCATATTGGTTCCCGTCTTTTTCTAAAATAGATGTGTATATTGGAGCATTACAAGATGCCCAGAGCCAATCAACGAAATCCTCATACGAATTATCGTTTGAAGATTTGAACTCAGCCCTTTTGTCTGTAAGGTTTGAAACCACTGCGATAACTTCTTTATCGGATTTATAAAGTCTTTCAAAATGTTTTTCAGTAAAATGTTTCTTTATTAAATTCCTTAAGTTATCAGTTTCTCCAATAGTTTTTTTGGATGTAATTAACCTTTTGATTGCATTCCACCTTCTAACACTGCCATCTTCGTTAAAGGGGTTTATTGAGAATATATCTTCAGTTGTAATGCTTGTATATCCCTCTTTTAGTATGCTTAATTCTCGTATAGATGACAATGGAGCAAGAAGACTTCCTGTTGATGTTCCCACGTAAAGGTCATAATCTTTGTCTTGGTCTTCGAGAAGATGTTGTATTACTCCACCAGCCCAAGCGCCTTTTGCCCCTCCACCAGAAATACACAAAGCTCGTTTTCTTTTTTTTACCCCTTTACTTCCCATATATATCCTTTACACTTAAATGTCCCTCTTCTTATACAATTTTGGATTGCTGATGTATTAACGCCTATATTTCTTGCAGCCTCTCCATAGCTATTAAATTCTTTTATCAAACTCCCTTCTAAATCGTATTGATTGACTTTTTTAGAATTTACTGGTATTTGTCCTTTTTTAAATTCAGTTTTAGGACTTAACCTTTCTCCTTTTTTTATTCTTGTCTCTTTTCCGATTTCATTTCCCTTTTTAAAAGTTGTTTTGTTTGACTTAATAGAACCAATAACACCTTTATTCCATGGTACATTTCCCTTATCTACGCCATCTCCACCAGAAGTCTCATTGGTCAAATTAAATCCCCAGCACTTAAACTGTTCAATCCAATAACTCTCCCAAAACCTCCAATCTTCTTCTAAAATCTCGTCAATAACTTCTATAGCTGGTTCTAAATCTCTTTTTAGAAGACTTTTAATCCAAGCCTTCTTGTGTGATGTAGTTGATTTTTTGCTTTCATTTATATGTCTATTTAATCTTTTTGCAATATTTGTAGTTTTTCCAACATACTTAACATCATTTGTTAATGGGTCAATCAACACATATATAATTACAGTCCTCATAACTATAAATAGTTAAAATTTTTGCCCCCACCACTAATTACAAAATTTTTTAAGTTTTCCTGGTATGTTTTTTCTTCTGCCATAAAAAAAGGAGTTATAAAAAATATAACTCCTTTCTATGATAAAATCAATTTTATCTTATTTCTTTTTATTTGTCTTTCTTGCCTTCATCTTGATGACCTTGCAGCAACCTTCTTTGTGTGCATGATTGTTTTCCATATATTCATAACCCTCTTGCCACCAATTAGTCATCTGTTCCTTATTAAAGTACATTGCATTATCAGTAAGGTGTCTTGGTGCGTAGTATATTTTTAAAGTAACATCTTTATCTTTGGCCATATTTTTTGCATTATCAATATCTCTTTCCATTGCCTCACGAAGAGAAATATCAAACATTCTGGCAAGTAATTTAAGAGGGTTTGCTCCAAATTCTGGCTCCATATCTCCCATGTACTCTTCCGTGTTTGTAGAAATTGCGTCAATTTCAGTTGCTCCATTAGAAATAGCTTGAGAAATTGGCATATGCTCTTTAAATCCACCGTCAGCATAATAATCAGAATAAATCGTTGGATGTTCTCCGTTATGAATTATGTTTCCATTTTCATCAACAACCTTTCTTGAAATAGAGGTGAATGGAACTGCGCATGCAGAAGTCCATGTCCATTCTACAAAATCCTCATATCCTTTTCTGTTTCTACCAAGAGACTTCATGTCAAAATACATCGTCTTATTTTTTGACATGTTTGTAACAGTTGATGTCATGTTGATTCCGCTGTCATATGCAAGAAGATATTTCTCGTAAGGAAAAAACTTTTTAATTGTTTCTTTAAACTTTTTATTGTCTCCAAAAGTAGGTTCTTTTCTAAAAAGAATCATTCTCACTACAGACCATAAATTAATATCTGCCTGCCCTGACTTTTTTGGGTCTTTTACTTTTTTGAATGGGCTTACGTCATACATACCTTTAATGTCCATGGAAGTGTAACCCTCCTTTAGAGCTGTAAAGTCATTGATTGATGCAAGCATTTGTAGAAGTGTTCCAGTTGATGTGCTGAGATACATATCATACTCTCTACCTTCTTTGAGTTTCATATGCTCCAGCATCCCTCCTGTGAATGCTCCCTTAGATGCTCCACCACTTAAGCAAAGAGCTCTTTTTATTTCGCTTTTTACAATCAATTTCTATATGTTAATTTTTGAAACTATATAGTCTCTTATTGTTACTTTATCATTTGTTTTTGGCACAAAATTGTCCAACCTTGAATAGGTGGAATTTAATACTTTTTCCACCAACAAAACATTCGATTTTTGAGAATCTTTTTTGTTTCCGTATTCATAGTAATCTGAAATTCCGCTTGATATATCTTTCATAAAAGGCATAGCATCAGACTCAGCTTCCAATATGCCACTCAAATCTGCAGAGGTTAAAATAATTAATCCAACAGTTTCTATTATCAATTTATTTATTAAATTTCTTCTCCTCCTTTTTCCTTCATCTCTCGCTCGAATACCATCGTAAAATTTTTCTGTTACCTTAGCATTGTTAGATATGGTGCCATCTTTTAGATACCAACTTCTAGTTACAGTACGTTTTTTAACATGCCCTGTATCATGCAGTTCGTAAACAGCTACATATTTTAAAATTTGATTTGAATAATTGAAGACTGTAAAACCATTGTAATCTATACTAACGCTTAAATCTGTATAATAATTACACTCGACTAAAAAACCTAATTCATCAAATATATACTCTGGATGTAATTTGGTATTAACATCTTTTTTGTAATCCAAACTATGTGGTGTAATGTATTTATTTCTAACATTTTTTTGAGATATAGTATCCATAGATAAATAATCATATATTTTGTAATAATTACCATCCCCGATACTATCAAAAAAGTCATCCCCTAAACCATCGTCTAATGATTGCATATAATCCAGATAACCCTGTGGTGCTGTTTCATAATAAACCCAGCCATCAACTGGATAACTCCAAGCATCCTTTAGATTTATATCTAATTCATAATTCGGACCAGATATTTTATTGTTAGCATAATACCATTGTTCATTATTTTCTTTATAAAATCCTCTTTCCATATTTAATATTTTTTTAAGATAACACCGTAAAACCTTTACCAGTTGCAATTGACGGGGTACAAGTTGCTGCACCAGGGTTATTCCTTACATCAATTGTTTGAGAGCCCGCAGCTGTTCCAAGGCTCGTAAAAAAAGCGTTTATAGCTGCTTCAGTAAGTAAATTATTTTGAACAGAGACACCTCGTGTCAGTCCTGGCATTATTATTTTTTGAATTGAAAAACAGTCCCTAAACATATCATCAGCG